TCCCCATGTTGAGGTTTTAGCTGATTACCATTTGGCATATAAAGATCAAATATATAAAAATTTTGATAATTCAGGCAATCACTTATTTTGTATAAAATGGATATCCATCAAGCTTGTGATCTGGTAGCATATACAATGAAAGATACCAGAGACAGAATAATATCAGCTTTATCTATACTTATTTTAAATTTATTCTTGATAAATATCCTGTCCAGTTTGTCGAATTGTTAAATAAACGATATTGTTTGTAATTCAATAAAGGTACTGCATTATGCAAAATATTACTGTTCTGGAATTATTGCTTAAGGTTCACGGCTGGCAAGGTGGAACAATCTGGCAAGCCTTTAGGGAGTTGAAACCAGAACACAAACAAACAATAAAAGATCTTGCGTTTTTAATGATCCTGTTTATACTGTTAAAACTGAATCGGCACTATATAGTGATTTATTGGAGTTTATAAAATGAAAACTTTTCTTTTTGTAATTGATTTCATTGACGATCTCACGGGTCAATTCAGGACTATGACAAAAGAGTATCGCGCTAAAGATTACCAAAGCGCCAAGAAAGGGATCAACCAATATCTTGAAACAAATAAAACGATCCATTCTGTTTTATCTTGCATCTTTATCAAGGAAATATAAAAATGATCAATTTTTATTCTAACATGTCTTTTGATGAAATGATGAAAGAGATTAGTTACGAAATTATGATTTTTACAGCGAGTTACAATATCGTATCGACCAGAAAATTCAAAATGTGCACGATAAAATAGAGTCAGAACAAGATGAAACCGGTAATTTTATGCTGCATTCAATTGAAGCTATGGATACTTTTGTTCTCCTGAATTAAAATGGATTAAAGACGAACAAAAGAAATCATTCGCTACTATGTGCAAGGTTTCGAGGAAGGCTCACATTACGATATCACAACATTTCGATCTATTGTGATAAGGACAACCGAACATCGTGGAAAGTGCAGATTAATTGTGGTATTCTTGGCGAAACTGGATCGGATTTGTTGTTAATGGTAACTTTAAAGAAGCACAAAAGCAGGCAATGAAAAGGCAAAAGAACATCTGAGAAAGGTGATCATTTATCATGGCTTAATATCTAAATAAAATAAAAACTTATCAAACAAAACAAGGATAACTGATTATGAAAAAAGAAGATATGAGAAAATTGTTTCTCTCCAAGGTCGAAGAGATGGTGACAGCTTATAATGAAGGGATGTACTACAATCGCAAAAATGTTATGAGTATCTTATGGGATTCTGTGAAAGTAGTGGCACCGACTTTACCTGTAGTTTACAAGATGCAATATCGATCCTTAAATCTCAGTCCGTTGGTGTACTGGATACAGCGAAATATAACTGTTATATGCGGGGATAATTTGTTATGATTATAGATACACTGGGTAGATATGTCCTCACAGAAAATAAACGATACTTAGTAGGTATTACAACCTTTATTTTAGAAAGGGAACAACAATACACGTCAACCGATTAGATTATAAAAATGGGATGTTTTTCTGTGATGAAATTGGAGAATGGAAGGAATAGGACAACCAGTAATGCGCCTAGATCCCGAAATTTTCCAGCACATGTCTATGGTTTACAATATACCTTCAGCATAGTTTTGAATTATGCCAGCCCTGACAAGCTGGCTTTGTTTTCACTTGATATTAAATTTGTTCTAGACGTGCTACCGCGATCAACCTTCGATCTTTTGCAAGTATCTTAGCCAAGTTTGGTGCAGGCTAAGCCTGTGAAGCTTTGCTTCATCGGTTAAACCGACACAGGCGTTGGGAGGCTGTTTTCTAGTTTGTAAATATATTATAAAGCACAACAAAAGATAAAGCAAGCATCTTTACATAAAATAAATTAAAATAATTTTAGAAAAAGATCTTGCATGAAGTTTGTTTTTGCATCATAGTCATATACAGACACACAATTGCACATAACAAAGGGATCAATCATGGCGATCAAACAAGCTTATAACTGTTCTGCATTTGTTCAAACTAGAAGCAATCCTGATGCGTTCATTAATCGGGAAGTAATTGCAGAAAATTTTGAGCAAGCCAAACAAAAGTTTAATGATATCTTACAAAATTATTCTTTTGTAAGTATTGATTTTGATACCATGAGCGTTATAATTAAATAAGTTAATCAGACAAGGTAATCTAAAGTGGATAAGATTTCAACTTATGATTATTCAGAACTTGACATTCATCAAGAAAACAAGTTATATTTTGCTTGTCTAGTTGAGGATGTTGAGGGATTCACAATCCAATTGGATGCAGACAAACAACAATCTACAATAATTTTTAAATAGGAGATTATAAAATGCAAGAAATTTATACCTTTATCGTTTCACAAGAAATTTACAACCTTGTTATCATGCTTTTTATTATTGGTTGGGGTGTTCCTTTTGGCCTGCATAACTGGGTTATGTGGTTTTGTTACCTATTCTCCGTAAAATCATTCGGCAATCTGACACAGGTAAAGTTTTAGATGCACTTTGGTTAGTAGCTGTATTTTGGATTGTAATAATTTTCTTTAAATAATTTTAATTTGAAGTCTTTCAGAGGTTGTGCTAGACTTCATTCTAAAGCTGTTTAATAATACTAACGTAACAAAATAGGCATCACTTATGAATATTTTTGTAACAAGTAATGACCCTTTCGAATCCGCCCGATATCTTGACGATAAAAGAGTTAATAAGATGATCCTTGAATCTGTGCAAATGTTATCAACTGCACTTATTCTAAAAGGTGTTGATGCACCTGTTAAAATGTCTCATGTTAATCATCCTTGTTCTATCTGGGTTCGATCTACCAGAGAAAATTATTTATGGTTATGTGATCACCTTGAAGGTTTGCTAAATGAGAAATATAATCGTTATCAAAAAGATCATAGTTATCGGCAACATTTAACCTATCTCAGGGAGCAATCTAAAAATATTCCGAGTTTATACTTGACACCTTTTGTTAATTGTGCTGCAAACAAAGAACATAATCTTAATTTTCATAATGTTAAGAGTGTTCCACTGGCCTATAAAAGGTACTTGCTAGAACGTTGGAAACGTGATAACCAGAAACCAACTAGGTACAAACAACTTATCGAACTAGATAAAATCTCTTTTTAAATCAATAACTTATAAATTATTTTGTTTTTATTTGTTTTTAACTATTGCAATCAAAACCAGAGTACTCTATAGTTTAATCGCAGGTTAGGGATTGGCCCAGCCGAACAAAGAAGGTAAACAAAATGAAACTGAATCAAACTCATGAAGAAATGATCCGCAACTTTGCCAAGATGAATAAGATGTCTGGCCCTAAATTAGTTGATTTTGCAGCACAATTGTTTGCAACCATTAACATCAAGGAAGGGAAGCAAGTAGGTCGCAAGGTTTCACCTGAGATGATGACAATCCGTGATAGTGTCAAAGAGTATCTGTTGTCAGTTGGTAACAATAAATTTACAACTATTGACATCACGAAGATTGTTGGTTGTTCTGTTGCTGAAGCAAATAATGCCTTGACATTTTACAAAAATGAATTTAATATCTCTGTTGTAGGCAAACAAGAAAAAGCAGGCAAAGGTAAGAAGCCTAATATTTACAGGGTTTGCCAGTAAACATAGTAGATAAGGGTTGATTTCACAGGATGCACTTGGTAATGTGTCGTTGTTGTTGAGTGCATCTGATGAAGTTAAAACCAAACTAAAAGGTAAATAAAAATGAAAATGTATTTCAAAAATCGTGAATCCGCTCGTGCTGTTAAATCTGGTAAGATGTTGGATAACGGCAAAGACTCTATGAAACGTTGGGGTCGTCTTGTAGAAGCAACCATTAAAGAGAAAGAAAGTTTGACGCTTGTTTGTACAAAAGATTATCGTTATCCTGAAAAGGCCAAGAGTGTCCTAGTTCTTAAGGTTAAGAAGAATAAACTGAAGTAACTGGTGAATAGCATGTTAATAGTAAATAAATACATTTATGATTGGTTTGTTTCCTCAAAATTCCCTAAGCTTGGTGGATATACCCCACCAAAAGAGGTAAATATTCACAAAATTGTAAATTTAAATGCCGGATAAGAACAAATACAACATCTTCATCATTTCTTAAATCAATGCAAAACAAGAAGGTAAATATTGAAAAGCAATTGACTGTATATTACAAACAAGAGTCTACTTTTTATGTTCCAGACGCGGACCCTCGCAGATTATTAGCTGGAAGGCTCTTAAGAAGATATAAAAAGAAAAATAAACTGAAGTAAAAATAAGGTTAAAAATTTGTATACACATATCACCGCAAAAGATCTCAAGGAGGGTGATCTTGTTATACATAATAGAATTATGGTTGAAATTTTAGCAATAGAAATTATTGACAACTGGATTATAAATTGTTGCACAATAGATGGTGGTAGAATATCATTTTCTGTTGATAGTCGAGTTAAAAAGATTTCAAAGAAAAACAGAAAATAATTTAAAATAATACTTGCACTAACAGAAAAGAACGTTTATAATGTTTTCATCAAGTTGGCCACTTAGTGGCTTAATCAAAGATTAACAGCAAAGCTGCAAGTCGGGAAGGGTTCCCGATAAAACCAAAGAGATAAAATCATGACAGTACAAACTAAAATTGAATGGACTCGTGTTAAATCTGATGTTAACGGCAACCCTCGCTATGTTTGCCACTTCTTGAACTTGAACACTCAAGAAGAGTTAGATAAAACTGGCAAGGATTGGATTGATAGTTCTACAAAATATCAAATTGCTGTTAAACGTGCCAACAAAATCGGTGGACGAAAGTTTCATAATAAACAATATGGTGGTGGAATTGTCTTTCAATCTTATAATCTTGTAGAGACAGAAAGATCAATCTTTGAACTGTTGGAAAAAGAAAGTCAGAAATAACAGTTGATCTTTAAATTGTGGCATCATATAATGGTGCCACTTCTTAAGGAAAACACCAAGCAAAAGGTAATTCAAAATGAGTAACAAGCAAATCATTCAAAGCCAAGTCCGCGAGTATCTTCTGTCTGTCATTGATGGTTCTGATTATGGCGTTGTAACAGAGACCGAACAACAAAGGAAAGATTTTATCAAGGAAACTTTCTGGAGCGAATATGGTTTTAATGTTAAACGTGTAGGGTTGCAAAAAGCTTGCCAAGATTACCTAATGGGGTTGCCTTCTAGTTGTTCTGTTGAATACTGGAATGATAAAATTATCAAGATGTTGAAATCTTGGGGAGTTATCAAAGAAAACATGAGAGAAGAGACACAATATAAAAAGGTTGATGATTATTGGATTCGCCTTAGTTCTGAGTTATCAAAGATTGTCCGCAAGGATTAATCAAAGATGGAACACGATTCTTTAGATTGGGTAATCGTAGTTATATTATTGCTGATTATGGTTGCCCCTGTTGCTGCTAGTTTTCTGTTTATAATCTGGTTAATTAGGAAGGTTTATCAAATGATGAATACAAACAATGAACGTTATTGCTATATTGCATATCGACACAAAGACACTCAACAAGTTTTTGATAGTGGAATTCAACTTGAAACAGAGGTTGACCAAACAGAGAATAATGTGATTTCTAGTGGACATTGTATTCTGATTCGATATAATACAAAAGAAGTCGAAAAGCTGAAATGTTGGGTTAAAACCTTCAGAAATGAAAATAATGTTGTTTGTTAACTGAAGTAAATTAAGGGATAAAAGAAAATGAAAAGCATTCGTGAAATCTTGGCTGCACAATATGTTGAATTTCTCAATGATTATTTGACAGTAGCTAAATTTGCAGAACACAAAGGTTTGACAGAGGATCAAGCAAGACAACTGATTGAGTTGGGTAAATCTATCTATTACAGCAAACACCCTGAAGCATAAGTTAAACTAAATTTTAAACATTCAAAAACAAATTCAAGAGGAAATAAAAACCATGTCTTACTCAAACAGCAATGTAACCAAGATTCAGAAGAAAGCACGTTTTAACCATGAGGAAGCACAAGAACGCCTTACAAAAGGTCGCAAGCTGAATAAGGTTAGCCGCAACAACAAGCGAGATCTTTGGAATGATCAGGAGTAATCACAATGTTTATCTTAGTTCCTGTTTTGTGTGGTCTGATTGGAGCAATTATTGCAGGTGGTTTAGGTTTTCATATTCAAGATATCCAATTCTACCTCGTTTGCTTGCCTTGGTGGTTGTTGGCGGCGGCAGTTAATGCACAACTAAATTAAAATAATTTCACTTTGGCCCTTGCATTAGCAGGGCCTTTTGCTATTATATATTCAGAAGGTGAGGCAAGGGCCAAGCCAGATGAGAGAAAGAAAATGAATGATACCTCACGTTATTACCAAATAATCTATAAAGGTGAGAAGCTTTTCCTGATCTATGCCCCAAATGCAAGAGAGGCCAAAGAACGTGCCAAACGCACTATAATCAGAGAAGGACGACATGGAAGAAATTTAGCATGGCTTGAAGCTGTTTAAATTAATCTTAAGTTGTGGTTCTGGTAATCTTAAATCAGAATCACTTCTTAAGAAAACATAATGTTTTAACACAAGGATAAACAAAATGATTACTACAGCGTCAGCAATTATTACAGGTTTGGTATTGACACTTTGCGATGTCAAGACAGAAGAGTGTGAAATCTACATTCCTGCTACATATGAAACAAAGACAATCGAACTAGGAAAAGAGTTATGCAGAGCTGATTTTAGAAAGTACGTAGTCGAAGCAATGCAAGATGAAAAATATTATGTTGATGATGCTAAATGTCAAGTAATGAATGAAAGGAATTAAATCATGCATAATTTCAAACTAAAATCACTGGCAGCACCTAAAAGCATTTCAGGTTCGACACTAACAACACCAGATAAATTTGCAATGGTTGCTAGGTGTGCCAGACTGAAAAGAGAGTTAAAGACCAACCGCAAGATTCTAGGAATTTGAGGGACTGTATCATGATTATTTATAAATCAAACTATAAACAAAATACAATGAAATATTCAAACTATATTAAATTGCTTGATTATCTTTCTCAGATGTGCAATGATAAAGAGTATCAGAAAGCTATGGTTAAACTGGATAAATTTAAAATTGAACAATAGGGATTAAATATCATGGAAATCGAAGTTTATAAAACAATGATTGTAGGATCTTATCGAGTTTACATCGGAGAGAAAGAATACTGGGCAACACCGTCTGAAAATCAAGTGAGGTGCGGCAAACGAATGATGGCAGAATCAACTAAGATCCATAAACAAATAATGAATGCTGTTAATAATTTCATGGAAAATCAAAAGGTAAACTAATATGTTGACATTTAAAAACAAATTGAAATCATTGACAGTCGAGCAACTAGAACAATTAGCAGAACACTTTTCACAGATTGAGGATCATTTGCTGTCTGTTGTTGATTTAGTTGATGAAGTTGAAATTATCAGTGACCATATAGGATATAGTTTTAGCATGATTCAAGACAGCATTAGCAATTTATATTATGATGTTAATAGTTCACTCTCAGATAAGGTAGAAGGTTGTGGGCGTTAAAATTATGGAACACGAAATTCATACAACAGTCGGATTATATCTTAATGGAGATTATGTTGTTAATGGTGTACTAGACGACCACCTTGCAAACCATATTAAGTATAATATAAACAATCGATGAGGCCGAGCACTGTTTGTGGATGGTGAGTGTGTGTATACTGGTTACTTGTCAGAAGAGGAGTGCAAAGCGTTTATAGAGAAGCACAAACATATTAAAATGGACAAAGTGACAATACCTTACAAATAAGGATTAGGCATTATGGACACTAAATTATATTACAAGCTAGTTTGTATTGACGAACAACATGCAATCATAGCAGAACAACAGTTGAATAATGCTGAAACAGGTAAGCTTAAAGCTAAACGTCTAGGTCGTGCTGTTATTGTCTCAATTAACAAAGATGGTCTAGAACAAAAAGAACTATCTGAGATCAATTATCTACTATCTTCTGTGAGAGTCCATGCAATGGCCTATGATGATGATGAATTAAGCCAATACGATATTGACGAGATAGATAAAATTTAAGTATGTTTAGTTGGGTATGTATAGCGTGACACATATCACAAAATATCTGATTTACTTTGTTTTGAGGCTTGCTGTTTGGCGAGTCCCTTGCTATATTAAATTTGAAGTTTAGGAAAATATACGTCACTGTTTGAGGGTAAGAAAATGAAATTAAGAAAAGACATCATGAATTACGCAGCAAGCATGAAAAACCCACCGAAAGGTTACGGATCTATCAGCGCAGGGATGGAGGTTGCAAAGTTTAGAAGTGAACGGATGAAATATTGGAAAGAACAGATCGGGAACGGTTCTTACACAGATGAAGTATTCGAGAGGGCAGACGATGACGTGATAACAGAGTTCGGACATCCTTTTTAATTGCAAAGGCCCTTCGGGGCCTTTTCTTTTGCCTCTATTTACTACGCATAAATATTTTCTAAAAGTGAATACATAAGCGCTTTACAGCTCGTTATAAGCTGATGATCATGTCTCAAATTGACCAAAATCCCTATTTTATGGGTAGTTAATGCTAACGGTTATCAACTGGACTGTATTTATAATGAATAAATTAAATATACATTATGAGAATGAATAGGTTATGAATAGCAGACTAATATGGTAGTAATATAAATCAATAATAGATATATTAATATAAATAAGATCGGAGATTATAATATATAAAATTTAATAATAAAAGATTAGACAGAATACATAATAAATATAAAAGAATGAATCAGGTTAATATAGATAAATGATAAGTCGATTCTATTTAAATTGTATTATCTTAACGGCGAGCCTGCATTTAAATATTATTTCGGCGAGACGGAACGGCGAAGCCGAAATAATATTATATAACCAAGTCAAATTATTTTCAGTTTTATATAATAAAACTTTAATTTGCTTTGTTTATATATTTTCGGCTCTCTTATTATCTTTTAATAGGATTCGTTAGCCTCAATTATATAAACAAAACATTCTTTGAATGTTCTTGGTTATATAATATTATTTATCTCTGATAAATAACGAGGCTATCGAGATATTCTCAGTGAATAATATTATTTCATTTTATGAAATATGATGCTAATTGAGACCTCTATGGTCTCGGTGTCTTATGACACTAATGCTAACTCATTGCTCTTTTAATAGTAATATTGCACTTTCAGAAGAGGTGTTGGATGGCAATATTGTTAATATTGTTAGACAATAGCCTCTTCTATGTACAACAACAAACAATCATTGTATTAATTTTTCTTTTATGCTTGCATTCTTGCATCTCAAACAGCAATGAAAGTCATAATACAAACGATAATCATTCTTATTTGATTAATAGCACCAAAGGTGCCAGAGGGCACAGCCTCAATTGATAGTCAGACGAATTGAGAATCTAAACGTCAATGATTATCATTTAGCACAAGGCGATTCGGGACAACCTCAAAGGCAACTAGGCTTCTGTAATCTTTAGTCTATATCGTTATCTCTCACATTATCCTCAGCTAATATAACTTGGCATGAAAGTTGCATGAAGTCAGGGCTGGTCTATCCTCTAGCTTAATTTTATCATCTTGTCAACCATTGTTTTCTAGCTCAGAATCCCGTTCGGTAGGCGTAACCAATATGAATATTAGTATTAGTTATGTTAAATAAGGTAATCCTAAAATGCCGAAGGTAATTCGGTTCATTTGAATCTAAATAGTATTGATAATTATTATCATTTGTCTTTATGTTTTAGTTTCAATTGGAACACTCAACGAAGTCTAAATGTGAGTCATAACTTCCTTGATAAGTCAATATAATTTTAAAAATAAATATAGTTTAAATTGTAGTTTAATTATTAAATAATAGTTTATTGCGATATTGAATCTAAAGTTTAATGAGAATTATTTTTATTAACATTTGACACACTTGTAGCACGTGAAATATGTGCCTAATTGAGAATCATACGATAATATAATAGGTGCTTGAGAAGATATCAACCCAAATGCGACCTATTATCATTATCGCTATGATTCTCAAATATCAGGCACATATTTCACGTGCTACAAGTGTGTCAAATGTTAATAAAAATAATTCTCATTAAACTTTAGATTCAATATCGCAATAAACTATTATTTAATAATTAAACTACAATTTAAACTATATTTATTTTTAAAATTATATTGACTTATCAAGGAAGTTATGACTCACATTTAGACTTCGTTGAGTGTTCCAATTGAAACTAAAACATAAAGACAAATGATAATAATTATCAATACTATTTAGATTCAAATGAACCGAATTACCTTCGGCATTTTAGGATTACCTTATTTAACATAACTAATACTAATATTCATATTGGTTACGCCTACCGAACGGGATTCTGAGCTAGAAAACAATGGTTGACAAGATGATAAAATTAAGCTAGAGGATAGACCAGCCCTGACTTCATGCAACTTTCATGCCAAGTTATATTAGCTGAGGATAATGTGAGAGATAACGATATAGACTAAAGATTACAGAAGCCTAGTTGCCTTTGAGGTTGTCCCGAATCGCCTTGTGCTAAATGATAATCATTGACGTTTAGATTCTCAATTCGTCTGACTATCAATTGAGGGCTGTGCCCTCTGGCACCTTTGGTGCTATTAATCAAATAAGAATGATTATCGTTTGTATTATGACTTTCATTGCTGTTTGAGATGCAAGAATGCAAGCATAAAAGAAAAATTAATACAATGATTGTTTGTTGTTGTACATAGAAGAGGCTATTGTCTAACAATATTAACAATATTGCCATCCAACACCTCTTCTGAAAGTGCAATATTACTATTAAAAGAGCAATGAGTTAGCATTAGTGTCATAAGACACCGAGACCATAGAGGTCTCAATTAGCATCATATTTCATAAAATGAAATAATATTATTCACTGAGAATATCTCGATAGCCTCGTTATTTATCAGAGATAAATAATATTATATAACCAAGAACATTCAAAGAATGTTTTTGTTTATATAATTGAGGCTAACGAATCCTATTAAAAGATAATAAGAGAGCCGAAAATATATAAACAAAGCAAATTAAAGTTTTATTATATAAAACTGAAAATAATTTGACTTGGTTATATAATATTATTTCGGCTTCGCCGTTCCGTCTCGCCGAAATAATATTTAAATGCAGGCTCGCCGTTAAGATAATACAATTTAAATAGAATCGACTTATCATTTATCTATATTAACCTGATTCATTCTTTTATATTTATTATGTATTCTGTCTAATCTTTTATTATTAAATTTTATATATTATAATCTCCGATCTTATTTATATTAATATATCTATTATTGATTTATATTACTACCATATTAGTCTGCTATTCATAACCTATTCATTCTCATAATGTATATTTAATTTATTCATTATAAATACAGTCCAGTTGATAACCGTTAGCATTAACTACCCATAAAATAGGGATTTTGGTCAATTTGAGACATGATCATCAGCTTATAACGAGCTGTAAAGCGCTTATGTATTCACTTTTAGAAAATATTTATGCGTAGTAAATAGAGGCAAAAGAAAAGGCCCCGAAGGGCCTTTGCAATTAAAAAGGATGTCCGAACTCTGTTATCACGTCATCGTCTGCCCTCTCGAATACTTCATCTGTGTAAGAACCGTTCCCGATCTGTTCTTTCCAATATTTCATCCGTTCACTTCTAAACTTTGCAACCTCCATCCCTGCGCTGATAGATCCGTAACCTTTCGGTGGGTTTTTCATGCTTGCTGCGTAATTCATGATGTCTTTTCTTAATTTCATTTTCTTACCCTCAAACAGTGACGTATATTTTCCTAAACTTCAAATTTAATATAGCAAGGGACTCGCCAAACAGCAAGCCCTCAAAACAAAGTAAATCAGATATTTTGTGATATGTGTCACGCTATACATACCCAACTAAACATACTTAAATTTTATCTATCTCGTCAATATCGTATTGGCTTAATTCATCATCATCATAGGCCATTGCATGGACTCTCACAGAAGATAGTAGATAATTGATCTCAGATAGTTCTTTTTGTTCTAGACCATCTTTGTTAATTGAGACAATAACAGCACGACCTAGACGTTTAGCTTTAAGCTTACCTGTTTCAGCATTATTCAACTGTTGTTCTGCTATGATTGCATGTTGTTCGTCAATACAAACTAGCTTGTAATATAATTTAGTGTCCATAATGCCTAATCCTTATTTGTAAGGTATTGTCACTTTGTCCATTTTAATATGTTTGTGCTTCTCTATAAACGCTTTGCACTCCTCTTCTGACAAGTAACCAGTATACACACACTCACCATCCACAAACAGTGCTCGGCCTCATCGATTGTTTATATTATACTTAATATGGTTTGCAAGGTGGTCGTCTAGTACACCATTAACAACATAATCTCCATTAAGATATAATCCGACTGTTGTATGAATTTCGTGTTCCATAATTTTAACGCCCACAACCTTCTACCTTATCTGAGAGTGAACTATTAACATCATAATATAAATTGCTAATGCTGTCTTGAATCATGCTAAAACTATATCCTATATGGTCACTGATAATTTCAACTTCATCAACTAAATCAACAACAGACAGCAAATGATCCTCAATCTGTGAAAAGTGTTCTGCTAATTGTTCTAGTTGCTCGACTGTCAATGATTTCAATTTGTTTTTAAATGTCAACATATTAGTTTACCTTTTGATTTTCCATGAAATTATTAACAGCATTCATTATTTGTTTATGGATCTTAGTTGATTCTGCCATCATTCGTTTGCCGCACCTCACTTGATTTTCAGACGGTGTTGCCCAGTATTCTTTCTCTCCGATGTAAACTCGATAAGATCCTACAATCATTGTTTTATAAACTTCGATTTCCATGATATTTAATCCCTATTGTTCAATTTTAAATTTATCCAGTTTAACCATAGCTTTCTGATACTCTTTATCATTGCACATCTGAGAAAGATAATCAAGCAATTTAATATAGTTTGAATATTTCATTGTATTTTGTTTATAGTTTGATTTATAAATAATCATGATACAGTCCCTCAAATTCCTAGAATCTTGCGGTTGGTCTTTAACTCTCTTTTCAGTCTGGCACACCTAGCAACCATTGCAAATTTATCTGGTGTTGTTAGTGTCGAACCTGAAATGCTTTTAGGTGCTGCCAGTGATTTTAGTTTGAAATTATGCATGATTTAATTCCTTTCATTCATTACTTGACATTTAGCATCATCAACATAATATTTTTCATCTTGCATTGCTTCGACTACGTACTTTCTAAAATCAGCTCTGCATAACTCTTTTCCTAGTTCGATTGTCTTTGTTTCATATGTAGCAGGAATGTAGATTTCACACTCTTCTGTCTTGACATCGCAAAGTGTCAATACCAAACCTGTAATAATTGCTGACGCTGTAGTAATCATTTTGTTTATCCTTGTGTTAAAACATTATGTTTTCTTAAGAAGTGATTCTGATTTAAGATTACCAGAACCACAACTTAAGATTAATTTAAACAGCTTCAAGCCATGCTAAATTTCTTCCATGTCGTCCTTCTCTGATTATAGTGCGTTTGGCACGTTCTTTGGCCTCTCTTGCATTTGGGGCATAGATCAGGAAAAGCTTCTCACCTTTATAGATTATTTGGTAATAACGTGAGGTATCATTCATTTTCTTTCTCTCATCTGGCTTGGCCCTTGCCTCACCTTCTGAATATATAATAGCAAAAGGCCCCTGCTAATGCAAGGGCCAAAGTGAAATTATTTTAATTTAGTTGTGCATTAACTGCCGCCGCCAACAACCACCAAGGCAAGCAAACGAGGTAGAATTGGATATCTTGAATATGAAAACCTAAACCACCTGCAATAATTGCTCCAATCAGACCACACAAAACAGGAACTAAGATAAACATTGTGATTACTCCTGATCATTCCAAAGATCTCGCTTGTTGTTGCGGCTAACCTTATTCAGCTTGCGACCTTTTGTAAGGCGTTCTTGTGCTTCCTCATGGTTAAAACGTGCTTTCTTCTGAATCTTGGTTACATTGCTGTTTGAGTAAGACATGGTTTTTATTTCCTCTTGAATTTGTTTTTGAATGTTTAAAATTTAGTTTAACTTATGCTTCAGGGTGTTTGCTGTAATAGATAGATTTACCCAACTCAATCAGTTGTCTTGCTTGATCCTCTGTCAAACCTTTGTGTTCTGCAAATTTAGCTACTGTCAAATAATCATTGAGAAATTCAACATATTGTGCAGCCAAGATTTCACGAATGCTTTTCATTTTCTTTTATCCCTTAATTTACTTCAGTTAACAAACAACATTATTTTCATTTCTGAAGGTTTTAACCCAACATTTCAGCTTTTCGACTTCTTTTGTATTATATCGAATCAGAATACAATGTCCACTAGAAATCACATTATTCTCTGTTTGGTCAACCTCTGTTTCAAGTTGAATTCCACTATCAAAAACTTGTTGAGTGTCTTTGTGTCGATATGCAATATAGCAATAACGTTCATTGTTTGTATTCATCATTTGATAAACCTTCCTAATTAACCAGATTATAAACAGAAAACTAGCAGCAACAGGGGCAACCATAATCAGCAATAATATAACTACGATTACCCAATCTAAAGAATCGTGTTCCATCTTTGATTAATCCTTGCGGACAATCTTTGATAACTCAGAACTAAGGCGAATCCAATAATCATCAACCTTTTTATATTGTGTCTCTTCTCTCATGTTTTCTTTGATAACTCCCCAAGATTTCAACATCTTGATAATTTTATCATTCCAGTATTCAACAGAACAACTAGAAGGCAACCCCATTAGGTAATCTTGGCAAGCTTTTTGCAACCCTACACGTTTAACATTAAAACCATATTCGCTCCAGAAAGTTTCCTTGATAAAATCTTTCCTTTGTTGTTCGGTCTCTGTTACAACGCCATAATCAGAACCATCAATGACAGACAGAAGATACTCGCGGACTTGGCTTTGAATGATTTGCTTGTTACTCATTTTGAATTACCTTTTGCTTGGTGTTTTCCTTAAGAAGTGGCACCATTATATGATGCCACAATTTAAAGATCAACTGTTATTTCTGACTTTCTTTTTCCAACAGTTCAAAGATTGATCTTTCTGTCTCTACAAGATTATAAGATTGAAAGACAATTCCACCACCATATTGTTTATTATGAAACTTTCGTCCACCGATTTTGTTGGCACGTTTAACAGCAATTTGATATTTTGTAGAACTATCAATCCAATCCTTGCCAGTTTTATCTAACTCTTCTTGAGTGTTCAAGTTCAAGAAGTGGCAAACATAGCGAGGGTTGCCGTTAACATCAGATTTAACACGAGTCCATTCAATTTTAGTTTGTACTGTCATGATTTTATCTCTTTGGTTTTATCGGGAACCCTTCCCGACTTGCAGCTTTGCTGTTAATCTTTGATTAAGCCACTAAGTGGCCAACTTGATGAAAACATTATAAACGTTCTTTTCTGTTAGTGCAAGTATTATTTTAAATTATTTTCTGTTTTTCTTTGAAATCTTTTTAACTCGACTATCAACAGAAAATGATATTCTACCACCATCTATTGTGCAACAATTTATAATCCAGTTGTCAATAATTTCTATTGCTAAAATTTCAACCATAATTCTATTATGTATAACAAGATCACCCTCCTTGAGATCTTTTGCGGTGATATGTGTATACAAATTTTTAACCTTATTTTTACTTCAGTTTATTTTTCTTTTTATATCTTCTTAAGAGCCTTCCAGCTAATAATCTGCGAGGGTCCGCGTCTGGAACATAAAAAGTAGACTCTTGTTTGTAATATACAGTCAATTGCTTTTCAATATTTACCTTCTTGTTTTGCATTGATTTAAGAAATGATGAAGATGTTGTATTTGTTCTTATCCCGGCATTTAAATTTACAATTTTGTGAATATTTACCTCTTTTGGTGGGGTATATCCACCAAGCTTAGGGAATTTTGAGGAAACAAACCAATCATAAATGTATTTATTTACTATTAACATGCTATTCACCAGTTACTTCAGTTTATTCTTCTTAACCTTAAGAACTAGGACACTCTTGGCCTTTTCAGGATAACGATAATCTTTTGTACAAACAAGCGTCAAACTTTCTTTCTCTTTAATGGTTGCTTCTACAAGACGACCCCAACGTTTCATAGAGTCTTTGCCGTTATCCAACATCTTACCAGATTTAACAGCACGAGCGGATTCACGATTTTTGAAATACATTTTCATTTTTATTTACCTTTTAGTTTGGTTTTAACTTCATCAGATGCACTCAACAACAACGACACATTACCAAGTGCATCCTGTGAAATCAACCCTTATCTACTATGTTTACTGGCAAACCCTGTAAATATTAGGCTTCTTACCTTTGCCTGCTTTTTCTTGTTTGCCTACAACAGAGATATTAAATTCATTTTTGTAAAATGTCAAGGCATTATTTGCTTCAGCAACAGAACAACCAACAATCTTCGTGATGTCAATAGTTGTAAATTTATTGTTACCAACTGACAACAGATACTCTTTGACACTATCACGGATTGTCATCATCTCAGGTGAAACCTTGCGACCTACTTGCTTCCCTTCCTTGATGTTAATGGTTGCAAACAATTGTGCTGCAAAATCAACTAATTTAGGGCCAGACATCTTATTCATCTTGGCAAAGTTGCGGATCATTTCTTCATGAGTTTGATTCAGTTTCATTTTGTTTACCTTCTTTGTTCGGCTGGGCCAATCCCTAACCTGCGATTAAACTATAGAGTACTCTGGTTTTGATTGCAATAGTTAAAAACAAATAAAAACAAAATAATTTATAAGTTATTGATTTAAAAAGAGATTTTATCTAGTTCGATAAGTTGTTTGTACCTAGTTGGTTTCTGGTTATCACGTTTCCAACGTTCTAGCAAGTACCTTTTATAGGCCAGTGGAACACTCTTAACATTATGAAAATTAAGATTATGTTCTTTGTTTGCAGCACAATTAACAAAAGGTGTCAAGTATAAACTCGGAATATTTTTAGATTGCTCCCTGAGATAGGTTAAATGTTGCCGATAACTATGATCTTTTTGATAACGATTATATTTCTCATTTAGCAAACCTTCAAGGTGATCACATAACCATAAATAATTTTCTCTGGTAGATCGAACCCAGATAGAACAAGGATGATTAACATGAGACATTTTAACAGGTGCATCAACACCTTTTAGAATAAGTGCAGTTGATAACATTTGCACAGATTCAAGGATCATCTTATTAACTCTTTTATCGTCAAGATATCGGGCGGATTCGAAAGGGTCATTACTTGTTACAAAAATATTCATAAGTGATGCCTATTTTGTTACGTTAGTATTATTAAACAGCTTTAGAATGAAGTCTAGCACAACCTCTGAAAGACTTCAAATTAAAATTATTTAAAGAAAATTATTACAATCCAAAATACAGCTACTAACCAAAGTGCATCTAAAACTTTACCTGTGTCAGATTGCCGAATGATTTTACGGGAGAATAGGTAACAAAACCACATAACCCAGTTATGCAGGCCAAAAGGAACACCCCAACCAATAATAAAAAGCATGATAACAAGGTTGTAAATTTCTTGTGAAACGATAAAGGTATAAATTTCTTGCATTTTATAATCTCCTATTTAAAAATTATTGTAGATTGTTGTTTGTCTGCATCCAATTGGATTGTGAATCCCTCAACATCCTCAACTAGACAAGCAAAATATAACTTGTTTTCTTGATGAATGTCAAGTTCTGAATAATCATAAGTTGAAATCTTATCCACTTTAGATTACCTTGTCTGATTAACTTATTTAATTATAACGCTCATGGTATCAAAATCAATACTTACAAAAGAATAATTTTGTAAGATATCATTAAACTTTTGTTTGGCTTGCTCAAAATTTTCTGCAATTACTTCCCGATTAATGAACGCATCAGGATTGCTTCTAGTTTGAACAAATGCAGAACAGTTATAAGCTTGTTTGATCGCCATGATTGATCCCTTTGTTATGTGCAATTGTGTGTCTGTATATGACTATGATGCAAAAACAAACTTCATGCAAGATCTTTTTCTAAAATTATTTTAATTTATTTTATGTAAAGATGCTTGCTTTATCTTTTGTTGTGCTTTATAATATATTTACAAACTAGAAAACAGCCTCCCAACGGCCTGTGTCGGTTTAACCGATGAAGCAAAGCTTCACAGGCTTAGCCTGCACCAAACTTGGCTAAGATACTTGCAAAAGATCGAAGGTTGATCGCCGGTAGCACGTCTAGAACAAATTTAATATCAAGTGAAAACAAAGCCAGCTTGTCAGGGCTGGCATAATTCAAAACTATGCTGAAGGTATATTGTAAACCATAGACATGTGCTGGAAAATTTCGGGATCTAGGCGCATTACTGGTTGTCCTATTCCTTTCCATTCTCCAATTTCATCACAGAAAAACATCCCATTTTTATAATCTAATCGGTTGACGTGTATTGTTGTTCCCCTTTCTAAAATAAAGGTTGTAATACCTACTAAGTATCGTTTATTTTCTGTGAGGACATATCTACCCAGTGTATCTATAATCATAACAAATTATCCCCGCATATAACAGTTATATTTCGCTGTATCCAGTACACCAACGGACTGAGATTTAAGGATCGATATTGCATCTTGTAAACTACAGGTAAAGTCGGTGCCACTACTTTCACAGAATCCCATAAGATACTCATAACATTTTTGCGATTGTAGTACATCCCCTTCATTATAAGCTGTCACCATCTCTTCGACCTTGGAGAGAAACAATTTTCTCATATCTTCTTTTTTCATAATCAGTTATCCTTGTTTTGTTTGATAAGTTTTTATTTTATTTTAGATATTAAGCCATGATAAAATGATCACCTTTTCTCAGATGTTCTTTTGCCTTTTCAATTGCCTGCTTTTGTGCTTCTTTAAAGTTACCATTAACAACAAAATCCGATCCAGTTTCGCCAAGAATACCACAATTAATCTGCACTTTCCACGATGTTCGGTTGTCCTTATCACAATAGATCGAAATGTTGTGATTATCGTAATGTGAGCCTTCCTCGAAACCTTGCACATAGTAGCGAATGATTTTCTTTTGTTCGTCTTTAATCCATTTTAATTCAGGAGAACAAAAGTATTCCATAGCTTCAATTGAATGCAGCATAAAATTACCGGTTTCATCTTGTTCTGACTCTATTTTATCGTGCACATTTTGAATTTTCTGGTCGATACGATATTGTAACTCGCTGTAAAAATCATAATTTTCGTAACTAATCTCTTTCATCATTTCATCAAAAGACATGTTAGAATAAAAATTGATCATTTTTATATTTCCTTGATAAAGATGCAAGATAAAACAGAATGGATCGTTTTATTTGTTTCAAGATATTGGTTGATCCCTTTCTTGGCGCTTTGGTAATCTTTAGCGCGATACTCTTTTGTCATAGTCCTGAATTGACCCGTGAGATCGTCAATGAAATCAATTACAAAAAGAAAAGTTTTCATTTTATAAACTCCAATAAATCACTATATAGTGCCGATTCAGTTTTAACAGTATAAACAGGATCATTAGAAAACGCAAGATCTTTTATTGTTTGTTTGTGTTCTGGTTTCAACTCCCTAAAGGCTTGCCAGATTGTTCCACCTTGCCAGCCGTGAACCTTAAGCAATAATTCCAGAACAGTAATATTTTGCATAATGCAGTACCTTTATTGAATTACAAACAATATCGTTTATTTAACAATTCGACAAACTGGACAGGATATTTATCAAGAATAAATTTAAAATAAGTATAGATAAAGCTGATATTATTCTGTCTCTGGTATGCTTTCATTGTATATGCTACCAGATCACAAGCTTGATGGATATCCATTTTATACAAAAATAAGTGATTGCCTGAATTATCAAAATTTTTATATATTTGATCTTTATATGCCAAATGGTAATCAGCTAAAACCTCAACATGGGGAATACTCAAACAAGAATAATCAAAAGCAAACAATTGTTCGATAAAATAACCAGATTCCATTTTGGCAATATTTTGCAAGGTTTCTTTGATTGTCATTTTAGAACTCATATTCTATAACCCCATAGTCATTGATAATTTGTGCCTTGTAGTACCCGCCCTTTGATGCAATCGCATAGGCTTGCGCCATTGTAAGGTCATTACGGACATCCGGCAAGCTGTTTTCATATTCCATTAAATCAATGTAAACATATCAGTCAATCCTCTTTCGTTAACCTTGTTTCGTTTCAATGGTGTAACTATAGCAAGGACTGATCATGAGATCAAGATGCAAGGCAACAAAAAAGATGATGAATTTTTCTGAAAGGAAAGATCCCAAAGGTATTGATCTTGGTTGTCTGCTTTGCTAGTATCTAACTCAACGGCAAACACTGCCGGATTGTAGAAAAACACAAACAAAATTTGAGAGATTAAACAAATGAAACAAGAGAAATCATTCTACCAGAACCTCCCCAAAGTTAATGGTTTCAATTGGGCATATTTTGATAACGGGTTGCACTCTTTCACAAAGAAAACGGATAAAGGTTATCTAGAATGCAAACTAACAGAACAAGATATTCAAGATCCTGATCAGTTTGAGTTTATGCTATCAAAAGGGTTTAGCCGAAAATAATTTAAATTTTTCTTAATCTAGGGCTTGCACTATGTGAGCCCTTGGTTTATACTGTATTCAAGAAGTGAGGGAAAGCAGAAACGAGCGGGGCCTGTTGAACCGCAGCCGAGAGGGGCTAAAGGGTAGGGTGGTGAGACCTGCCCGCTATTCACCAAATGCAAATGATTATCAATTGTACTAAATTTCGCATTTGGATTCTCATTATCATTTTCCCCTTCTATATAAATTTTTACGGTTATGGATTGAAAAATCTATTTTCGTCTTTAGTTCTCGTCCGGTTTTGAAAATTATTTTTCAGACCTGAATTGAAAATTTGAACCAGTCTCTAGATCTCATTTTTCAATCTTGAAAATTATTTTATGATCGAGACCCTAAAATTTAAGATGTCAAACATTAAAATGGTTTTCGAGTTTAGACCTCATTTTATCCTTTAGTTCTCAAAAATCATACCATTATTTTAAAACCCTCTACAAAGCCCTACAATCAATTTTACAGCAATCAGGCTACCATCGTATTCAGACTACCAAGGAATTGATCCTAGACGCCTTACAGTACGTTCTACGTGATATTTAGAGCAGACAAACAGAGAAGATAAATAGCAGATAAAGAAAAGCCAAGGATTGACCTCGGCAGTAGGGATATTTATCACAGTAGCATTTCTTTAGGTACAAAATATATAACAATTTGATCCTTTTCTTGTTGTTCTAGTTTATGATATTTTCTATGGTCAAAATCAAAGTCAATACTCAGTGTTTCTGTTACACACCACTCTCCTCCATAACCAGTATTCAACAACTCTATTGTAAATTGTTGTTTTGGTATTGGTTTACCATCCGTATCTCGTTTAAAAGTAACAAGTGTTTGATAATCCACCCAACGTTCTTGTGTATTAACTATCAACTGGATGATACCAGATTTAAGGTGTTTAAATCTCATTTTATCCTCCTTTCAACTTTCTTTAAGTTTTAACAATTGCTCCACACAGATACCTGCTTCTTTTGCTAACTTTTCAAGTTTATTCCTTTCCTTTGTCTCTTTCGCTTTTTGGGCGCGTTGTTGGCGGATTTCTTTTTCCTTTAAATCATCTTCAATTTTCTTTTTCCCCATGTTCATAAGGGAATTAAATGACAATCCTGGACTATCTTTTACTATGATCTTAGATAGGCAGACTCGTATCTTCTTATTTTCGTTGTATTCCTGAATTCCTTGTTGCAACACTGATACTTCATCAGGATCTAAGTGATAAAATCGATCATCCAGTTGAATTTCTTTTGGGAACTCTATCTCGTAGCCGCCATAATAATGATCTTCTGTTTCGATACCAATAGAAAGCATATACCAATTTTTATCCATTTTACTTCCCCTTATAATTATCCCATATACCATTATCAAAACTTCTAATGACTCAATGAACCATTTTGACAGGATCAATACTTTTAGTTCTTTTATTTCCTTCTGAATCTTTGTATGTTACCTCTTGAACACCATAATAGGCATCATCTTTTAGTTCAATAAACTCTTTGCAATCTAATTGGAGAGATTTCAAGTATTCTCTATATAGTTTACGTCCGTTCATGTTATTCCTCATCCCATCTAGATTTAAATTCTTGTTCAATCATCTCTTCCCAATCACAATACCAATTGACTGTATTTGGTTTAGGAGATTGCATAAAAGATCTGATTTCTGTAAACGGTCTACTCCTAAGTTCATTGAGGCATTCAGAACAGATATAACCATATTCACTAGAATAATAGTCACACATAATATTATCACAACCAGTTCGGTTACAAGCAAGTACACCCATATTTATCCCCTTAGTTATCAATCTTAAATTTTAATTTCAACTTTATATCTCAAAAGTACCTTTAGTTCTCGAATTTGTCAAGCATCGTTGTCTGTATCAAAACATTTCCAATATTCTTCTACATCAATCCAAAGATCGTTTGGCTCTAGTTCCCAGCCATCTACTAGAATACTGATTTCATAAAACACACCATTTTCAGGTTCCGGTGTTTCATCTCCATGATCATAACAGATCGCATTACCAGTCGCAACCTTATCCGCCAAGAAATACTCAGTCCACTGATATTCAACATCTACTTCTCGTGGATTAAAACCTTGATAACCAAAACTACTTGTATTTTGCAACCAAATAATAGATTGTCCATGTTCTGGTTTCTTTTCACTTACTTTATGAAATGTAATTGTTACTGGCATCTTGTTCCTCTTTATTTAACAGTAAATGATTTGCCACATTTATCACATTTGTAACTTTCGTAGTAACAACTAATTCCAACTAACCTTGCTGGATAAGAGCAACCACAAGGAAAGAATTCATAATCTAATTCTACTTCTTTTCGTGTATTCATGTCAACAACAATTGTATAGCCATATTCTTTGTGTGAAATACATTTAAGGTTCATAGTTATGCCTCTTTATTGACCTTTGACCATGCTAAACAACTTAGACATAATTGTCAACTCAATTTCTTGGATTTGTTCTTTTGTTAAATGTTTATTTAAAGACTCACCACAATATTCTCCCTCCCGATGAGTATGAGCCTTGAAACATTTGTGAGTCCCAGAATCCCACTCAGAGTACACAATCAAACTAGTATGTTCATCAATCTTTGCTTTCAACATTTCTTAATCCTCTCTTTGATTTTATAATCAAATACTACACTGCGTGAAAAGGTTTGTCAAGTTTTACTTAAAGCTTTATCAATCTTATTAACACAAACTTGATAGTATGGAGTTTTCTCTTTCTCAATATGATGGTATTCAAAGTAATCTTGAAGATACTTTTCATATTGTTTTTGATTTTCAATTTCTGCAAGATACTCTTGATACTCACTTGTAGAGTTGAATTTATACATATCGTTATCAAACATCATTTCAGGAGTAACAAACACCTCCGTCTCCATTTCAAACTCTTTCCATGCTGTTTCAATAGAACGTTGGCCTTGAAAGTAGTCTAAAAACTCATAATAGTCTGAATCATAACACTCCTGTTTCAAATCATAAAACTCTTCTTTTGACATAGACTCAATCTCTTGTTTTGAAATAGAGATACCTTGTTCCATAATGTCTTTAAGAGTGTAAGTATAAGACATTTCATAAGCCTCTTGATTTTATAGGCTAAGTATCGCACAGCCGAGACACCTTTGCAAGAAATTTCTAGGCTCTCATGATAAAATTTTTGTTTTGGTATGAGATAAAAGGAAAGATAAAAAGAAAGCAGCCCGAAGGCTGCCTGTGTGAAGAGTAAAACTGTAGGTTACAAGTAGTTAGAAATTATAGAAAGTTGTTCTCTGTCTAGCATTTCATCTATGCTCTGCTCCAGTTCTTTAATCCTCTTCTTCAATTCTTTTATCTCTTGCTTTTGATCTTTAACTGCAAGCTTATCTTTTGTTAATCTTCTATGTTTTACTAAGTAATCCGCTTGGGTGTAGTCTTTATCTTCGGAATGGAAGAAGTCGTGAATTGCTTTAGGAACAAGGACGCCACATCTATCCCATCTAAACCACTCACCTTGCATTAAACCTTTCTTCAATCTGTTATGTAGAAATCTTTCAAGTTTTGCTGCCATTGACTTACTTTCGCACGGAATAGTCATTAAGAGTTTTAATCTGTAAGGGCAACATGTCTGCAAGTTTATAATTCTCATATCAATATCTGAAGTGTAACCAACTTTTACTGGAGAATTGTCTTTGTTACCATAAGCTATAAAATAAACGCACCATTGCATTTTTCCCTCCTATTAAAATGGTATTTCGTCTTGGTCTAATTCATCTTCACAAGTAAGATTATTATCGACACTTGCTGTTTTACCAACATAGTCATAAACTGTGTACTTATTATTCCTGTCTGTCATTTTTATACTAATCAAGCCAGCTTTTAGTAGATTCGATGTCATCCTTTGCACTGTTTTCTTACTTACTCCGAAGTATTCAACAAAAACGTCTTGCGATTCGAAAAACTCTTTGTTGTACTTTTTAAAATAGTTATACTTTATATGCATATAACAATAGAACGACTTCTCTATAAAATTTAGTTCAACTTCTTGTGCATCTTTTCCTGTACCTTTTACAGTCTTCATTAAAGCAAGCTCAGTCGGAATTACTAGGTACTTTAGTTTTTGTTTCATATTCTTGGCTCCTAATTGATTTCGAGTTAGAGCTGTTATTATAATAATCTTCCAGTACCATAGTTATTATAGTCTGGAGTGATTTTCCTGTTAATTCTTGTTGTTCCTGCAAGATTTTAAAAATTCTCGCAGGTGGGATGTACTTCATGATACCTCCTATATGAAAGGTCAAATCGACCTTTCACGTTCTATATTAATTGTGTTGCTAGTCGCAACTACAACAAAGGAGCCAACCTTACGGTATGTCTCTGCCACACAACAAATTATAAATTACCACAACAACAATAATATATTAAATACAGATGATGAATATAAATAAACAATATAAATATAATATTAATGTGAAGAGACAAAATTACTACTATCTTTTATTTATTATTATCTTTATATCTATATTATATATTTATTATTAGTAAGTCAACGAGTCCCTTCGTAGGGGTCAACCTGACGCTTCATCTTCTGTGTTGTTTTCATACTTCTCTAATATTTCTTTACAGAACATTACAAGTGGTTCAACAAACACGCTTGCTGTTATTGTATCATCTTTAGTGTCAAAATAGATATCATTAACCCAACTCAAATCCACTTTGACTTTATCATACGGTTCCATAGTGCTCTCCTATTTTGTTGGTGTAGATTATATATTAACATTTAAACCTGTGTTTTCAAAATAACGTTTAGTTCTAGGTTATAACTTTTAGTTATAAATAACAACAAAAGCCTCTATCATAGACCAAATTGTATTTAAAATTTGATATAAACATAAAATAACAAGATAATAAAACATGAACACAAATAAAAGCCTCTTCCAGTTTATGGTTGAGGCTTTTATTTTATTTATTTTTAATACTCTCAATCTTTGTCACCCAACCTAAACCATACAAGTCCGCATCAACAATTTCAATATATGCTTGTTGTTTTTCTAAGGTACTCTTGATCTTAGATCGTTCTACTGTATATGTATCTTTTAAGTTATCTAGATACACTCCAACGGAACTATAAGCAGGATTATGAAACCATTTATACATGATCTCTTCCAATGTCCCTATCATGTGAAAGTACGGTTCTGCGTAGCCCTCCATTACTTGGGTGAATTTATAAAGTTTTGTCATCGTCTTTATTCCCTCTTAAAGTCAATGTGCCCTGTTCGACGGCATTTGACTTTGAAAACAGAACCGTCATGAAACTTAACACCAATAAACTCTGAATGTTTAGTTACAAAATGGTGGCACAAAGTATGGATTGTGTCAATCACATATTCATAAGTATCTTCTTCGGTTACTCCCAAATCATCAGCATCAAAAATAATATAGTGTCCCATTTTAACCTCCTTCTCTAAAACCTCATATAACTCTCTACAATTAATTCTTAGGTGTTTAGGCTATGTGTGTACTACCCATACCTAAACTATTCAATACAGAGCGTTCTAGGTGCCTTATTTTTGATTATTGCTTGCGATATTCAAGCTCGTCTACAAAAACCTTGTGAATTTCTTTAGGATATTGTCGGTTTGACCGATTAAGTTCTGATGAACTTAACTGCATAGCAGCAACATCATCATTTGTCCACTCTACAAGTGCCATTAAGTGGTCATCTGTAATATCTTTTAGCTTAATGGTCTCTGGTTGCGGTAGATTATTAATCTCTTTATCAAAACTCCTGGTCCACTCAAAATGTTCACGAATCTTTTCATGGGAGTCATCAGAGTATACACATAAATTGGTGTATTTGTTATCACTGTAGCCAATTCTTTGGTGTAGCAAACCTCCATCTACAAAATATTCCCTACCGTCTTGTTGTATGTGCATCTGAAAATCATGTTGGTGCCTAGAAACAAGCAATGTTCCATCAGGGCACTTGATTGCATTATATAAAAGCATAAAACCTCCTATTTAACAGTGTCAACAACACACGAGCCTTACTGCTTATTATAACTGTTTATAATCCCTTGTATTGGTCTACATCTAACTATTGATTCTATGTAGTTCTGATAGCGTTTAACAGTACGTTATACAACCTTCCAAGGAACATACACCTCTCGGATATCAATTTCTTCTTGTTTTCCGTCTTGAAATTCGATGGTAATATTATGGAAATTATATTTCCCATCTACAACTTCTTGTTGTTTGACTACTTTGACATTTTGATTGTTATAGATAACATCATTTGTCAAGAGTTCACCAACGTATTGAACTTGATAGCCTATCCCCATTTCTTCTTCAATATCTGACATAATCTTAACACTAAAGTCATTGTCTTCTAGAGACAGGGATATAATATAGTCTCGTACTTTCTGGGCATCTTCCCTATTCGTCCATTCGAAAGATTCACCAGACTTTCGTGCCGGTTGGTAGGATTGTGCAACAAATTTATCCTCAAAGAAATATGCACGAAAACCAACATAGGTGTCTGTGCAATAATGGTTAGCAATCCAGTAACATTTTAATCGAGGATTCTTTTCATCTTGTTGCACATATTCTTGACAGATACCAAGTTCGAGTTGTAGAGTTGAGAGATCCCAAGTACAACTGTCATCACGATTTGATTCCGATTTATCAAGATTTTCAATAATGTCTTTGAATTTCATTCTTATTTCCTTATTTATAAAGTTTGTTGAATTCGATACGAAGAAGCATTTCATCCCTCATTTTCATTTCTTCAATCATGTTTCTCAGTACAGTTTCTCTGAATTTTCTATCAGAGCACATCAACACCAACTTACAAGCATTAGTAATAGCCTCAATTCTTTCGTCTGATTTTGTGTTTGGGTTGCACACAATTTCTCTTTGCTGTTTAACTTCATCTATGAAGTCTTGTTTCGTCCATCCTTGCAGAGAACCATCACCCACCACGATGCTAAGGTCATTGTTCATTTCTTTTCTCCTGTTTGTTTATCTGTAGTAACTATAACCTAACTGAATTTATATGTCAACACATTTTACAAACTATTTGATAGGTTGCTGAATACTTTCTTGAGTTCTTTGTTATTCATCTTCATTTTTCCGATAAAAGTGTCAAGTTGGTGGCGAAGTTTCAAATCAACAACTAACAAATTCTTAACATCAACTGCCTTTGTTTTATCAATAACGAACAGACTCTTCTTGTGTTCTTCATCAAACTTTTGCATAGAAAGTTGGCATTGTTTTCTGGATATTAGCTTTTTATATTCATTGAAACTTAACAGGAAGTCAACATAATCCCTGCAATGTTCAGCAAATTGAGTATACATTTGTGCAAGTTCTACGTCAGTATTGACTTCATACATTTTAGATTCAACTTCATTAGTTACATTTTTAACTTGACAATTTGAATTATTATTTTCTTCTTTAGAACTCAAAATTTCATTTTTCTCTTTAGATTCTACTGTCACTGTTGCTTCCCCTTTAACAAATTTATAAATACTTTGTAACTTTTCTTCTAAATTTGATTTCAGAACGCTTTCAAGAATAGACAACTCTTCTTTTGAGAATGATACTTTAACTGCATTATTTCTTGCATCAAATCGACCTTTTAGTTGGTTAGACTCTTTAGATGCCCAAACACAATTGTTCAAACTATAAGGTTTTTCACTATCAATTCGTTCAATAGTTGCCTGATGATTATGGTCTTTTGTTTTAACCAAAGTAATACCAGTATAAGCACACGTTGGGTCTTTGTCTAAGTACTTGCAGAACTTTACAAACTCATCTTTAGTAAATTTAAGTGGGATTTTTCTACGAAAACACCCCGCCATTTTATCCTGATATTTTGCTTCAATTTCAGCTTTTGAAAAGAAAGACTTCATAACACCCTCCTGAGTTGATAAGTGTAATATAACAGGATACATAATATATGTCAAGTATAAATTTCAGACAAAAGAAAAGCGACCACGAAGGTCGCTCTACAATAAAAGATTTTAACTATCAAAACCAACTACAAGATAAACATCTTCTCCGTGCTCATTTTTTATTCTTCCAATTTCTTCCAAGAACCATCTGTACATTTCACCAAGAGATTGTTCTGATTTCCATTTGCACTGCACATGTGTTGGGTTCTTAGTTAGTGTTTTGTACATCCAATAATCTTCTTGTTCCACAACAAATACCTCTGTGCCTGAAACCCCACCACACCAGCATTCAGGATCTTTCCCTTTAGCTACTGTCTCTTCATAATGCTCTACAGAAACTACACCACCTTGGGACAGATGATTGCTCCAACCTTTCCATTCAAGATTTTCATTGACTGTCATGTGAGTATATGAGTGATCTCCCAGCCAACAACCAAATTCTTCTTCATCGTCCCAACGACCATGCCATTTATTATACAAGTCGCCTGTACGGTCTTCTACAACACTAATAAATTCTGGAAGTCCACGACCTTCCGCAATTGGTTGCAAAGGTTCATGACGATAACAACCAGCAAAACCATAACCATTACGAACACCTGCAAGAATAGCAAACAGTGTGTAATTTCGATCAAAATCCCAATTTGTTTTAATTGGTTGTTTTGAAACTACATTACCCTTTTCATCTTTTACTACTTTGATAAAACCACCGTGAATATCACCATTTTAATCTCCTTAATTTATTTCACATTTTTGTTTGTTTAGAACTTCATTCTGGATATAGTTTAGATCACCAAATTGGATATTGTCAAGGCCCTTTCTTGATAGATCCCCACGCCAAGAAGGTCTAGTTAGTTTATCTTTTCGTTCTTTGATTTCTTGTTCGAGATTTTTATAATCCATAATTACTCTCTTCCCTTACAAACAAATATTAAGATCTTTATAGTTATTCTACATCACCTTCAAATCGAAATCCAGCATCATAAAGGTCTGAAGCAAATTGTTGGTACAGGCTTGACCAACTACCTTTGTAGTCGCAAACTTCTTTCATTTTGTCAATTGTCTTCTCTTTATGTGTCTTTACAGGATAACACATCTCTTCTCGGAAAACCACACAAACACCAAGCATATCTGAGTTTTCTGGGTCAACAAACTGAACCACAACCATCGGAATTGACAATTTAAATTTAGCTACAATCTTACATTCCTTGTCAATAAAATATTTCTTAACTTCTTCCATCAATTCGTAATTGTTTGGATTCCTGATAACGCATTTGTCACCTACTTCAAAAACTTTCTTGACTGGTTGTTTCATTTGTTTCTCCTTATGTTCTTTGTTGGTATCTTCTTTGAAAAGTTTGCTATTTGCTGGGATAAGTCCATGAGCAGGATGAAGTTTGTATTCTGGAATTCCGAGCAACATCATTTCTTCAATGGAAGATTTTCCCATATATGTACGAGAATCATCTTTGTATACTGTATTATCAATAGAAACATAAAAATGATGCTTAGAAGAATAACTTACATTGAAATGTTTTGCTACTTCTGGTGTATCCCAAACATAAAATGACATATTAAATTCTCCTTTAATTATTTTATAAACAAATTATAAACCAGCTCATTCTGGTTGTCAACAATTTTTAATAGCTGAACATCTTCAATTGTCAAATTTTTAGGGTCTAAACCAATCTCAGCAATCTTATCATATGCCTTGCAGAAATCAAGGTGTTTGTACTTGAGTGTCTTAGGTGTCAGTCGTAATCCACCATAACCCACATAAGTTGATAACTCGAATTCCCAATCCTCAGAAGCATAACAAACTTGCCCAGATTTATCAGAATGACTAAGAACAGCAAAATCTGGAATAAAATCAAAATCAACATATTTTATAAATTTATTATTTTCTGTTCCAAAAAGATACTTTGGTTCTATTTCAACATGCAATTCTTGATTTAAGTGGTACATAGCATCTCCTGCTTGTTCCGCAATACATAGTAACAAATCTTGAATATGTTGTTTGTTATCAGAATCACAATATTTTGAAGCCTCTTCTGAAATCTGTTTTAGGATCTTATAAACAGCAATATGGGATAATACCAGATTTTCAGTAGAGTTGACCAAATTATCAACATTATTGCTGATATTTTCAAGAGTGTCAATGCTTTCAGCACAAGATAGAATATCTTCTAATGTGCTATTAGCAGAATCAATATCATCTTCTGAGTATTTATTGTTTGCATAACCTTTAATATTATCAACAGCTTTATCTATTCCTTTGCCATCAAAACTGAGGTCGTTATCTACTCCTAACAAATGTAATAGACTCATTTATTCTCCTTAAACTGTATATTGAACATTCAGACCAAGAGATATTAATACACTTTCGCATATTTCACAAGGCTTTGCTAAAACTGGATGACCTTGCTTATCTAGCCTAGCCACATAAATATTTTTAGCTTTGTGTGCATCTCTACCAAGTCGTCTGACAGCATCAATCTCTGAGTGTAGGTAACAAGATTCTTCTTTTCCTAAACGTTTAGCTGCTCTTGCTTGGAGTGGGTGAGTTTTTACATAGCTGTTCTGACCAATACTTAATACATTTCCTTTACGGTCTGTAATAATTGAACACAATCGTTGTTTTCCACGTTGGACAGGAACAGACTCAAGAATTTTGATTGCCAATTGCAAACTCATAATACTATTCTCCATAAAGAAAAGGACACCTTGATAGTGTCCTTATATTACAGAACAGCTTGATTGTTGTCAAGATTAAAATGGATCGTAGTCCATATTTTCTTGAACGCTATTAAATCCCTGTCCTTGTTTAATCATACTATTCGATGATTTAAGTAGTGGATCATACATCTCTTTGTACAGAAGAATATGAGCTTTTGCGTAATCGCTTTTGACTTTTTGCTGGTATTTAGATGAAAGGTTCTCCACAACACCACTACCGTTCAACCCAACTAGGTTGTAAGTTTTATCCTTACCTGTTCCTTCAACTTCAACATAAAAAGGTTGTTGAGTAAAATCATTGTAACTACCAGTCTTAAGTAGGTAATCTACCATCCACTCTACTTTATAAGGGGTTGGTTTGTCAATGACTTTTCGAATATTGTTTTGTGTATTGAAAATCAATGTTGGTTCTTGATATTCTGTAACAAACTTCTCCAATGCAACTTCAGGATTAAATTTATCATTATCTTCTAAGAACAAATCTACAGTGCTTTCAAGACCATACATACTCCCGTACTGGTGTAGGAAAGTTTCCTTATCTTCTAGATTCAACTTACTCACTGCGAGAGCAATCTTACGAAGTTCAGAGTTGCTGATTTCATAACCTTTCTTTTGGTACTTATTGACACGAAGTATAGAGATAATAGGGAATTTGGTTCCACTATTAAACTTCAACTTCTTGGCAGCAACATCTTTCCAGAAATCATCATGGAAATAAAATTGCTTGTCATCAAAACTATAGGCACACATACAGATACTAAAGTCGAAGTCAGAAAATATTTCATCTGCATTTTTATAACTATCAAAATAAATCAGTTGGAATTCTTTTGTTCCATATTTTGTTGTTTGCAGACTAAGACTGATACTTTTGTCAGTCACGCTATGCAAATAGACATTATCGTTTGTTTGGATAAATTCAGCAACAGCTTCTCGACTAGAGAAGTACATGTCCACATCGTTTACAGGTTGTCCTGTCATAATAGAAAGAATGCAACCTCCTGCAATAAACGTGCCATCAGGGACATATACACCTTCAAAGTAATTCTCAATACATTGCTTTTGGTAATCAAGATTCAATTTTATTCTCCTTTTGTAAGATACTTCTGATTCTTTCTAGAGTGTACTCTTCCTCTACTCTGTTGTCAACAAGATCTTTCAGTATCTGGAAGATTTCCCATGTAGTGTTATCAATTTGTGGGTTCAGTATCTTTAGTAATTGCTTATCCCAGATATCAATATTTCTTGGATTAGAAACTATATCAGAATCAAAAGATAACTTCATAGGTAAACCAGAAAGTGGTCCAATTACCTTACGATCCTCCATAAGAAACAGGGATCGCTCAAACTGATAACAACCCCTTAAAACGTGGACATTAAATTCATACACTACAGTATATTCTTTAGTATCACCCTGAAATACCTTACAGACTATACCTTGTGTACCTGATTTATAGACATAATGTTCCAATCTAACACTATCTATCTCCATTTTCATACCTCTGCACAGTTTAAGAAAAGCATATAAACATCCTCAATATACGCTTTTATATTCGCAAATGTCAAGTAATTTATTCAAGATAAACAAAGATTCATTTTCAAAGCATTCTGTGCTCCAATCTACACAATGTTGGAAATTGCGTTCACGAAGTTCAGTGTGTAACTCTTGTTCATAATCGTAAATCTCTTGATGTGTGGCTGTAAACATTCTTAGTTTATGAATCTTCTTTATTTTAGATAAAGATCTTAAATTTCTAATTCTTTCATCAACATTAAAAGACCTGCCAACTTTAATGAACTTATTGTCAAAACTCAAGATATATAGATAATCAATTTCATCTTTTCTTTCAGGGTAATATCCGTTACCATTGCCTAATTCTTTTTGTCTATCTTTCCTACAACCACTACATTGTATTTTGCCATTTATAAAACTTTGGTAACTGATCTCTTGTTTTCCATGTATTTTGCAAACAAACTCTAGACGAGATGAAAAGTTTTTATATTCGGAAGCAAAACCTATAAATTCATAATTAGATTCTACGCAAATTTTAATGCAACTTTCTATAACTTCATTAATAGGTTTTCTCTTTTGCTCTGCTTTTATGTTGTTTGCACAAACAGGGCATCCACACTTTCCGTTAATAGTGTTGTGTATTGACGCAACCCACTTATGTCCATCTTTTAAACATTCAAGATTTAATTTTGTCTTTTGATCTTTATATTTTTCGGCAAAACCATGAACAACAAACCTATCCTCCCCTGCCCGACGAGCAAGAATTAGGTATTGCCAAGACTTCCATTTAGGATTAAGCGCACAACCGCAAGGTTTGTTACCGGCCTTTAAATTCCCTTTTGTACAAATAAAGTAACCATCAGGAAATAACTCAGTATCTGGAGAGCAAACATCACAAGTTACTCTGAAAACAGTAGATCTTCCTATCTTTCCATGTACCGCAATAACTTTTAATTTTCCATTATTAAAGGTTTGCCCAATAAAGTCCTCATGTTTATCATTTTTCTTTTTAGATCTTGTTACACTATCAATTACTTCTTTGCTCATTAGCCCTCTTAACAATCTTCACGGTTTAAATTATCTAGTTGTTTTTGTAGATCCATTTTCCTCAGTTCATAAATAACATCCTTCCAGAAATTTTTACGGAACTCTGTTTTAGAACCATTATAAATAATACGCGCTGCATACACAGCCCTTTTAATGTCTCCATTCTTCTTTGAAATCAAAGAATCGATGGCTTCTTGAATTGTATTGTGTGCCACAAATACCTCCAGTTATTAAAGTATACAACTATATTAACATAAATATTTAAAAATGTCAAGACTTAATTATTGATATCTATCGTATTCAACGTACTTTACATTTAGACCCGAATAAACATGTTGCATGTTCTTTTCTGTACTGACAAAAATACACTGACTTTCATACTTCTTCCACTCTTTTTTATCGAGAGTAAAGTAACTGTCTGTAAATACGATGATTTTGTCTTCTTTCTTGAGTTTTTGTTTATCTAAGAATGGTAACATAACATCAGGTGTTGTACCTCCATTACCAATAAATTTGTAATCGTTTATTTCTTTACTGTTTTGTTTTGTATAATGCTTGATAGATTGAGGATAAACTATAATATCCCAACAAGCAACAACAATTTCAAACTGTTTGTATTGCTTCATGATCCCACAGGTCTCGATAAGCATAATCTTCCGTTCCTTGTTGGAAATGGAACCACTAGTGTCAAAAAACACAAAAGCTTTTACTGTTGGCTCTGGTTTTTTACCAACACGATACATACCAAGTTTAGGATCTAACATATTGTTTTGTTTCATAAACAAAGATAGACCGTGAACACGACGATGAAGTTTCTTAGGATCGTACTCAGACTTGTTAAGTCCGTTTAGACTTTTTCTTAGTATCCTTTTCCAACTGATAACGGGTTTAGACATATCTTTGATTTGTTCAATAATTCCACCACTTCCATAACCAATATCCTTTGCTGTCTGAACAAAAGCTTCTTTAATTCTGTTATTATTCATCTGCACAGAAGATTGAACATCATTGGTATTTTGACTACCACCGTTATTCGGTTTATCAGGAAGACCTAATACTTCTTTGACAAACTTATCAAAATCTGAAGGTTTTCCAGAACCATAGCCGTCACTATATATGTGGTCATCCAGAGGCTGTCCGTCTTGTCCTGAATTCCAGTCATCATTGTTTTCTTGTTTATCTTTAATTAAATCATCATAAATAATTTCAGATGTAAAGCTCTTAGGTTTATATTTTTCTTTCAGACACAACAGTTTAAAAATTGGTTCTTGTTTTATTGTCTTTTCAATACTACCCCAAATTTTAGTACAAGCATCTGCATTAATTCTATAATCTGCTGCTTGATTGTAGATAGCTTTATCTCTTGTTCCAACACGAGTAAAGTGGTCATGAATACAGTGTGACAACTCATGAACTACACAAAACTGTAGAAACTTTACAGACTTCTTAGAATACATTAATTTAAAATCTTCTTCTGATTTTATAGAATGAAATTGGTTATTTTTCATTTTGTTAACACAAATATCAAGTTCAGATTTAGTTAGTCCTAACACAAACAATGGGTTAATGATCAACTTTTGTCCATCAGTTGCACATGTAGGAATATAGTCCACGACTTCAATTTTTAATTGTGTACTAACAATACCAAACAATTTCATCTCTTTATTTGATGAATTAATCATACCTAGACGAACACCACGTATTAGTGCTTCCGCATCTTTCTTGTGTTTTTCTGTGATTTCAATGTTCATAAGTTCTCCATAAAAGAAAAGGACTACCTAAGTAGTCCCTATAATAACATCTTGTGTCGTCTTGTCAAGCATTGTCCATGAGGTTTTTAATCTGTTGTTCAAATTGTAGGTTATCTTTCAGTAGAGTTGTAAAACTTGGGTTGTCTTTGCGAATTTGCATGATGAAATCTACCTTACCATGTTCCTGTCCAAGTTTACAAATCTTGGTAATATAATTTACAATAATTTCTTTCTCGTCTAGCAGGTTGTTGGCAATAAATTTAACAAGATTTTTACCGTAATCAACACAACAAGTCTCATTATTTCTGATAGAATTTGTTAAATGATAGACACAACTCGATAGGACACTAAAGATTCCTGCAAGTCCTACATCCTTGTCCAACTGTTTATCAAACTTACCATTCAAAATCGTCATTGGATCTGGCAGTTTAATAGCTGCCTCATAAAGTGGATAAATTTGCAAAAACTTATCATTACCAATAGACCCATCAACGGAAACCATTGCAATCTTATCACTACAATTTCCATGTTGCAAATCCCAGAAAACGTCACTGGCTGCCTTCATAGAACGTCCACTTGCAAAACTAGGGCAATCATCTTCACTACCATATTCATACAACTTATCTGGATTATTATGAATGTATTGATAAATTGCTGAGTGGATATTTACTATACTTCCATAATCTTCTAGCCAATGTTGTGCTTCAGGTTCCATTTCAACAATAATCATTCGGTTAGCCAAAGGACCAAGAATTTCAGAGGAGGCTCCATTATCAAATACCCGATTTCCTGCAAGACAAATCTGCATCTTTTTAGGTAGCGGTTTTCCTCCACATTTTCGTTCGTTAATCAACTGATAAAGAACGTGTGCCATTGGTGTGTCAATATTAGTAATCTCATCTAAAAACAAAATACCTTCAAAATCTGGTTCCATCGGGATAAGAGCACTTTCAGAAAGCTTCATAAACAACTTACCATCTTCATAGACAGGGATACCTTGCCCAACCAGATCAGTTGTATCGTGGTGACTCAGAATAACAGTTACACAGTTACCATTGTACACTTTATCTGCATATTGTTGTGTAATCTCTGTCTTTCCGACCCCAGAGGGAGCAAGGATACAGACAGGTTTGTTCAGTCGCTTACCAAGCGCCAGCATTTCAGGCAACTCACGAGTATTAATTCGAGTATTGTACAGCCATTGGGTCTTAGACATTCATTTTCTCCTTATTTAAGTCAGAATTCAAAATCATACATAATTGGTTTTCTTCCTTCATTGACAATATTATACAACTGAATGTCCTCTTGTGTCAATGGTTCTTTTCTATCTTTTCCAAACAAACTGTCTAAGTGATTGTAATGTAACGTATTTTCAACACGTAGAATTTCATTTGGTAGGATAAAGTACAACCATTTTCCATCAATATCGATACGTAAGCTTGGATAGTTTTGTCCACCTGAAATTAAGATTCTAGAGTATCTATTATCAATCTGAAATTCAATAAAATAATGATAGGCTGCCATTCTATCAATAAATTCTTTAAATCTAGATTGTTTACTATACCATTGATAAATAACGTGATTATTGCTCATCGCACCGATAAGACTACAAATCAAAGCAGCATTCATTTTAATATCTAAACGATAATTATTATCTTTTCCAATAATTGTAAATTTGTTTCCAGAAATTATAATATTCCGATCTGGAACTTGTGTATACCTAAGTTCTATATCCCTTTTCATACTGTAATCCTTCTTGTATTCTTGAATCTCAAATTTAGCCCTTTTGTTCAGAATCATATTAAAGAATTCATCAATATAAAACTCTGATCTAGGTAACGGAACATAACCACGTTCTGATCTGTCTCTTGACCAAAGTGGCATACTCTGTTTTGTATAATACGCATCAAAATTCTCACAAAACAATTCATATCTATCTTTCCATAGTCTAATGAATTCAATCAGATTATAAATCTCTTTTTCGAATTTGTTGTTTTGTTCTCGTGCTACATTATAACTTAATGCGTTCAAATTAGATGGAAAATTTGTATATGAAGTATCAAAGTTTCCATAGTACAAGTGTTTGTATTTATCAAAATCAGTCATCTTTAAATTCTCCAAAATGTTTAACTGTTTCAAAATAGTCAAAACGATCTATATTGTTCAAATTTTCATGTCTAGTTAACCAATCAGCCACTTCGTTAAGAGCAAACCCACTATGCCCACGAATCCACCTGACCTTCAAACTCTTACTATGGAATACGTTACCATATTCTTGTACAAAGTCAAGCATTTTCCTACAGATGGGTGCGTTGCTGGGAAGTCCTTTAATAGCTCGTGTAAAGCTCTCTGAGACTCCCCTGTTGTCGTTTCTAACCTCTACCCTGTACCCTAGCATCAAATAAGGAATGGATAGCTCTAAAGCAGTCTGAAGCCCATCTAGCTCTGCAAGTGCTGAGTTATGCGGACACTTAAATCTCATTGTTTTCAACTGCCCATTGTGAGAGATAACAACAGAAGCATACCCATACCTTCCTGATGCATCACAAAAGATCCAAACTGGATGTGTCAAGTCTTGCGTATTAAACATTTGTAGAAAATTTAAAATTTTGTAGAACATTTTTAGTCCTTATCCTTGCCAAGATGGTGCCATTATAGAGAAGTATGGTAGAAACACAAGCTAAAATTTTCTAAAATTGTTGTTGACACTATGAACAAGTATGCTAAGATTGGGTTAACTTAAACATGAAGGGAGATAAGACATGAACGAACAACAGTACTATAAATGGAAAGCCGATACATATGAAGCTCTTGTTGCTTCTGGTATCTATAGTGCGGAGCAGGCGCAGATTGTTATTGACTGGTTCGATAGTATTAAAGGTACCAGAGAACGTCAATGGTTTGTGGATGAACTTGCAGATGCGTTGTCCAAGCATTGGTCTGACTATCCATATGAAAACTTTGTCTATAAAACAATGACAACTCGTGCTTGGCTGTATGCTGACAAAATCCTACATAAACATAAGGAGCAAAACTAATGTGCAAAAAGTCACCAGAACAATGCAATGCAAAAGTAAAGTGCAAATGTTGTATCAAACGACAAGTGATGTCGAAACTTCGTGATGCTTATCTAGAAGCGAAGGAAAATGGCGAAGTTAAATCTTACAAAATTATTGTTGACAGTGAACAAGAAACTGGTAAACTAGGTCTCAATGAAGTAGATAATCAGTTTGAACAACAACACTATGTAATTGAAATTAAAGGAGAATAAGATGTCATTGACAAAAGATGAAATCAAAGATACTATATTCGAACTTGAGTGTGAACGAGATGAACTTCAAGCTCTGCTTGATACAATGAGATACAGTGGTTGGTCAGAATTTGAAGAGATTATTGAAAAGGTCACACAAGAATTGCAGGAAACAAATTGTTGGATTGAGTACAACAAACAACTATTGAAAGATCTTGAAGACATTCCCCACTGTTAATCCTAGATTAACTGCATAACAGCAAAATGAGGAGAAATATGATGAATAAAGGACTTGACATCCTCACAATTAAAGATTACTCTACAAATCTGGAATCACTATCAACAGACAAGCTAAAGAAGTTGCTTCATGTGGCAGTTGATGATATAATGAGTCAACGAGAATTGCTTGCTGAGACAGAAGTCTATGCAGAAACACTTAGGATTATTTTGAATCGTAGAGGGGAATAATTATGGAATATAAATACCCACAAGAACTTGTAGACTTTCTTACTGAGCAAGAAGGAGAAGGTTCTGAAATATTTACTACACAAAACTCTGACAGCACTGTTTGGATCATTACGTATCCTTCTTTGAAAGACTATATTAGTATTATTGAGTGGTATCAAGGGGAAGACACATATAATCATGTCAACTTGATGGATAAGGCATTTAAACGGTTTAAACTAGTTGTTAAAGAATTGGAGAATAAACAATGAATATAAAACAAGAGCGAAAATTCATCCAGCAACTTTTGGAAGAAGGCCAAATTGATACACTTTCAGTCCAAGTTATTGCATTGAACATCTTTGCTAACAGCATTGGATATAAGGCTGTTGATGGAGATATCAGGAAAGGATTTGTTGGTTATGACCATAAGACTTGGAACGTAACACATAATATTTCATTGGAGGAAATGCAATATAGATTTAATCATGGACTTTATCCTTGGGAATCAACTGTACCTAATAAAATTAGAGAAGAGAAAAACTCAAAACGAATTGTAAACAGGGTTTCTCTTCAATATAATAAACGCACCACAAAACAATTGACAACTCAACTAGAGTGGCTTAATTTTGTAAAGGAAGACTAATATGAGTTTTATCAATTTCAATTTTTATTCTTTCTCGCTGGAAGAAGAACTTTCTGTCGAAGCAGAGGTAGATTACAAAGAGCCTAATTACAATGGTAATTTTTCAGATTTGGATTATCGTGGAGGATATGATATTCTGAGTCTAGATGTTTATCATGAAGATGGTGAGCCTGTTATTGTGACAGGATACAAACAACAGTTGTTGGATAATGAAATCCGTGATAAACTTAATCAATATTTGCGTTGTATGGAAATTGAAGATAGTAGGTATGAAGTGAACTTTGGTGAAATAAATAATGATAGTATTTATTATTATGAAGGAGATTATGATTGACAACTGATGATGCACTCAATTTTATCCTTGAAGGTAGAAACTGCCTTATCACAGGAGCTGGAGGTAGTGGAAAGAGTACACTAATTCACTCCTTGTCTAACTTCTTTGATGGTGTTATGATTAAAGCTGCACCAACTGCTCTTGCAGCTCTTAATGTAAATGGCAGCACTACACACAAAGTATTTGGTCTTGATTTTGGTGTCTTTGTAGATGGTCTGACATTAAAGAAAAACTTGAAGAAAGAGTATGCTGCTGTTTTGAAGTCAGATACTTTTCAGATTTTAGTATTGGACGAAGTTTCAATGATTCGTTCAGATAAATTACAGGAAATCGATTGGACACTAAAGAAATATAAAAACAACAATTTACCTTTTGGTGGTGTCCAAGTTCTAATGTTTGGTGATCCGTTACAACTCAGTCCTGTAGTCAAACAAGAAGAAAGGAAACTGTTAAAACAACACTATAGTTCTGAGTTTTTCTTTGATTGTCAGGCATTTCATGAAGGCAATTTTGAACACATTAAACTTGAGACTGTATATCGACAAACAGACCCAGAATTAAAAATTCAACTAGAAAACATACGTTTAGGAAAGAATGACAAAGACACTCTTGACTATTTTAATAGTCGGTGCTACAATAGTAAAACAGTTAGCCATAAAGACGATGTGCTTCAGTTATGTGCAACTAATCAAGAAGTTGATATGATTAATAGTTACGGTCTGAACCAACTAAATACACCCATTAAAACATTCAAGGCTGTTCGTAAGGGCATTTTTAAAGAGACACCAGTTTCAGAGCAACTTAATGTTCGTGTTGGTGCAAAAGTAATGATTTGTGTCAACCATTCAGAACTGAAGTATGTCAATGGTTCTCAAGGTATTATTACAAAGCTGTACAGAAATGGTGCTGATGTAGAACTTGATAACGGAGAGGAAGTTAACATTGAATGTAATACATGGTACAACTATGAACCTTACTTGAATAAAAGAACAGGCAGAATTGAAGATCGTGTTATTGGAGAGTACCGACAGTTGCCCTTGAAACTTGCTTATGCTTTAACAGGCCATAAGTCTCAAGGTCAAACTTTCAAAGAAGGTATTCTAAATCTTGGCAGTAGACCATTATTTGGGGATGGTTTAGCATATGTGATGTTGAGTAGGTTTACCGATCTTGATAATTTAAGGTTTACAAGACCATTAACAAAATTAGACATAAAGCAAAATAGTAACGTGACTAACTGGTATGAAAGAAATTGAGAGGTTAAATGGATGGGGAGATTTTTAGGTCACTTTCAATGTATTAATGCAGATTGTGGATCTTCTGATGCACTGGCTTTATATTGCGATGAAGATTCTGAAGGAAATGAGAATGTAAATGGTACTTGCTTTTCTTGTGGGAATTGGTTCTCTCATAACAAAATAGCAAGGTCTAGTTTAGGGGAAGAATTGGGGGTAAAGTTGAATAGTAATTTTTCTGGGTACAATAGAAAAGAAAAGAAAGTGATTACAGATTATGAAATTGAAAATGTAAAAGAAATTTCTGAGTTTGATTCCACAAGTTTTCGTGGGATTAATTTAAAAGTCAATGAACGTTATGGTGTCCTTACTGAGTATGATGATGCAGGAAATCCATACAAACAATATTATCCAGCAACAAAAGAAGGTAAGTTGGTTGGTTACAAGGTACGTATTATTGCTGACAAAGATTTCTACTCAATTGGATATGTAGGTGCGGATTGTGATGTGTTCGGAAAAGATGTAACAAAGAATGCAAAACACGTAATCATTTGTGGTGGAGAATTGGATGCCCCTAGTGCATATCAAATGTTGGTTACTTACTTTCACAAGAAAGGTTATGCAAACAATATCCATGTTGTATCGACAGCAGTTGGTGAATCTGGTAGCGTAAAACATATTAAAAATAACTATGAGTTTTTTGACCAATATGAAAAAATCTATTTATGTTATGATAGTGATGAAGTAGGTAAAGAAGCACAAGAAAAAGTAGCAGAAGTGTTGCCTCTTGGTAAAGTATATTTGATGGATTTGCCAGAGAAAGACCCTAATGATTGTTTGACGAAAGGCAAAGATAAAGATTTTGTTAATTCTTATTATGCCGCTAAAAAATTCTTGCCAACTGGCATTAAAGATAGTAGTATTATGTATGAGGCGCTGCTTGAACGTGCAGTGATGAAGAAGATACCCCTGCCACCTTTTATGAAAGGTTTGTCTATGTTGTTTTGTGGTGGTATTCCTCTAAAAACAATTATCAACTTCGGTGCAGGTAGTAGTACAGGTAAAACAACTATTGTAAACGAACTTATTCATTATTGGTTGTTTAATAGTCCTTATAAAGTTGGTGTTGTTACTTTGGAAGCAGACGTTGCAGAATATGCAGAGTGTCTTTTATCTCGTCATATCCAAAACAAACTGCAATTGATTGATGATCCACAAAAGAAACTTGAGTATCTTCAATCTGATTACGTAAAAGAAAAAGCACACGAACTCTTTTTTGATGAAAATGGAGAACCACGCCTTGGTGTAATTGATGATCGTGATGGTGATGTTAGAACTATACAGAAGAAACTTGAGTACTTGATTGTTGCTGGTTATCAGATTATTTGCCTTGACCCATTTTCAGATTTGATTGCTGGTTTTAGCCCAGAAGATACTGAACTTTTTATGAAGTGGGAAAAGACTATGGTGAAGGTTCACGATGTATGCTTTTTGAATATCCAACACATCAGGAAATCAAGTAACACTAAAGACTCTGCATCAATTGGAGGTATGATTACTGAAGAAAGCTTCCACGGCTCAAGCTCAATCTTTAAATCTGCCCATGCTAACGTACTTTGTACTAGAAACAAGATGGCTGAAGATCCAGTAGAACGTAACACTACAAAGGTTAGTGTAAGTAAATGTCGTTGGTCAGGATTTACAGGTATGGCAGGGTCATGGTACTATTGTAATCAAACACATACATTACATGACCTTGATGATTATTTTAGCAAAAAATCAGAACAAGTTGTATTGAGTGACGGTTTTGAAATAGAAATGTAAGGAGATATTTATTGGAAAATGTAAACTATAATAGCCTATTTGCAAGTGATATTGAGGCAAACGGGCTTCTTGACAGTGTTGATAAAGTTTGGTGTATCGTATCTCAGGATATTAATACTGGAGAGTTTTACGTTTTCCATGATTATCCTGAATTTGACAATCAGATTGTAATTGACCCAGAAGATAACAAAGAGTATAAAATCCCAGAAAGAAAAGGTAGTTTGATAGATGGTGCCCGATTTTGGTATAAAATTGGATTGAATAGTGGTAAGATTATTTGTCATAACGCCCTATCTTATGATAAACCTTTGCTTGAGAAGTTTTACCCAAAATGTATTATACCTGTTGAAACATGGCACGATACACTGATTCAAAGTAAGATTCAATGGTACGACCGCCCTTGCCCTAAAGGGGCACGAGGGACACATGGTCTTCAAGCCTATGGTGTTCGTCTTGGTGTAGAAAAGCCAGAGATTAACGATTGGTCTTTCATGGATATTATGAAACTGCACCGTTGTATTGAAGACGTTAAAATTCAAGCTTTAACTTATAAGTATCTTGAAAAAGAGCGTGTGATGGTGAAAGAAAAACTTGGTATTGATTTTTCTGAAGCATTTGAAAACGAAACAAAATACAGAACTAATGCTACAAAACAAGAATCAAATGGTGCAATGGTGGATGTTCCTTTTATGCACAAGTGTGTTGTAGAGTTGGACACCATTATTGAAGAACTTCGTGCAGAGATTGAACCACAACTACCAAAACAAGTTAAGCCAAAATCTACAAAAGTCACAAAATCAGATCTTGGTATGTCTTTAGGCTTGAATCTTAAAGATTCTCATAGTATTAAAGACGGTATCGCAGTGGCAGATAAACCTTATTATAAACCAACAACTAATATCTTTAAGACAGAAATTAGAAAAGGGTATCAGGGTTTTTATAAGGACAGATACAAGACAGGAACTTTTGTAAAACTAAAAGAATGTCGTGATTTTATAAAAGAGCACTACCCTGAAACAAGCCTTAAAGATTGGTTTATTGAGAAAAAAGAGGATTCTTTTAAGATTTTAACTAAATCTGTTTGTGATTATTTTGAAATAGAATCTACTTCTGATGTTGTAGTTGGCCCTTTTACAAAAGTAGAATTCAATGACACTACCCTAACTCAGGGGGAAGTTGTAAAATCTTTCTTAATTTCTCAAGGATGGAAGAATGCACCCGAATGGACCCTGAAGAAAGATAAAGAAGGGCAGTTTATCAGAGTACAACAAGATACTGAAGTACGCTGGCCTGAAAAACCATTATTTGGTGATCCTAACAATCAACTTGTTCGTATTGTAAAGAAAGGACAACCTCTGGTTGTAGCTCCTAAATTGACAGAAGAGTGTTATGAAGAGTTGCCCGAAGGGTTGGGTAAAAAGATCGCAGACTACAATACTTACCAACATCGCCGTAGGTTTTTGCTTAATGATAAAGATGATGAGAAAGGTTTATTGAATCTCGTAAGACCTGATGGTAGAATTACATGCGGAATCAATAACTCAGCTACCAGTACACTCAGATCATCACATAGTAATTGGGTTAACGCGCCGGGGGCTGGAGCATTGTATGGTGAACAAATCCGTAGTTGTATTATAGCCCCAGAAGATAGAGTCTTGGTTGGTGCTGATATGAAATCTGCTCAATTGTCAATTGCCGCTTATTATGCAAACAACTATGATTATTATCTGGCTGTGGCAGATGGCAAAGAAATTAAGACAGATGAGTTTGGTAATGAGCTTATTCATCCTGTATCAGGAAAACCTTGGTATCTTGGTGAATCAGGGCACTGTGTTAACGCAAGAGCATTTACATTAGTTTCAGAGGGGGAGTGGAAACGTGCAGTTGAAACGCAAGATCAAGAATTAATTCACCACATTTCATTGCTTCGTAAGAAGAGTAAAGGTGGTAGCTTTGCAACTATCTTTGGTGCCAGTGGAAAAAAGGTAGCACAAACTCTTGGTATTCCAGAGGCAGTTGGTGAGGCAAAGAAACAAGCGTTCTTGAGTAACATTGGTTTGGATGAAGTAATTAATATTCTCCAAATGATGGTTAACAAGAATAGCAGGTGTGATGGTGGTTACATCGAGTTACCTTTTGGGTATTATGCTTGGTGTAAAGCTCCGCACAAAATCTTTAACTACTTAGACCAAGGCACTGAAGCTGCTTGTCAAAAATGGGCTGTCAACTACTTTGAGGAAAAAGCTACAAGATTAGGTCTAGATTATAAAAAAATTCTGGATTACCATAGGTAACATTGTGGCCTTGTATGGTGACATACATTGAATAACTCTTTTAATTGCTGGAAACCCTAAAGCTTCTTGACAAAACTAATTTATTATTATATAATAATGTGTAATGTCATAAAACAGAGGATAATACAATGGGCAATCAGCAGGTAAGCTTGGAAAATCTATATAGAATTAAACCCTTAGGTGATACACTTTTCCACGATGGATTGGGTAATATTTTCAGTACAAAAAGAGGAAAGTTGAAGAAACTAACTCTAATACCGCATGGTGGAAAAACTAAGAAAACATATTATAGGGTTAAAGCTTTGGGTAGGTTGTGGATGGTACACCACTTGGTTTGTATTGAAAAATATAATCGTCTAATGTTTTCCGGAGAATCTGTAAACCATTTAGATGGAGATACTGAAAATAACTCACCTGAAAATTTAGAATTTTCAACTCACGAAAAACAATGCATTCACGCAAAGCAAAATAAACTCTATTGCTGTGGAGAGGATTGGCATAAAGCTCGTAAGTTGATATAGGTTTTGTCAAGAAACTTCAGAGACTATCGAAAGGTTAACAACAACCTTATTTGTTGTGAGAACTGAGTAGAGTAGGTGTGTAAGCTTATGACACATCGAAATGGAGAGGTTCTGTTGTAGGTCAACAGAATGTGATATAGTCCGATCCTGCGGGAAACCGTATGGCTGCACGTAACGGTGCGGGGTTAGTGTTGCGACTAACCTGAACTGTTGGATGAATTTGCAGTTGAGTCCCATAAAGATTGCGCAGAAGAAGTTGGTAAGGTTATGGTTGAAGCTTATCATGAAGCATCTATAGCTTGCTGGGAATGGCACAAAAAACACTCCAAGTGGTTTACTGGAGACTCATTACCTAATTTCATGTTTGACTTAGCTGCTGGTTTTAAAGTAGGAAAGTCTTACTGGGATATTCACTAAACAACAATTTAAATTAACAACAAAGAAGGAGACAATTAATGTCTATTAGTAAAGCAAAAGGTAAACTTGGTGAAATGGAAGTGATTGATGGTGTAACTTTTAACTTCATCAATCTGCGAATTCCTGTCAACAAATTTGAATCTGATAAAAAAGAGTACAATGTATCTTGTACCATCAGTGAGGATGATTTCGATGAAATCGAGGAACATAAGTATAAAGTTTCTACAGAAACTGTCAAAAACGACAAATATGAAAGTCGATTCAAGGTTCCTGTTCCTTATCCTGACCAACGCAAACAATGTGTTGTTCGATTTGGTTGTTCTAATCTCCGCAAGGATAAGAAGACTGGTGAAATGGTTGAGGTAGATTATGAACTTGAACTTCGCCCCAAGGTATTTCATGTAGTTGACGGAAAAGAAGTTGACATTACTGACAAGATGTTGTCTAATGGTTGTAAGGGTTCTGTATTCTACCAGACTCACACAAACAGTTTTGGGACTATGTGCTACCTAAGGAAGATTGTATTGGATGAAGTTGTAGAGTATGTTAAAGAAGAACTAAGCGTGTAATTAAATAAAATTATAATAAAGGCATTCATATTATTTGATGTAAGCCCTTATTTAAATTGGAGAGTAATATGAAAGTAAAACAACTAATTGAATTACTGAAAGAAATGCCAGAAGATTACGAAGTGTTCAGTATATGTGACCATGGACAACAACCTGAACGATCGCAGGAACCAATGATTGCTTGTACCCCACAAGATTATTATAATAGTTATTCTTTTGAAACTTATATGGAACCTCATGAAGCAGAAGATGAAGGTTATGATGAAGAAGATCTTGTTTATTTTGTATTGCTATAAACGGAAGATATAATGGCTGTAAAGAAACCAGAGAATTCAGAAGGTTTTATAGGCAAAACCTTCAATAATGGAAATTTAGAAATAATAGGAGTTGCAGAAAGAAAACACAATAATATAATGTTTAAGGTAATTTGTAAGATTTGTTCTCCAGATAAAGAGTTATTTCCTGAAGACTATTTTACTATATCAAAAACACATTTATTAAATGGTAAATTGCCTTGTGGTTGTTCTACTGCTCCTAGGTGGGATGAGAGCAAGTGGTTAGTTCGGGCAAGAAGGGCTGTAGAGAACAAAACTTTTATCATTCTTGGTCTTGCTGAAAGTTTTAAAGGATATCTTACAAAGGTGAGTTGTAAGTGTAAAATAGATGGTCATACTTGGACATTATCGCTTGATAATATAACTCGCGGAATAAGTGGTTGTCCCGTCTGTTCCAAGAAATATAGACCAACAGAAGAAGAAGCTTTGGATAAATGTATTGTAATTTGTAAAGAAATGAATTATGATCCGATAGGTTTTCTTGCTGGTTATACAAACGCAAATAAAACAATATTTGAATATGTCTGCCCACATCATGGATTACAGAGAGTAAGATATAGTTCATTTATTCATAAAGGAAGTAGGTGCTGGGATTGCGCCAAGGATGTTGGTAACGGTAGAGGTTACTATCCTAAAAGAGCAGAGGAACAAGATTATTTATATGTGATGAACTTTGATGATAAATATATCAAAGTTGGAAGGAGTTTTGATGCTTACACAAGAGTTGGTCAGTTACAATGGGAATCAGGATGTTCTAATATAAGAACTGACCATATCTATACTGCAACACATAAAGAAGTTTATAATTGTGAACAAAAGTTACATTCAATACTACGGGATCATGGTTTGCAGTACAATACAACATGGTCAACGGAAACATTTCATAATCATAGCGGGCACGTTTTAAATGAATTACTTCCATTCTGCGGACTAGATAAATTTTATTAATTTAAATTAAAATAAGGAATAATACATGACTAAATTTTCAGGTACAATTGAAAAACTTTATGTAAAATATGTTGATAAAGTTAAAAAATATAGCGTTAGTATTGTGAATTCTAATAACTTCTATGGACTGGGTTTGCACAATGATAAATTTGTAAAAGTTGGCGATGTTGTTCTGAAAGAAGGTATGCAAGTTGAGTTTGAATACGCAGGGCAATTCAAAAATATTGATATGAATACCTTTAAAATTATTCAACAAGAAGTGCCGAAAGAAGTTAAGAAAGCAAAAAATGACAAAGACTTAGCAATTCGTCTTGGGAATTCTATTACAATCGCAACACACTTGACTAAAAGCAAACTGGATATTGTTGCTATTGCTAAACAAGTCATGCCAATGGTCGATGAACTACGTGATAAACTAGCAACCAAACATACAACCATGGACACATATAGTCTGGGAGCACGTCTGGGCCAAGCAGCTATAATTGCTGCTCAATACACAGCAAGCATTGATGATTTTATTGGTTTTGCTGAAGAACTGTTTGAAGAGATTTGTCAAGCTGAAGAAGATCTAAAGAATCCAAAAAAAGTGAAGAAAGAAGAAACTAATAGTGTCCAAAATAATCTTACACAAAGCCAGCATAATGTTGCAACACCTGTCTATAATGAGCCGTCGGTTTATTGGGATAACGATATTCCGTTTGCCCCGATTGGTTTGCAATACCCTCAACTATTGTGGAGCATGTAATGAAGTGGTGTGGTGAGTAGACTTACAATGTTAAGAGAGGGATCACTATGCAAAGGAGAGTTTTCTTTAATGGTAACTATTACTGTGTCCAAACCATGGAAGGGTTATTACGGTTAAAACATAGATGGTGGCATGATGTGAATGTGAAGCCAAATTTTACCGCAGCGGAATTAGCGTTTACTTACAAGTATCGCTTAAATAAGCGGCAAGATTACAATTGGACCGATTATCAGATGAAAATTTGACTGTGTAAGAAGTAATCAAGACTGAGTAGGTTGATGAAAAACGGTTCCCAATCTCACGAAAGATATACCTATAAATAAACCCCTCATTTGAGGGGTTTTATCCTATTTGCAGTTATTCCAAGAAAAGTCATTGACAGATTACCTGAAACTCCTATTCTATTCTCTGTATAAAAATTATTAGAGAATGTATGAGACCAAATATAGTAAAGGTGTCAATTTATTTGTCTCCATTTATTAGCCACATATACAAACCTAACAGGTTGGTTCAGTAACAACGCCACATCTGCGTTAGTTTTGGTCTGTATTGTGGCCCCATTCTTGATGGTGATCGCGTTCACACCACTACCATTGAACAGAGTTAGCTCTCGGCCATTAACCCCACCGGTAATGCCAACAAGGTTAAAGGCCCCCGCTTGCGGACTTAACATAACTACGGTTAACGTATCAGAGACAAGTGTATAATCTGTTGTTGTTGGGACTGATACAAATTTATAACCCAAGTTATGTGTTTGGAAATTGTTTCCAAGGCTTGGGCGGGTATTGTCGTATACAAAAGAGTCAGAGAACTGGTTCCCACGGGTGATATTATTCACTGAAGTGATCGCGGCTGTTTCAATTGAATTAGTACCAAGAACAGGATCTGTAATAGCTTGAACCCATAAGGTTTTAGCGCTGTCTTTGAAGCTGTTGCCTACTACTTGAATCCCAACACAATTACCTTCTGTTTTTATTTGATAAAAACTTCCAGATGGTGCATCAAGAAATATATTATCCTTGATAATAGCAGTACGTACATATGTACCAATAAGAATAGCCTCTCTTTCGTGACTATCGAACTGATTTCCTTGAATAATAATTCCAGAATCTATTGATTTATCTGTTGGGGTGGCGTTGTCTATTTCAATATGGTTTCTACAATATGCCATACGATTATTTAGTACAGTCACTCTATTGTATTCAAAACCAGCTCCCCGAGGAGATGAGTTATTAATAAATACATTTCTTGCAAACCCTGATATGTAGTTGTCTCTAATTGTTGCACCTACTGTATATCCTTCGTTGAGGGCCATACCATATGTATCACCACCAGTATATGGGCTAGTAGGATAGGCCCTATTTCCGAATAAACGGTTATTTGCTATTACATCTTCTCTAGACCTTGCAGCTATGCCCCGCCAACAGTTAATTCCTGTATTTCCAGTAAATACTGACCCATAACTTCCCCCATGAGATGTAGCCATATTAAATTTAGCATTAATTACTGTACATGTTTTCATAAAACACATAAGACTCGGCATTTCAAAATATGTTATATCAAATGTTTGGGAAGGATTATCAAAATGACATGATATCGCACCACAACCTTGTGAGCTGATAGTTTTTATGGCATTAAAGGAAAAGTAATTTGGATTTCCGGGGTTTATAGATCCGAATGTAATTTGGGTACTAGCATCAAGAAACACTCTACAAGACTCTGCTGTGCAATTATGACTATAAACGAATTGTATTGATGCACCAGGTAGCTTCTTGTTATTAAATTTACACCCAGAGACACTAAATTCCCTTCCATAATAAATCTCGACTGCTGACCCAGTACCATTCCGTATAAACTTGATACCAGAAATTGAACCAGTGACTCCGTTTATTTTTTTAATGGTGGATATAGTTCTTACACCTGAATCAGGTTTAGGAGTTAATGGGTACTGGTTGAACACCAAGGGAGATACTGGTGTAATTACTGTGGGTGTTTTTGAATATACCTCAAAAAATTCACCGAACCAGCTAGGGGAACCAGATGCTGTAGCAGTACCCAACTGCATAGTTCCAGCATCAGGGGATAAGCACATTGTAGAGCTATGTATAATACCTAAATCTCCAGCTGCAAATGGAGTTGTATCTCCTATTGTAATAGTTGTTGAAGAGAATGTAGAAATCGGGGATGTTAGTGGGACTTCTGAACCAACTGTACCTGATAACTTAAAACCAAAGTTTTTGAATGTTACTGTCCCCGTCCCTAAAATTTCGACAGGGGTGGTATACTGTTTATCTACCCCTGTTATGAACAGATATTTTCTATTCATGACTAATGGAATTGAATTTGCCACAGCATAATCTAATGCTAGTGCAACATAAGGTGCATCATCATCTATTCCATTGCAAGGTGCATTGAACATCTCTGGAGTAACATAAGTAATTGCTGTGTTTAGTAGTAATCTATTGCTCTGGTCTTCCCATGCAGTGGGGCCAAGTCCTCCTGAACTTGCCGGGGTAGATCCAGCAGGGATTGTTTTTGGTACTGCCCCCTTCCATGCATACCCTTTACCTTCCAATTCAAATAACAGAGCTTGTTTTGAATCAACAATGGTGGCTCCCTGTTCAAAACTCCCTGCTACAATCGAATACCCAACCTCTGCATAACTTCTCCTCAAAGACTCCCTTATTTGTGGTGTAAGTTTAACAATAGCATCTAAAGAATAAACTCTCCAATTAACATCCCCTACCGGAGTAACTCCCATGTTAATTGGGTTTGTAGTTGTTGCATTAGGTGCATACCACATTGATCCATCTGTAAACTTGCGCAGTTGGTTGAAAACAAGTTCCTGCTGTCCTGCTTGCCAATCTAATGGATCTTTAAAATAAAAATTATCAAGAAGTGCTTTACGGACACTTGGTACTTTACTACCATCTTCTACAATTACTTCTTCTGTTGCAGTACCATTGACAATTTGATGAATTTGTTCACCAGCGGTAATTGTCTTTTCGACTGCGGCTTGATATGTTAATGCCATTAGAAATCCTCCTTTTTTAATTTAGACGTTTTAATTAGATCAAAAACAAGTTGATCAGAGCAAACATTTAGAAGTTCAATAGATTTAAATGTGGTGTCTTTATGTGAAAGATTTTTATTTTTTGCTTCAGAAATAATCTTTTGCTCAGTTTTAAATACGTCATAATGTGTTCCAGACCATACTGAAATAATGGTAGGTACTATGTTATATTGCAATTTCAACTGTCCAAATCTAGTGTTTAATTTAAAAGACCTACCTATTTTTAAATACTCGTTATTGAAATTTAAAAGGTATAAAAAGTCTCTATCATCCTTACGTTTAGGATAATACCCAAACAGCCCCGGAGCGACTCCGCAATCTCTGGCACAAGCCATGCAACCATTTCTTTTATCTTTAAAATCAGTAAATGTTATGAATTTAACTCCATGTTGTGGACACCTATACTGTAGTTTTGACTTTTGGTTTATGTAGCCGTCAGGAAACCCTAAGAAAGTGTAATTTCTCTCTTTACATATTTTTTCGCAGTATGTAAAAACTTCTTCATATGACATTCTTTTCAATACACTTAATTTTTTGTTGCGACATATTTTACAACAGGCACCATTATGCATAATATTTACAAGACTAGATTCCCAAATATTACCATCTCTTAGGCATTCACATTTTACTTTTGTATTTTGCCCGTGAAAAATTTCAGTATAATCGTGAACAATAAAACCTTTTTGTTTTGCTGCTCGTTTTGCTTTTATCAAAAACTCGTAAGCATTCCAGTTACGTTTCTTAGCACACCCACAAGGTAATTTGCCAGCCCTTAAGTCCGATAGTCCACAAGTAAAATAACCTAAAGGAAACAGTTCTTTATCTAGCGAACATACTTTGCAAACAACTTTATATTTTGAATGTTTTGATTTTTCCAACAGTTCAACAACTTCCAATCTACCATTATTAAATGTCTCACCTACAAAATCTTCTGCCTTCTTTCTATAAGTTAGTGACACTATGTATTACTCCTCTTTTTCTTTTGGAGAACTAGGTAAAGTGCTTTGTGGTAAGTTACCACCAAATCTGAAGCTTAAAAACTTACCTAATAAATTTTGATGTGTTACTAAGAACCCATAAGCAAATAGCAGCCATTCATCTATTTTTAAATGGTAACTATACCAACAAAACATAATTGTCATACAAAATAAACCAATATGGTTCCATAATTTTGTATGGGATAATCTGTTGTCTTTAGGATCTGTAAATAAATCTGAAAATTTCATATGTTTCTCTTTTACAAATTGGTGCTATGTTTAAATAATATTAACCTAAGATGTGAGGTGTTATTAAAACTAACGAGAGGGTGTAATATAGTATGGTGAATCTTTCTTGTTGTTTTATTGTGAAATAAATATATTCTATCGCCACCATGTACGAAGTTTGAAAATAATAAAATTTGTAGTAATCAAATAAGGACAATAGTGTAGAAAAAACCGCACACAATGCAAAAATTGACATCAATATATGGTAGTTTTTATTTACAATGTTATTTGTAATAACAGAAGATATCATTAGTAAATCAATAAAAGAAAGTACAACCAAATAAAACAAAACATCTTGTATTCTACCTGTGCTGGCGTAGTATGATAAGACTAACTGTATTGATAATAGTGTTATAATGACAAAACAAACATACCTGTATTCTTGCTTTGATATAAAAAATAACAGTACAAAACAGAAAATATAGATAAGAAGGCTTAACATAACTTACCTCCTTACCCTGTATTATTTCCTATTTTGATCTTTAATAAGTTCTTTGATCTCTCTCATAACATCATCGAATTTATCATCTAATTTACTATCTAACCTTGTTATCTGATCTTTTATTGGGCCCATTTTACGGTCTAATGTTTCATCAAGCTTATCTTGTGTTACTGCCATAGCTTCAAGCTTTATAAATTTTTGGTTTAGTTGATTAAAGCGTTCGGTGGAATCTTTCTTAAAATCTTTATAGTCCCCCACAACTGGGAAAGTAACCAACTCAAACCTGCTGTCAGAAGGAGCCACAAAGCTTTACCAATGGTAAAGAAAATTTCTACAGGCATAAACTAGATTACTCCATGAATTTTGGTTGTTGTGGGAAAACAATATACGGGAAATTTTCAAGTGATGTTATATCACGAAGTGCTTGCCTGTATTCAAGAAACTCAGAAATTTGTATGTCAGAATATGTTGTTCCTTTTCCTGACATATTTTCTTCAAAATGACGAGTAGCAATCCAATCAGTATCTTTCAGGATTTTATTTCGTTGTTGCAATATTTTGTTTGTTTCTTTTAGTATAACTTCTTCTGGGGTTTCTACAGATTCATAAATTCCACCATATTTTCCACCAACTAAACGAAACTGGTCTAATTTTTCATCATTTTTTACTGAATACTCACCACGAGTTTGTAAATCTTCAATATTTGGTTCAAAATCGCACGTACTTAGTAGCTGACCTTCTTTATTAAATATATAATACATTATTTAACTCCAATGATAAAGTACGTGGCAAAGTTTCCTGGGTAGGCAGTACCATCAACTAATACGGTAACAACACGACCTGATGTGGTTACTTGAAAACTAGCCATATCATTGTTGCCGTCATCAGACATATTGGCTGGACTCGCTATCCATTTACACTGGGCCTCACTATATCCAGAGGGTAAAGGTATAGTACCACCATTGGCTACTGTACCTGTCAAAATAGAAATGTTAGATGCTGTCAATGTTAATGCATGACTGTGTGTTGGTGAACCACTATTAGTTGCAGAGTTTGTACTACCATTACCTACAGTGCTTGGAGTAGCCATGCTGATTGTTCTATTTAGACTTAGATCACCGCCGCCAGTTAACCCAACACCGGCAGAGATTGCCTTACTATCTACTTCTGATTTACTAAACACGTCTAAATTAGTTCGTGCAACAACTTTATCTAATAGGTCATTTAAATTCTCAGATTTTTTTAAGAATTCGTTTATTTTTTCTTCAGCAACCCATTTAATGTATTGCCCATAGTTGTTTAAAAGATAGTTCCACTCATCTGCCGCTGGTTTTTGAGACTTATCCCATCCAGTTTCAATTAGAGAAGCTTGTGGTAATTTTTTATTCGGTCTCTGTGCATTAGGCAAAATAACATCGTTACTCGCCCATACAATCAGAGGGTTTGTTGGTTGTGCCAAAATTTACTCCTTACTCAAATATCATAAGTTGAAACATAAGATGTAAACATCAATCTACCTCCACTTGTAGGTATATCATTGTCATCTGAGAAACCAAAACCTCCCCCGTCATCATCCCCATCAAAGACAAAAGGTATACCAACACCATCTACGACTCTTAAATCTGTAATAAGTGGCATTAATCCAGCGATATCATCAGCGGTAGTTGCAAGATTAAAACAAGGAGATCCAATAGCAATATCAAAACGATATTTGTCTCCTTTGTAAGTAAAAACAGACTCATTACCGAGCAACTGATAAAGAACATTAATTATATCAGGGCGTGTTCCATGCTTTTGTGCTTCGCCGGTTTTCAAGAACAATGTTGCTCTGTAGTCATCGTCATCTAACCCGTTACGATAGATTTGAAAACGAGCTCCTATATCATCCAGATAAACACCACTAGCCTCTGACAATAACCTTCTAACTGCTAGTTGGTATAAAGTATCATCAATAAGCTTCCACCTATCCAAATCAATTTGCAATATTTTTTGAATATTAGGTTTTTGTAAAGCTTCAGGAAGGTAGTCTAATCCTTCCTGAACAAAACTCTCTTTTATTTGTATATGGTCAACATTTTTTAATTCCATAATTTAGTTGCCTCATTATACAATTTGGTTGAAATATACATCAGACTCTGCTAAAATTAACACATCTTCAATATCTGTATTGAATGTTGCAGAAGAGTATGCACTATCGGGGTCAGATGCTAATTTTATTTCTACAGTTAGTACTTGAAATTGAATCAAAGGAACAGATGAGGTTACACTTTGTATTAGTTGAATATTATACAGTGTAGGATTTATAGGATATCCATTAATTGTGTCAAGTAAACCAGAAGTTATGATATTTCTCTCAGAATCTGCTAACGGCCTATTTTGTACTGTTTTATATGAAACTCTAATTGCTACATCTTTTTCTGTGGCCTTTGTGTGATAGATAGTTTCTACTTGACCGTCCTCGGTTTCAATGTTATAGTTAACATTACCAAAAGTTGCATTAGAGCAGGCAATCAGTTCATACAACCTTTGAGAGATAGATGGTGTATCTCCCCCATAAACTACCGGTACAAATTTATATGGTGGTATACCAGCAGGGCTTGTGGTTCCAGTAGGATTAGAGAATATTTTAACCTTACGAACACCGTCTACACCAGTCAACAGCCCGTTGATAATTGCAGAACGAGTTGCAGCGGCAGGAGAACTAATCTGTGAGCTTGCTCTGGCCCGATACTCACTGTCTGATTCAATATTTGCACCACTAAAGAATGCCTCAATATTACCACTAGAAACATAACCGGAAGGTTGAGGAGTGATTGTTGTAACCTGACCGATACTGACTGGGTTCAACCCTGCATCTTCTGCAATGACATCAAACCTGATTGTTTTGTTTCCAATTTGTGGGGAGATTTTAAAATCAACTTTCTGAGACAAACCTACCATCTCTGTTGCAGAAGTATAACCTATATACATAGAGCCAGCAACATTATCGATAAAAATACGACTTAGATTTTCGTTAATTGTATTGTCAATAATAAACGTCTTAATACTATTGAAGAAAGAGTTTAACTCTACGCTATTTGGTGTTTTGTTAGTTAGCGTTAGATTAAGTGTAGCAGTAACTGAGGTAGTTGTATTTAAAATGGTAAAAGTATAACTACCTGTATTTATTTGAGAATTCAATAATGTATGTGCAAAAATATTACCTGCAACCAATACATCTTCTTGTAAAATAAAAGTAGAATTTACTTTGTAAGTTCCGGCAGAATAGGTAGTATTATAAGGCACTGTACTATTGAGCACCATTTCTACACTACCAGTTGCTTTAGTCAAACCATTACGATAAATCCCTCTACGAGAAAACAAATCATCAAGATACTTACCTTCAGCACCTTGATATGTCTGACTATTATAAACTTCTTCCATTTGCATCCAGACTTGATTTTCTCTGTCTGCTTCGATTGATACAATCTTATCTATTACACTATTGTCGTTAGTATTAATATTAGAACCAAACAAATCTCGGTAGGCTTGTTTTCTCTGTTCTACAATTTCTGTTAGAGATGGCCTAAGAAAGCCAAAACTATTTAGACCATAAGTTGCCAATTTTACCTCTTTACTAATAATTGAAAAGCGTGGTTCCCCTATTAAATTACTGCGGTAGAGTTCTTATGAGTCCCTTGTAAAGAAACATCAACTTATTCACAAGGTTATAAGTTGATGTTTATGATGATTGTCATGACTTACCTCGCAATAAGATAAAAGCCACGTAGGGGCTTTTGTTCTAACCCAGCAGCCATTCACCCGCATCTGCATCAACTACTGTCAAATGAATAGTACCCAGCCCAGGAACGGTAGCAGGGTTGTTTAGCCCAATCCCCAGGATATTCCCCCCTGTATTAGGATACACTTTTTTAGCTGTACCAGTCACGTCAGTCACTTGAATTTTGTGCCCATTGCCGACAAAAGCTGAGTTAGGTAATTTCAGGCCAGCATTACTTGCCCCTCCTGATACCCCAACCGTACGTACTGATTTGTCTATACTAGCTGCGGTAGATTGGGAAGTTCCAGTTGCGGTAATTTTTGCTACTGAGTTTCTTGTCTGGAACATCTCTTGTCGAATGACTTCTAGTGATTGGCCGTGTACATAGACATCCACATCATTGAGGCTGGGGGGTGTGCCGACCTGCGCAACCCCAGAAGGGTTGTATCCCCGCACAACGACGCGGTTATGTCCACCGATACCGCCCCAATCTACCCAGCCCGCTTCCATGCCGCTACCGATCAGCTCAATATCACAGTTGGTTGACCCACCGTAAGTACCGCCGAAACGAATCCCCTTAGCTAGAGGCAGGCCAATACCTTTATACTCCTCACCAAGCCACGCCTTTATTATGCAGCTTGACCCGTCGTTTATAATGTTATCGCCATTCCACGGGTAATATATCCGGCAAGAGCCATCAATTATCGTCCCATTAGCGCCGTTGTAAACGTTCACCATCCCACCCTCGAAGTGCGATTCTATGAATTCATTACCATCAGCGCCACCGCCGCCCGCGATGTACAGAGCATGCGATACCCTACTGGCTTGGCTTGGCGCACCCTGGTCTGTGTAGAAAAGAGAATATACGTGAACTTTTGACCAGCGAGCATTACCCTTCTCGACCAAGAGGTTTTTGTAAGTGTTTGTGGCCTTTTGCCCACTCGTGTGGATGATGATGTCGTCGCAATGAGAATCATGCGGTCCGCCAAAGCGCCAGCCATTACCACCGCTATACCCGATGGTGATCGAACTAAACCTACCCTCAAGCCCTTCTGCCAAAGCGACTCCTGCGCCCCACTCAGTGCGCATACCATCATCAGCAGAGTGATAAATTCGCAGGTTTTTGAATTTATTCGTGCGCCCATAGTATTTGAGACATGTTCCTGATGTTATCCCGCTGGAATTACCTGGGCGTTGGCGGTTTCCGTTCAGTGCAAAATCAGACAATTCTAGATTATGCGCGCCTTCCTCACTACTAGTTCCAAATAGCGAGTCGGCGTTTTCCGAGCGAATTATATCAGACCCAGTAGATGCGCTATTTGGCGCTTTGAGCTCTGTTAGGTACTCACCAGCACCCCGCAATACTGTATCTTGGTACACGGTTACTCGTGAGCAATTAAATGGTGCATTACCGGGTGGCATTATAACTGGGTATTTCAGCGTGTGTGCGATATCCACCGCGCGTTGCAAGATAGGGGCGTTATCTGGGTTGGACAGTTTAAACCCGAGCCATGAGGCATTTAACTCATTACCTGCAATCACCAGAGTTGCCGTTTTTCCAGTTCCAGCATTTAGGATATCAATGCCGTTCGGAATGCCTCCGGCCACAACATTAAAGCGGGCATTATCACGGTCTGTGATTGTTAGTTTGGCTCCGACACCGTATCCCCCAGCAGACACCGAGGAAACAGTAGCAAAAAGTTCATTTCGCAACAGTTCACCGCTCCTGTCAACAAAACCACCGCCAGTCGGGTCTGTCCCAGCAATAACATTCCCAGCAGCTCCGGAGAAGATCTTATTTAACTTTTTGCTCCACAAGGTATCATTATCGTTAACTAGTGTACCACCATCTTCGAAACTGCCCGCTACGAGATTATAGCCTGATTCGGCAGCAGATCTTTCCCAAAGAGTTCTGGTAGTGCTATCTTGCATTGCATTAAACATTTCACTATTTGTAACAGTATCGGTATTTCCTGATGGGACTAGATCTGACCGTGAAAAAGCTGTTTGTTTAAATGCTTCAAAATCATTGCCCCACTCAACATCTAAGGGTGTACCATCACCCATTCCCAATGTAGTCTCTTGCCTCAAGCTACCATAAGGATATTGAGGAGAAGGTGAGGATGCGTTAGGTTGATATTTTTCCCATGCTTTTACTGACATTCAAATACTCCTCTTAAAATTCTTTCCAGCCGCCCCACGAAATGCCTTGCTGGCTCCATTGCAGCAGGGAGTTCCAACTTATTCTTCTAAAATCTTTGTACAAACCTTGCCAAGTGTTAATCCAAGTGGAATCACCAGTAAAAGGTAGTCTAAAATTAATAAAATGATAAAGCTTCGCTCCATATTCAACTTCACCTAAAGAAGGGCACAAATCTTGTGCAGTTTCATCAGGAGATGGGTAATAATAACCGTCACCAAAGTAGGCAACATTGACTTCTTCAAGCTCTTGTGTTATTACTGTCAAATATGCTTCATACTGCCTAGTTTGCGTATTGAAACTGGAAGTAAAATCTTGTATTCTTAGCACATCTGGTTCTAGACGTACTGTTTCTCTAATCTTGGCATCAACAACTTCTTTAGGTATTTTATTTCCTAAGTAACTTTCATAAGGGAAACCAAAATCTAAATTAAACTGCCATTCATTTTGCCAAATTGAAAATCTGAGCAACAATCGTTGCCATAGTGAATTTATGTTCTCAGTAACTAATTGGAAATCCCCTGACTCTGTTATCAAGAGATCTCCGGTAGTTTGGTCTAATTGCAAATCTACATACTCGGTCGCCACATAGACCTCTTATAGTTGGGGAGAAGGAATTACACCTCCTCCGTGTGTATGATTATTATAAACTTGTTTTACATTTCTCAAGCTGATACCATCACTTGTTACGAAGTCGCCGTCAGATGTTACTTTTGCCCCATTGATTTTGAAATATTGATCTGTAATGGCTTCAACACTATCCTTTTTGATTGTGATTTTTGTTGTGTTGTGCTGGATAATTAGATTTTCAGGATCAATGGAAACTGGAGTTGTTTCAGTAGACAACTCAGAGATAAAACAAATTCCTTGAAGTACGTGAGTATCTACATTCTTTTCTAGATCAATAGAAACTTTTCCACCTTTAAAACCATCCATAGGTTTCTCAGGAAACTTTACGACACCGATGTCACCTGCTTTAATAGGTACTGTTATTTTAATTGTACCACCTTGGGCACTATATGTATGAACTGGGACATCATATATCGTTGGGTATTTATAGTTTAAAAGTTGATCTACAGGAGATACACCTTCATATAATATTTCAACATCAACTGTACCTTTTCCGTAATCTACTGCTACAACTTTAGCAGGCATCTGTGTATGTATTTCCTGCATCTGTCTTCCGAGGTACAATGAGAGCGCATCATCAAACCTGTTAGATGTTATCTTCAATTATACCTCCAAGTAAAATATAGCAGAAACATTATGCATAGGTATTTATTAATAATGTTAACGGTTATTGAACAAGAGTCCCTGTTGTTTCTACAAGTTGCAGAGTACTCATCCAGTCCCCACCTTCGTAACTTCCGTTGTGTGTTACTTTAATTACTTTATAAAATCCATCATAATAGCTGGACTTTAAGTAAATAGTAGATTCTGGAATAATTGCGCCCAATAATTGTGTTTTAACTTCAAGACCAACATCTTCTTTTGTTGCATCTTGTGCTGCTTTGGCAACTTTGCTCATGTAGGGTTGTTTGGGGGAAGGTGAACCAATCATCCCTGTTTCTTCGCTTACCTCATAAACAAACTGTTCAAAACGCTTACCAGTTACTGTAACATAACTTGCACCATCTTGGACTGAGAAATTGGCACCAAATTCTTTACAGAACTTAGAAAGGCTATCTGAACATTTCCCAGAGAATGAACGAGCAGATTGAATTGAACCAGAAACATTAGCAATACGTCCAATCGGAAGTTTCATATCTGAAACTAGGTCGCTGATAATTTTATTTGCAGAAGTTCCAGCACGATAAGATCTGTTAGTCTTAGCATAAGCTAAATTTTGTTTTGCATCACCAAAGATAAATTTAGTTTTCCGTGTATGTCTGTCCCAACTATCTTCCATATATTCAACTGCACCCGCAAAGACTTGGACATTATTTCCGTCTTGTCCTGCTTCTAGGATTCCACCTAATGAATTATCAAGGTTATCTTTTAGATATTGTACAATTGTATCTGGTAAGTTATAGACAGTAACATAGGCTTTGTTTGGTTTGTCTGTATTGTCCTTGACAACCTCAAACTCTATCTGTAAACTATCTTTTATTTGGTAAGCATTGTTTTCAGATTTATCAACAGACTCTTGGATATTGATTGTGTTTCCTGTGAATCTAACTGGCTTACCAATAATAAAATTGTATGTTCTCACAGGGTGTACCTCTAATTTTAACTATCAGGACTATTATACCACAACTCAATTTGTTTTGAAGGGCCCACATTGTATTGCGTAATTCTGGCACTAAAATCAGCTAGTGCGGCGGCAATAATATCCCCAGAAGAAAGATTGAGACTATAATTGTACGGAGTCAGATGTTTTGTATAAGATGATAATTTAAAAGAAACTGTAGGGTCAGCACCTACATCACCAATATACATTGTCCAACTTTCTCCTCGTTCATTGTATATGAACCTGACTTCATATGTTTTATCATCTATAACAATACGTTGAGTTTGGTCTGGGTATCCATCTTCAATGTCGAATACTTGAGAGGTAGCCATTAATTACCTCCAAAACTTAATTTAGATTGGACTTGACTTTGTGGAACAGAGGTTGTTAGTCCTTCATCTAAAAAGATCTTACTAAACGGAGCTGTCAAGTTTTTAGTCTCAGTAACTGTAACTTCTTTTCTGCGAATTAAATCGGGAACACTACCTTGCTTAGCCCCTTTATTTTGATTTGTTTTTGATGTGTTGTTTAAATCAGCACCAACATTTATAGCAAGGACCGTTTTTCCTACAGTAACAGTTCTCATTTCACTAAGTGAAATATTAAATGTCATTTGGTCTGATGGACCTTCACGATTCATATCAAGCGAGCTGATAACGTAATTACTGATTGCACCTTCTTCAAATTCTAATGATATTCCGGCACGACTATCCCGTGCTGCTTTTAATACTTCATAAGCTTTTGAAATACGTCCTGAAGATTTTGGAGAATTTGGGTCTGTGTTGGTATCCCATTCTACTTCTTTTCTTACGAGGTATGGTGCAGTAGTAACACGACCAACAAAACTAAACTTTCCATCAGGAGAGAATACATGGTCTGTAATGTTAGAGCGTGATTCTATAGGATATTGTGTTTTTTCGTTTTGTAATGAAATATTGTAGTTATCTACACTATCAAAAATCATTACAATTTCAGACTCTGGTAGAGCAGAAAGCTTTGAATTTATGTCAGATGCTTTTGTTCCACTCTTTAGGCCAGAGATAAACATTGTGTAAGCCATTATTAATCCCTATGTTATTCATTTATCAATAACATTATAAACTTATAAATAATCTTATCACAAAAACATAAAATATTCAAGAGTTTAACAATGCTTTAAATATTAAAATTAGAAACAATATTAAAATAAAGGGTTGAATTAACAACCCTTTTAATTTGTTTAAGACTATTATTAGTCTGACATCAAGTTAATCAGCGTATTACCGAAATTAGAAGTCCCTGCATCTACTTCAACTTTAACAGCATCAGCAAACTTAGTGCCATCAGGAACAACTTTTACATTAATAGTTTGTGGTGACTGATTCATCAAAGGAGAAGGCCCTGACATTGGTGCAAGTACAGAAGGAACCCTGATACCTGAGACAGAAGATTGCAAACTTGGTCGCATATCTGTTCGCATAGTTGGGGCACCAAATATGCTATCAACAACACTCTTTTGCCAAGGGACAAAATAATCTTGGACAAAATTATGGAACAAGTAGAATGAGCCAGCTCCCATAGCAACAGGTGTTGCCCCAAATCTTGCTGCTCCTGCTGTGGCAGCTCCAGCTCCCCTGTTGCAGCCGCTGCTGCACCACCTACGGCGGTTGCTGCTGGAAGCAACTTAGGAATCATTTTAAGAGCTTTGACGATTGACCACAAAAACCCTGAAAGTTTAGCAAAAGCACTAGCTGCAATTAAAACACCTGCTGCTTGCGCTACCCAACTACCTTCAATTTCTTTTAGTGCAGGAATTAATTGTGTCAGAGGATCAAGAATATATTTATTAAGATAATGGTATGTCAACAATGAAACATCGTGAACTGTTCCACCAAAATACATAAAACCATCAACTAACCCACCAAGAGCAATACCGATTGCTCTAGCTGCACCTTCATTGTTTTTAAGTGCAAAAGCTAGACTGTTAAATGTGCGAGTCAAAGCCTCACCAAAGCCTGACATGAAGATTACGTTTTGGAAATTAGTCCATGTTTGTTGTAAGCGGCGCATAGCAACACCATTACTATTGAGCATTTTTTCAAGTGCTCCGCCTTTCTTGGCTGCATCAGACATCATCTTCCCCATCAAAGGTAAGATATCCTCTGCGAGTAACTGTCCTTTTTCCATCATTTTAAAAAATTCAGGGGTTGTCAACTCTTTTCCTGAAAATTCCGATGCAGCTTTTCTAAAAAGATCTAATGCTCCGGGGAGCTGCTCGCCGATTTGATTTTTTACTTCTTCGCTCATCAATTGCCCTTTGTTGGCAATTTGTGTAAAACCAAGAAGTGCTTTTTCAAATCTAAACTGGTCAAGCCCGAGAGCTGTGGAGTATTCACTAAGACCAGTAAACAATTCTTGGGTTTGTCCACTTGACATGATTTCTTTAGATGCTACGCTCATCTGAACGAAACCTTGAGCTGCTGTCTTCAAATCAAGGCCCAATCTATAGGCTTCATCTCTGATAAATTGAATCTTAGAAGCTGTCTCAGAGGTGCTATCAGATGTCATAGACATTGCAGCATTAATACCTTCAAACATCTGACCAGTGCGCATAACTGCGGCACCACCAGTAAATGCAAGGTTGGCTGCCGTCAAAGCAATAAAGGCTGAACGGACTTCACGCAATGTTCCAAGGAAATCTCTGCCACCCGCACTAGCTCGCTTGAAATCACGTTCTAATGCTGCTACACTCTGTCTATATACTTGTAAGCTAATTGCACCAGATTTTAATTGAGCATTTAATGATGCTACCTGTTGACCCATTGCTGCATTTCCAGCACCTCCAAACATACTTGTACGTCTGATATTTCCCGCACTGATTGTTTCTTGGGCTCTTGCAGATCTATTGGCTTCATTTCGTTGATTTCGTATTGCTTCTCTACGAGCAATCAGCATATCACGAGAAGGCATAGGGCCCATGAATTGCCCTGCAATCTTATTCTTAAATTGTTCTTGTCGTTTTGCTTCAGATTCTTGCCTGCGAGCATCAATCTCTCTTAATTTTCTAAGGGTATCATTATGCTTTTTTGTTGCTGTTTCTGTTTGTCTTGCAATTCGTGCTTGTTCTTGGACAGCTTTCTTTGCTTCCCGTTGCTGCATTTTAGTATTGGTTCCGGGGAGAATGGCATAGGGCCAACAAATTGACTCCGGCTGCCACCACCTCCCCTGCCAGATGTTCCTGCAATCCTACGTCCGGCAGACATAGCAGAACTCATCTTTCCCTGCACCTTTGCCCATTCCGAGCCAACTTTTCGTATAGCCATTAATGCACGTTTATACGAGGTGTTGTCAACTTTGAAGGTTACAATATTTGTGATTTTGCTCACATTTATTTCTGTCACTTTTCCTCACATTTATATTGTTGTGAAACAAAATAAGCCGCCACCTTTTCAGGGGCAGCCTAAAAGCTTATCTACAAATTATGACCGTCTAGGTTTGTTGTTCATACGTTCTACTTCGTCATCTTGAACAGCCTGAGCAACATTTTCTACAAATGTTTTCATTTCAACGTAATCGTTCAACCTAAATAGATCATCCATTGAGATTTCATCCAAAGAGAATATAGTTTCATTAGTAGAACTCAAGACATTAAATCTTAACATATCAAACCAGTCGAGATGGGAATTCTCCCCCACATATTGAATAGCTTTTTTAACTATAGGGTTAATTTTGATTTGTTTTGATTTTCTAAGTACTAAGCTTATTTCTTCTTTGCTTAACTTTTGGTCTTGTTCAGTTGATTGTCCAGACTTGCTACCTTCAGCGCTTCCTGAACCAATTCTTTGATCTGGTTCAGCGCCTTGCCGAAAAAACTCTTATAGTAGTGTTCTAGGCACTTAGTAAGAATTTCAAGAACTTCGTGTGGCTCTAGGTCATCCATGTCTAACTTGCCAACACCGCCTGCACCAGTGACATCTTCTGTAATCAATGCGAACAGTTTCTCGAAACCTTTATCGTCTAGTTCTTCACAAACAAATAGCAATACTCCGGGCACTACTTCACTCAACCGTTCACCACCTTGCAGTGCTTCAGTTAATGCAGAGGACATAGGTGCAAACAACTTACCAAGTTTAAACAGGTTCTGATATGTCTTGCGTGTACTCCAATCTGTGATAAAGTAATCTTTCTTATTAGAGAGTGTGACTTCGTGAGCCATCAATTGTTTTGCCATTATAAAATTCCTTTAGCTTTGTAGTTTAAAATTGCTTATAATATAGTTATTGTTTTTGTTGCTAAAAAGAGGGTGCCGCTACCGACACCCAACTACATAGCAAACTTTATTATATTTTATATTGCTTATTTTATACGATACCCAAGAAACCTGCTGCCGCGCCAAGAACACCAGTAGCAGTAGAAGGTGCATACCAGCAATCCAAGACATAGAGTTCCCAGTCGAGTGTGCCTCCTTCCGATCCATAAGTAAGATCAGGTTGGCGTTGAATATTTGCAAATGAAGCAATAGTCGGACCTTGAGAACCTTCAAGCAGGATGGGGAACCACACTAGACCTGTAGCATCAGCTTGTTTTTGCCAAGCACTCAGATAGTCATTAAATCCAGAGGCATTCTGAAGGCTCAGTGTAAGTACACCAGAACGGTCACGAGAAAGGGCGGCAGACGCCTCCCCATCAGTACCAGTCATGGTCATAATATTGTCACTGTTACGACTTACAGTGATTTTAGTATCTGGTGCAAAGCCGTATGCACGGACACCACCCAAGTAAAGCTTGACGTTCTTAGGGTCATATGCTTGCAAGGAAAGCAGTTGTGTAGACATTGTTTATTTTCTCCTGTTCAGCAATTAAGCAGTAATACGGTCAAGTTCAACAAATGCGCGGATCTTGATGAAGTGCAGGCTGTTGTTGTAAACTACCTCGATACGGCAGTTGTCAAGGGAGCGAGCTGCAAGATCGTTAGTTGGGATTTGATTGCGGGGCGGAATCACAATAATCGGGCTGTAATCTGTCTTACCATCTGAGCTAAACCCATCCAAAATACCACCATTACGAATTGCTGGGTTAATTGGGTCATTCAGCCAAATACTGCGCAATACAGGAAGGTCTTGGTCAGACATCTTCATGCTTTGTCCCAAGTTACTACGGCGATAGAGATAGCCGAACGTACTTTCGTCCAACTTAGCCTTAAACCAATGGCTAAAGCGGATAGTATCGAAATACTGACCGGATGCTACCTTACCTTCCCAAATAACATTCTGACCTTTTACTGTACGATAGACGTTACCATTCTTGTCCCATACAGTCTCACGGTCAGTAACAGAGCTGGCATAGACTGCAATAGATGGCATAGTCTTCAGGTGCAGTGAATCACCAAAGCTTGGATCTACGGTTGCACATGCCCCTACAATCCCACCTTCACTCCAATCTTCGTCAGCATCAGGATGATAGAAACCAATGGAGGTATCATATGCCAAAGCTTTCAATTCAGACACAATATCAGTTGTCAATGCAGGATTGACAATATCTGTATCAGCAGAGCTATAAACATGCATACGATTAGGTTCTGCACTTGCAGCATAAGCAGCAGCGGCTTTGATATCAGTATCAGTATGGCTTTCGGTACTCAGGAAATACCAATTGCTATCTTCTGCATTAATCAACGGTAGACCAACAGCTACAGTTTCAGAGCTGGTGTTGTTAATGACATACTGGCCTTCCATAGAATAACCGACACTGACTACTTCGGATGCAGTAGGTGCAATAGTTACAACACCGAGAGCACTAGAAGCAGTGATCAGAGCCCCAATATCAGTATCAGCTTCAAGGGCGGCAGCTACTGCGGTAGCAGCCTGAGTGGGAGTAGATGCAGCAGACAAGGAAGCAGTCGAGATAACCTTAACAAAAGAACTGGTATTTGTTTTAACGGTAACGTTCAGTGTCAAAACACCAGAATAAGAAGCTTGATTATAAGTCACAGTTGTGCCAGTATAAGCAAGTCGCCCAACTTTAACTACATCGGGACGGAACTTACCAGCAAAACAGTTTTCAGCAAAACGATGCACTGGGCTGCCTACTGCAAAACCAGCAGAAACAATACTATCAAGATCGCTGTAAGATTGAACTCGTGTAGTAAAAACATTAGTAGGTGTAACGAATAGGGGTGTGTCGAAGCCTAGTTGGTCGATTGGACTAGTTCCAAGTGAAACTACTACATCGACAACTTTATCTTTGTATGCCATGAATATTAATCCTCTTTATTTGTGGATTGATTAAAATTAAACTAATTTGAGATTAATTAGAGCTGAAATAAATAGATCTTCAAGTATTTCCAAGTCTTTCTCTTCTATTGTTTCAGTAAAACCATCTTGAAAAATTTCAGGTAATACTACACCGCGCATCAAAGATTTAGACCTTTTTATAAAACTTTCAACGTACTGGGCTATTCTCCCGTCCTTCCAAGTTTTAATATATAAAATTTCATAGTTAAAATGTGTTTTTGATGCCTGTTCTTCTATTCTCTTTTTAACTTTTAAATTAGTAATTCCAAATTTAATAAAGTTGTGGGAATCCTTTGACCACTTTACTATGTAAAATGAGCCAGCTTTGTTTGGCCTGTATCCGTGGCTTGCGCAACTGGGGCACCTAGATTCTTTGCTTATAAAATCTATGTACCTGACAGTCTGCACTCCATGCGTTGGACATTCGTATTGAAATCTTGCACTAGGTGCAGATTTATAACCATCAACAAAACCAATAGGTACGTAATTTTCTGTTTTACATATTTTAACGCACCTCTCCAAGGCTACAGTTTCTTTTGTTTTCAGTCTATCGGCCAATTCCCTGTATTTACATTTAGGGCAACCACTAGACCTATTAAGTACATTGTCAGCTCTTGTTATCCAAGTGTGTTTATCAATGTTGCAAAGGAGTTTAATTTTTGTGGACTTACCTTTATAATTTTCGGTGAACCCGCAAACCTGAACATCTTTTCCATTTAAATTGCGAGAGATTCTTAGTAAGTATTGCCATGATTTCCACCTATGATTTTTCGCGCAGCCGCATGGTTTCTTCCCTTCTTTTAAGTGATATTTTGTACTGACGAAATAACCATCTGGAAATAGCTCTCTATCCTTAGAACACTCTGTGCATGTAACTTTGAAAGTAGTTTGTTTTCCTTTAATATTCTCATGCACACCTACAACTTCTAACTTACCATCTTTGGATTTCCAACCAATAAAGGTGTTTTCCTTTTCGCTGTTAGTGATACGTCCTCCATAAATTTAAGTAATACTTACATCAGAGACCACTTCCACATCTTGAATGGGACCTCTTATAGTGCTGGTAAGACGAACACGAAGAAGATCTTCAAATACTCCGTAATCAGAGTCTACGAAAAGGCAGTTAAAAGTAATAACAAATCTAGACCTATCTTCATATTCTTGATAATTTAGTACTACTCGTTGTTTTATTGCATTTGTGCAAGAAGCAAAAGCGAATCTCGGATCTTTAAAATATTCATAGTTAATCCAAGGAAGATGAAGAGAATGTTTTATTTTTGCAGCATCATTTAATGTATCACCTTTGCAAACAGTAATGATAAAATTAACTTGGCTATTCCAACTTTGTCTCACAAAACCATTATCATCCAATTCTTCATTGGAGTGCCAATTAGGGTCTGCAATAACCGATTGCTCAATCATTACATAGTCATCAGTTTGTTTAGGGATTACAGATTCACCTACCAATATTAATTTTCTATTTGTTACGGTTTTAATAAAGAAACCTAACTTATTGGTAAGGTCTTGAATTAATGTTTCATCATGCACTAAAACTCCTTACTCAAAAGCACTTGGTTCTAAGATAACTAAATATTGATAACGCGATACGCCAGTATATGGGAAACTAAGAGCACGTAATACAGTAAACCACAACTGTCTACCTGTAATACTATTCAATTGCACTTGGTCACTCATAATTCCTGTACCATCAATGCCAACAATCAAAGGGTCTGATGTCCACAAATAATATGATTCATAACTCTTTAGTCCGGCTTCAGATAATTGACTTTCAAACTTCTTAACAGCATCGCCAGTCAATGGTTGAACAGAACACTTATTAATTGTTTTGTTTGTAAAAGTTATTGTGTTATTATCATTCTCAAACGGACTACTTGGGTCTTTTACCGAGGATCTTGAACGTGCATTCAATATAACTTGAGGTAGGAGTGAATTAGACCCAATTAATGAGTAACTCATTAGAATCTACCTCCTTTGTTGAAGTTGTATTCAGCATTCTGTGTAACTTTATATTTGCAGGAGTCACGAAGATCTCCAAAATGAATCATAGCTTCATCAAACCCTTTCTGTTTTGCCCAATCTGGACTAACCTTCGGATTAGAGAAAGTTCCTGCATCAATAGTAAATTGGATAGACTCAACATACTTCTGACCTACAACCTTCAATGCAGTTTCTGGCATCTTTCCTGCAACCACAATACTTCTGTAAACATTCTTAATTAATCTGGGAAGTTCATACTTGAAAGATAAAGAGCTTGTTAACATCACATTACGTTGAGGAAGGTTCCCGTAACCAAATTCATGGATGTTCATCAACTGTGCTGTGGTCATTCCAGAATAATGTGGATCATCATAGAAACCAGCTTCAACTTGTGTTTTAACTAGTTGTTCTAATCGTTTCTCAAATCTTCGTAAACCTGACATATCCATTTTTGTTGTAGCTTTCATTTTAATCATAAAATATAACTCCAAGCTACATAAGTTTAGTCTTCATAAACAAAAGGGTTTTTAGGGTTTCGATATCGTGAGGTGTAGTCAACAACACCATCAACACTATAAGCACCTTTGCTGTTTGGATCTTTACGAACTTCTTCAAATTTATCTTTGCGTACACCGCCGATGATAATGAGGTTATCAAAACCACCAAGGCTTGGGTCAATGAAGTCTGGATTCTCTGTGATATATTGCAGCAAATCTTTCCAAGCTTGTAATTGTGATCCACCAGTAACAGATATCTGTTCTTGTCCTATCTTTTCAGTGCGACCTGTTCCTACATTACCAGAACTAACTGTTTTGGATATTAGATACTGAAGACATGAAACTGTGGTGTTCCAAAGGACAAGAGGTTCGTTCTCAGGTTTATTGTCCACATCGAATTGCAATTCCCACCGAGATAAAAACAAATCAATCGTGGCAGTAGGTAAAAGTTGTTCAGAGATATCCCCGAGGATAACTCTAATATAAGCGATTCTTTCCTCGTGAGTCATATTATCCTCAGAACTTAAATAGTATTAGATATTTCATATCTGTTGCAAAAATTAATAATTAAATAGTTTTGGTTCATTAACAAATCTTACCACAAATATATAAAATTTTCAATCTGTTAAAGAACTTTATTATTTAAAACTACTAAATATTTACAACTTATAACACCTAGCCTATTATTTTGCTTTAGTACGACCGCGAGGTTTTGGGGCTTCTTCAGCTTTAACTACTTCTGTTTCAGTTTGTTTTTCTTCTTGGAAACCAAGCAGTGTTACAAACGGAAGTTCAAAACATTCTTCAACATTTAATTTGGCATTTGCATGTTCAATCAGAGCACGAATAAAGAAGTGGAAGTTAGGGGTCTGATACTCATGGCCATCTTTTGTTACAAAACAATAATCAAAAGAAACTAATGTCTTTTCATAATCAATATCAGAGACTTTGGAAATTGCTGACAATACCTCAGCTTTAGTTACATATTCTTGCTGCATTATTAATCCTATTTGCTATGCTATATCATAAACAAAGGCCGCCACCCTTAACGGGGGCAGCCTAAGAGCTTACTTACAAATTATTATACAGAAGTCATCTTGATGACAAGTTCAGGACGAGAGTTTACACACAGTACAGAACTTTCAGTCTCAAGCATCTGGCTACGACCATTCTTAACTTCGTTAAGGAACAGGTATGCCTCACGAGCAGTGGTGTTAGCAAATGCAACATGGTCAGCAGGAGCAAAGTGCATGGTGAACATACCTTCAATGCCACGGGGGAACATGTACGCTTCACCAGTGGGGATATAACCAGAAATATCTTCCATGAAGGTGTAACCCTTGTGGACGAAGTAACGGTTGTTCAGATCACCACCAAGGCGCTCACGCAGAGGTTCTTGAGTAGAAGCGTAACGATCATATGCTTGCTTAACAAACGGGTTGTCAATCAGCTTTTGGAACCAAGTACGAGAACACAGAACTACAATGCTATAACCATCAGCACCATTACCAGCTTTATCGATAATAACAGAACGACCTTGTTCTTCGATAGTGGTCAGGGGGTCGATAGTGGTAGAGGCAAATGCAACAGGAACAGTAGTCTGAGTTTGACCCCAAACAGTGAAATAGTTGTAAGTGCCAGTAGAAGCATCACCACCAGTACCCATGATAGCTTGAACCATCAGTTTCTCACGTTGTTCTTGGTGAGTCTTTTGGATCATAGAGGTACGGCGCATAACTACATCTTCTACGGTCTTAGGTGCATTGGGGTCTGCATAAGAAACAAAGTTCTGCACATCACCAGCTTGAATAGCGCCATCCAGAGGATAGAATGGGATCTTGAACTGTTTAGCTACAGCGTCTTCGCTTTGAATGAAGTTACGCTCGCCACCACGCAGGCGACCGGGAATAGCACCACGGTTCCAAGAAACTTTCTTAACTTCACAAATATCAGACTGGTGATATTCTGGAACGAAAAGCTCCATGTTGGTAACAAGGGTATTCTGACGAGGTGCAACCTCAAGCAGATGGGAAAAATCTAGAAAAGTAAAACCAGTATTAACTACGCTCATTTATTTTAACTCCGAATTATTAAATTATTAACCGACTACTTTATCAGTAACTTTAATGCCTTTTGCTTCCAGTGCAGTAACACCAGCAGCATTGATAGCACCATCGCTAAATTTCAGCAGATTCTTATTCAGAGTCAGAGCACGTTTAGCAACGACCAGTTTGTACTGAGTACCAACTACAAAATCTTGTGCTTCACGAGTTACACGAGCATCGATAAGAACAGAAGCTACGTTGGCAGCATCTGCAATTGCAGCCCAAGTGCCATCAGCTTTAAGCAGAGCACCAGCAGCCATACTTGCAGCCCAAGTAACAGAAACTTCTTCTACAGAGTAACCAATGTCAGATGCTTCAACAACACCAAGAACTAGGTCAGAGTAGAACTGGGAAATAGATTCAAGACGATTCATTATTTTAACTCCGATTATTTAGATTTGTTTTCAGCAGCCCATTTGGCAGCTTTAGCTTTGATAACTTCTTGGGGGTCTTGGGCATCAACAACTACTTTGCCATCTTTACCAACTTCGGTAATAGCAAATTGTTCTTTAGTCTTATTGACCTCTTCTTTCATTGCTTCAATTTGTTCTTTAGCAGATTTAAGAATATCTTGAATCATATCGAACTCAGCAGTCTTACGAGATTTCATCAGGAAATCAACAACTGCATCAGTCTTCTCTTCAACAACAATACCAGTAGATTTTACAAACTCAGTAAATTCGTTCTTTTGTACTTGTTCAGCAGCTTTCAGAATTTCTTCTGCTTCAGCAGCCTTGGCTTTTGCTTTTTCAAGTTCTTCTTTCAGCGGTGCTTGAGCTGCCTCAAGTTGGGCCTTCAGAATATCTTGGAACTCAGCAGATTTCATTAGTTCTTGGATATCCAATGGTTTCTCCGTTTTATCTTTAGTTTTATTAACGTTAATAGTACTATCATCAGAAACAGCAACAGGAGTTGAAGCTTTTTCCAAGGATTCTGTTACAGCTTTGAACAATTTAAGTTGTGTGTCAGCTTTATTAATAGATTTTGAAACAATTTCATATAAACCTGTTTCAAGTTTGTCTTCGGCCTCTTCAGAGAGCTTGACCTTACCCTCAACAATCATGTAATCTGTAATCTGTACAACAGGACTTGCTGTATCGCCAACCGTTACTGAACCGTCTTCTGTCATAGTGAAAGTAGTGACCATGAAATCCCAGCCTTCGCAGTAGTCGCCTGTGGTGAAATAGACTTGACCATCTTTCCAGTCTTCAACACAGAGCCACTCATCTTTACCACAGTAAGCTTCTTTAAGTGCATTCTCCAAAAGCATTTTGGAATTACGCATACTCATTGCTTTCTGGATTTCTTCTGGGAAATTCTCGACACCAAACTTTTCAATTGATTTCATGATTTCATCAGTCAATTCAATAGTGTCAGATTTCATAAGCAAAGAGATATGGCGGTTGTTTGCACTTCCACCTTGCCCTTCATGACAAATAGCAAGATGAGGTGTCTTTTTATCACCATCTTTTTTAATATCTAGTTTCATTATTCCTCATCATAAGGGTCGAAAGTCACATCTGTAATTTCACCTGTTTCTTTATTGATAGAGCCACGAGCACCAATACTAACTCCTTGGATAACCCCAGCTTTCTTTAAGAGCCACAAATCAGGGTCATTGTATTTTGTCTTGACTACCCATGTACCAGCTTTAATAGGCTGATTAGTAGCCTCAACAACTACATCAATTTCTTGTTGGATCCACGATTTTTCAATAGAAAACAAATCTGTATTAGCAAAATGGAACAAATTGGGTTTGACATTACCAAGTTCAAGGTTTTTGTTGAAATTCTCGCAAGCCTTAAGTATAGTCTCTTGTGTCATCCACTCACCGTGAGCGTCTTTGGTATCAGGCTCATAGACCACTTCATATGCAATCATTTCTTCTATGATTTGTGGTTCAGAGGACTTCTTCAAAGTATGGAATTCTTTCGGGCCTTTACCTTTCAACTTACCTTTAGGCCATAACCACTTGTGACTCCAGTATTTTGCACTGAAAATATCTGACTCTTCGCCGTGACGAGCATAATAAGCATCATTCGCTTCGGCAGAATAATTATCTTCCATACTAGGATCACCAAAGTGAACTACTTTGATTTCTTCACCTTTCTTAGCTAGTACCATACCTTGCTTTCCGTCCCTGTTAGAACGGATTGGTTTATTGTATCCGGGGAATTTTGTGCCTCGATAAACCAGATTACCTTTGTCATCTTTTTCAACAGAATCGGTTGTAGCTTTGGAAATAGTTTTCTTTGTTCTGGTTTTGGCCTGCTTCAATGCAATAGGAAAAATATCTTCTTCTTTCATGCCTTCAGCAGCCATAGCATTAAAGACTTCCATGAACTTTTGTTTTTGCTTAGTAGTAAGGGATTTCGTACTCGGAGGGAGGTCTTTGATTGAACTATAAGGCATCTATACCTCATTAATTAATTGTTAACTTTCATAACATAAAAGTAATGTTATCATAATTTTTTAAAATTTTCAAGAACTTTTTAAAAGAATATGTAAATATTACAAGGATTTAATTAAATTGTACAGTAAAAGAGATCATTTCTGACCTCAGATTCATTAAATATTAACTTCTTCTAAACCACAATTATCTAGTAATTTATTCAGAATAAATAAAGATTCAATTTCAAAACATTCAGTTGACCAATCAACGTAGTGTTGAAAATTACGTTCACGAAGTTGAGTATGGATTTCTTGTTCATAATCATAAATTTCTTGATGGGTTGCTGTAAAGATTCTAAGTTTGTAGATCTTTTTGATTCCAGATTCTGAAGGTTTCCTCAAATTTCTAATCCTTTCATTTACATCAAAAGACCTACCAACTTTGATAAACTTATTGTTGAAATTTAGAACATAAAGAAAATCTTGTTCATCTTTTCTTTCTGGATAGTAGCCATTGCCGTTTCCTAAGTCTTTTTGTCTATCTCTCCAACAACCGCCACATCGTTTTCCACCATGAACAAAATTGTTGTATCTAACACCCTGTTTTCCATGAGTTTTACAATTGTATTGAAAACGAGAATATGCGTTCTTATATCCCTCTGTAAAACCAATAACATCATACTTCATTTCTTTGCAGATATCAGTACATTTCTGCAATGCTTCTTGCTCTATCGGCTTTGCATTTCCATAACATTTAGGGCAACCTGTCCTCTTATTAATAATATTATGGATGCTTGCAGTCCACTTATGTCCATCTTTTAAGCATTCAAGGTTTAATTTAGTATTTTTATCTTTAAACTCCTCGCTAAAACCATGAACAATAAAACGATCTTTTCCTGCTCTACGAGCTAAGATTAAGAACTGCCAGTCAAACCATTTTGGGCTCTTAGAACAACCACATGGTTTCTTAGCCCTAACCAAGTTACCTTTTGTACTTACAAAGTAACCATCTGGAAATAACTCTTTATCTTTAGAACATTCAGTGCAAGCTACTTTGAATGTTGTGATATTCCCTTGCTTTCCAGCAATTCCGATAACTTCTAACTTCCCATCTGAACTTTTCCAGCCTATAAAGTCTTCTGGTTTTTGTATTTTCTTCTTTTCTGTCATATTTAAATTACCTCTTGAAATTATGTCAACTTTATTATTTTACTACTTATAGTCGTAAAGTCAAGAGGTTTTGTTACTTATGCTGTAGTTTGAGCATTATTGGAAACCGAGGTATCCGAATCTGATACACCATCACCAGTTCCATTATTCAGTCCAGACTCCATACCATCACCAGATCTAGTAGTTGGTTTACCTACAAGCGCTAGAACCTCCTCTGGGGTTTCATCTGTAAACTTCCAATCAACACCAAGCACATTGAGAATGTGGTTGATCACTTCCTTGTTGCGAGGGATAAAACCAGTAGCCCCCATACGTTGAACCGCAGCAGAGAAAGCATTCAAATCAACTTCATCGGTTTCATCAAACCCAAGCGTTGGCATTTCGTCATCTTCTAGATAAATTTCATTTAATGCTAAAAGTTGGGGGATAATATCTGTGTTGAATGTCTCTAAAATGATGTTAACGTTTCGTTCAACAAATAGTGAGTGAAGGTTTTGTTTACCCTCAGAAAGAGCGTAGCTACCAACACCTTCGTTGCCGAGGTTAATGAAACCACAACCGAATAGATCTAAAATAACTTTCTTACGTTCATTGATTAGTGTTGTGGTGTTCTTGTCTCCACTACCACCATCTACTCCTTTAAGAGTCATCTTGTACTGCTCTTGGCCTCCGGGCTGTGTATCAGAAGGAAGGATAAAGAAGCTTTGTTCACCAGCAGCAGAGTTAGCAGCATCTTGCATCAATTGATTTAGGAATTGTGCTTCTTTGCCGCTTGGGTCAAGTGCTGCCTTTTGCAGGATCATTGAAGGAATCTTAAGTTCAAGAACACCAGATAGGTTTTTGTTAGCACCTACAATTTCAAGATTCTCAATGACAACCTTCTCACGATATGCCTTATATGCAGCATTTAAAGGACTAACACCTGTTGGGTTAGCACTACTAGCGTTCATGGCAAACAATGCAATCTTGTTAATGGGGATGAAAACACTACCAACTTGAGGATCTTGATTCTTCAGATAATCAACATAGAAAACGCCATTCATTGTATCGAAAGCATTATTGTTTTGCCAAAGACCTACAAGTTCTCTTGAATCATCTGAAAATTTAAATGGCTGACGGATATCCAATGAACCTTGTGGTCTAAAAGCTAATTTACTAAGACGATATTGGTATTTATCTTTGTACTTACCTCGTGTTATCTTGCTGAATACTTTTTCAAATGCGGCAAAACCATATTCATTCATTGTAGCTGCTGAACGTGCTACTTGACGCAAGGTTTGATTGTCAAGGTTTTTAAAGCAATATTCAATGAATTCTGCTGCTTCTTTTGATCTAGCAGAACCTTTTTTATGGCGAATAAAGAAATCGTTAAACGGTTTCTCAACCAGCATATAAGTTGTATTTAGAGCGGTAGCAACCGTAGCATCTAATTTCATACTTTCATATGTCATGATGCAATTAGGCCACTTCAGCTCTTTGTTTTTCATCCTCTCGCTATCATCACGGATCCTTTGGAGAGCAAGTGAACCTATCTCCCCCATCCTTAGTCGAGAAACAGCAAGCCCTTCCGAGCTTGCCTTTTCAAGATCAACTTGTTGATTTTTTCTTGGGCGGCCCCTTGGACGCTTAACTGTTTGCTCTGTCAATTTATCTCCGAATATTCTTTATATTAAAAGTAGCGACTTTTATTTAAACCTGATATCATTGTAGGTGCATTGATTGTTGGCATTGTTACTGCTGAAACACTCATTGTTTTAGCAAGATAGGAGAAAACTGAAGCACAAGCATCAGGCCAGTCATCTTTTCTGTCTGCCGTGGACCTTTCTCCATCGAAACTTTCAAGCTCTTTATAGAAAGCTGCAAGTGTTGCAGGTTCAAAAGTATCTTCAACAATTGATACTAACCCATTCTGGCAAGCAGAACTGAACGCCTCAAACCGTTTTAGTTTTGATTTATTAGATGGATTGGGGTCTTCTTTTACAATAAAACCCTCATTAGTAAACATTTTAGCCATCTCGTTAAACGCAAACGCACCAGCTTGTCCTGGATCTTTAGGTAAAACCACAATAGTATCTGAGCCATCATGTTTGGCCTGTAACAACATCAAAGTATCACGAACACCGGGGCGTTTTCTAAACCTACCGTTCTGTCTAGTTAATTCATCAAGAGTCTCTTGAATATAATCCCCAACAATAATATAAGTATCTTGATTTGTTTTTAGCATTTTGATACTTGCAGTATAGTCAGGATATCTATTCTTATCAGATGGTTCAGCCGAAGCTAAGTCCCATCCTCGTGCTTCTGTACAGTTCAATGGTACTTTGTCTAGTTTATTTAACCAACTTCGCTGGAAATAGTTAGAACCTTCTGGACGAGCATACCAGTTACCGTCCAATAGTCTGGCGCGGTTAATTGGTGACTGAGCTTTCAGTGCAGACAAATACTTTGGGTTAGATTTTATTAGTGCTGGGTTATCGAAGATAGTCCCGCTGATAAAAGTAAATGACATAGGGGGAATATAAATTCTTTCACCATCATTTTCTTGATAACAAATATCAGGGTACGCTTCTGCTAACTCTTCCTCTGTATTAGCAAAAATAGGTTTATCATCAACAATAACGAAGTACCTAATAACTCCGTCTTTACTCTGGTCTGGATAGCCTTCTGGATCCAAATACCACTCAACGAATGATAACACCCAACTGTCCGGTGATGGATTACAAGTACCCATACAGAAACTATCGCATTCTGCTTCAGAGCGGAGACGACCTATTAGATATAAAAATTGAGATTGTGAGAAATGGGTTAATTCATCGAAACCAACAAACGAATATTGTACTTTTATGTTCAGAGAGGTTCGCTAGACCTCTCCCGCATCACTTATGTTTATCAACATTAGCTGCTGCTCTATGTCTCCATAGAAGTTCAGACTATATCATCCACAACAATATGTTGCGGCCTACCGTTTCGAACACCGTTAGCTTGTGTCCTACACCGCTACATTCATCACGGCTAGTCGTTGGGCATTTAGAAACAAATGTTTCATTTAGCACAGGATTGTCCTTAACTTAATACTAGGAGTTTCCCTGTTTAGGTAGGTTTGCTACACTAATCACTTAATGTAGGGGCTACAATTTAACCCTTGATGGTTGGCCTCGGCTGTATCTTCGTGCTCTAAGTGGGTGTATTTAAGGTTCCCACCACCTGTTCCTTCGAAAATAATCTCCATGTCTTTTTCACGGATTCTCGGATTAAGTGGTCTGAAAAGTTTCTTGCTTTCTGTAAACAATCCGCCAGCACCTTTAAGGGGGCCAGTTGTTCTTCGAAACATTACACCTTCAAAATTAGGGTCTTGATATGCATGTTTTAATGCTTTTATTAAAAGCAGTCTCGACTTGCCACTACCTGCGGCACCGCCGTATATCATTACATCTACTTTTGTATCAAAAGCTTTTCGTTGTTTTCCCTCTTGAGGGGCTAAATTAACAACATTATTTTGTTTAGTTGCCAATTAACCTCCAAAATTAACTACAATACCTTTCTCTTGTTCATTTTCTTCAATTTTATCTTCGGTCACTTCAACGGATTCTTCCAACTCTGCTGCTTCAGACTCGATTAGTTGTTTGTGAAGTTCTGCGGCCATCTCCAAGACCATACGCGCGGACGCATTTTGGACCTGAGGAGGTGCGCTTTTATCTGTCATCAACCTGTACACAGTTTCTAATGCCTCTTCAGATATATTGATTATCTTACTTTTTAAACGAAACTGTGCTCGCTCAGAGTCGATTAACAATTTATCTTCTGATTTAGGGCGGCCTCTTCCACGTTTCTTAGTTTTGTTTAACGGTACTGTACTCATACTTATTTCCTTTTATAAATACAAAAGGAGGAAAAGACTGCTGTCGATTCCTCTAGTAGTTATAAATAATATTATCATATTTTTGTAAAAATATCAAATAAAATTTGACTTATAATTATTTTCTATGATAATCAATAACTTGTATTTATAATTATCCCGTTAAAATTAAATTTAAATATTATAAACTACTGACTCTTCCTGTCTCTCTATCAAGTACTAATCCATATTTCGCAAAGACAGTATCAAGTTCTTCATCTGTGCAAGGTTCTCTGTTAACTCGTTCAAGATAATCTTGCCAACGTTCTTCAAGAAATGATTCAGGTTCTTCTTTAAACTTCTTATGGGCTTCTTGGCAGATTTCGCAATCGCAATATGGATGTAAAGCATCTTGTTCCATTCTATATTTCAAATCTTCTTTGAATTCTTGTTCTGTTTCAATTTTATTTTCTGGTTGTTTGCTTCTTAATGTTCTTCGTTGTTTTGTCAATTTATTTCCTCCAAGTCAACATTTCATAGTATCGTTGTATAAACCCAGAATAACCTTCTTTTGCATAATAGTATACGCCATAACATAGTGGTGCAAACACCAACGCTTTGATACTCTGATAAATACAAAACATCCATAGTGTAAAAGCTGGCCACATTATGATAATTGTACCAAAGTCAACCCCGAAACATACAACCAAAGAGACAACTAGAGATATCAAATTGTAAATCAACAAAGTTTTCCCTTCCCTTTTAAATGACCATTGGCTTGTATACAGTTCCCAAAAACTAAAGTTGTTCAATTTAATTCTCCTTTCTCTAGATTCCTCTCTTGTCACAAAGACACCTTGGCGTTCTTTCTTTGTAAAAGGACTTTTAACTTCTCTGCGTTGTATCATAATTCAACAGCCATTCCATAATCTCTCCTTTTTCTTTTATTCCTTTAGGAAGATAAACTGTCTCTGATTCTACCGCTTTTTGCATTCGTTCAAGATCAAAGTCAAAATAGTAATCCTTCTCAGTATTATAATCTTCTATATGATTATCCCAGAACTCTCTGTAGTTGCTTCCATCACTATTTAATCTCATACTACAAACAGGGCATTTCTCATAGTACATCCATCCACCATTAAGATAAATAAAGTTTTTGAAGTCTTCATTTTTAACTTTACAATGATTCACTTATAGAGCCCTCAAAAGAGACCTTATTCGGCTTATAATTGAATGTTCCAAAACCTAGAACTCTGAACAATGAAGGGTCTTTATTTACCAACTCCATAATTTTGTCATTCTGTTCTTTATACTTCACCAAAGGACCTCTTCCTTCTGCATACTCTGTTACTATTGCTAGCAGGGCTTTATAGATATCATTTTTCATATTAACCTCATTATTATCTGAATTTTACAAATTCTGTATATGGTGGTACAACAGGATCTTCTATAATCTTTTCTATAACATCCTTATTAGAATATGTACTAACAACTTGATTCTCTCCCCAACGTTCAATTTGTTCTTGTGTCATCTCTTTAGGGCAGAACTCTAGCATAAGGCTATCAATCTTAGCTTGTAATGCACAATTGCGTTTAGCGAGGTCAACAATAGTCTCGTTGGTTTTCCTTGTTGCAAATTGAACACCTACCCTAAATGTGTCACTTAATTGGCTGGGTTTTCCGATAGGTAATCTATGTAATTCAAGACCTTCTCGTTCCCATTCTGTCAACTCAATCTTGTGCATACTCATAACAATCTCCTAATTATTCACTACAACCATTCAATGCTTTCTCAAGCACCCCAATATAATTACTCTGCTGTTGTGTCAGTTTATCAAGTTTACGCACCTTCACAACAGGGTTATCATTCTTCTTGATATTGATAGTAACATAATCTGTTCTGACAGGCAAATCCTTTTTATCAAGACAAGGCATGTATACTGGTATTTTTACTTCTTGTACAACTACCTTCACAGCAGGTTCGGGCTTAGATGAACATCCTGATAAAATCAACAAAGCAAGCAGCAAAATAACAACAATATTGGATGGTGTCAGTAGATACCTAACCCAGATACCTATATCTTTTAAAATTTCAATTAAGTCTTTCATATCTTAGTCCTTATAAAAGTAACCAACATTACACTTTTTGTATATAAACTAATCATATTTAATTAAATGTGTAGCTTTGTACACTATAACCACTACTCTCCAATCTTACCTAGTTCATTTAATGTATCTTGACATACATTACTTGTCAACCCTTCTTTTGAATTAATATATTCTTCCAAATTATGATTTGCAATATCGGCTTTTTGTTTTTCTTTGTCAAGTAAATCTTTCAGTGATTCTTGTTTTTCTTTTGATTTATCAGACAACTCTTGTAATTTAACATTCTGTTCATTTAATTTAATTTGAAGTTGTTCAACAGAGGTATTGCTGACTGTAAGACGTTCTTCGATCTGAACATTCTTCTGCTCTGCAAGAGCTAGTTTTGATTCAAGGAGGCTGTTACTAACATTTAGATAAAATATTGTAGCTATCAATATTGCAATCAAAGATTGTACCCAGTATTTTTTAATAAATTCAAGTACGAGTTTTAGTTCCATATGTTTTCCTTTTGTTGTTGATAAAATAAAAGCCCCGAATCACGAGGAAACGAGGCTGGTTGGTTAAATTTAAATTGGTGCCCCTCGCCGGATTCCCGCCGACAACCAATCTCTTATGAGGAGACTACTCTGAAAATTTGAGCTAGAGGGACTTAGATGGAGCCAATATCCAGAATCGAACTGGAGATAGATGGTTACAAAGCATCTGTTATACCACTTAACTATATTGGCTGAATTCTTTAAAGTATTTATCGAATATGGTCGATAGTCTTGCCGTTACTATTTTCAATAAAGGCATACTTGAAATGTGGAACTTCCAAGTCAGCAGAAGATACTCGATAACTAACACCTTCTGTTGTAAAATAATTCTTATAAATTGTAATTTCTGTTACAAGACCTTCTTTTAGATTAAGTTTGCTAATATTGTAGTGGGGCGCTTCAATAACTTCGTAATTATTTTCTGAAGAATAAATTTTAATTGTAAACATGTCTAATTCCCTTTTAATTTTCTGTTTGATTAGTTAAGTTGCCTGTTAACAGGGCAGGCTCCTGTGTTAGATGAGATTCACGTACTCATTCGTCGTTCTGCCCTCCGGCGGCGAGATCCACGACAGTAATTCAACTGCTTTCAGTTTAATGTCACTAGCTGACAACCTTTCTTTATTCTTGTAAGGCTCAAGTTTACTAGTCTCTCTTTTATCTTACAGAGACCAACAAGAACCTATTCTTATCAAGTTCATAGGATTTTAAAACCTATAATTTATCTTATCAAAATTATCTCGAAATTTCAAGTACAAAATTAAATATCTACACAAGTAATTACATATTACCACCAAAGACTGTTGTAATGTTTTGCAAACAATTCTAAGCCTTCTTGCTTCTTCTTGTTCCAATCTTCCATATCTTTACGATACTTATCATAACCCTCTTGATTTGAAACTGAACAAAAACCTTTCGACTTATCAGATAACAATTTAAATCCGATTTTGTATGATGAAACGTCCGGTTCATTTTTATCATCAAATGCAAAAATCATTTTATCCAAGATTTCAAACCATTTATCTGATTGTGGTTCATCATCGTAATTATCATCAAAAATAGGAACACCGTAAACCTTTCCGTTAATATCACGCTCTTTAAGTATATCCCGAAACTTTACAAGTCCAGTAAGAATAATCGTGGAAAGAACACCATCAAGAGAGTATGTATCTTTATAACTAAAAACTGGCTTACCTTTGTGGATACGCATTCAATATTCTCCTTAAATTAAAACTATTTAACATCTCTATCAAACAATTGAAAATCTACTTCATCGCAGTCATTAAGATCATAATATACTGGCCCGAATTTGTAAAGTGCCTCGCAAACAATTTGGGTAATTTCTTCATTAGAGCCCCAGCAACCCCAGCTAAAAATAATCTTGTTTCCTTCGATAATTTCTTTGTAATCACAACTGTTTTGTGAGCACCAGACTATCCGATCATTATTGTCGCCACACCCAAATACAATTTGGAAGGATGGGCAATCAGCAAGGAAACTTACATAGATGTTCTTGACACCATTGGAAAAACTAACCTCATGATCTTCTTTACAGTTCCTTATTGCATTAAATCGATTATTGTATCCCTTATCTTCCACAAATGCATCAAGATTGGTGCGAATAAAAATATCCAAATGTTTATTGACTTCTCCGACAACTTCCAGAAGTTTAGATTTGTCAGCAACTACAAAAACTTTAGTGTCTACACTCATTTTATTTACCTCATTAAAAATTAAACCTACTATCAACCCATCTCACTATAGAATTTCTGAAGAGGATTTTCTAACTATTGTTTTAATTGTTGTGTAATTTTATAATCTGGCATAGCAATATCCTTATTTATATTTCTTCTTCAAATTAATGGCTTGCTGTTCAATTTGGCTACAGAAGGTTTTAAGCATCTCTACTTGCAACGGATTATTGCGGTCAGGAGCTTTATTATAAACTTGAATACCTTCGTCTACATAAGAGTAATAGTGTTCGCTTGTAATATAATGCTTCTTACCATCTACAATAAAATACAACTTACTAATAGTAGATTTATACAATTCAGAATCTTCTGACGTAGTAAAACCAAGGATATTGCAATAATCCCGCTTGCTACTAACTCCACCTAGAAGTTCCATTTGATGCGTAGATATTTCTTTATGTGCAAGGTTAGATTGATAGTAAGTATAACCACCAACCACACAAATAATAAGTGCTAAGAATGCCCCTATAATCAAAAATCTATTTTTCATTTGTCCTCTCATTTTCATAGATAGCTAAATCATTACCTAGTTGCTGATACAACTCCATAAGATTCTCTTGAACATTCTCAAGTAGTTTGTAATGTTTCTTGACAGCAGGAAGAACATCATCTAAACCGCCATCTTCTTCTGGAATAAATGCACTTCCTAATGTTTCAGATACCATATTGATAAGAACTGAAGTCCTATCAAGAGCTTGGAAAATATCAAAGTCTGTTACTTCTTCTTTCATTTACTTTCTCCTTCTTTAATTAACTTAAGATATTGTACAACAGCCTCTAACTGAAAGTCAAATGCTTTCTTTACTTCTTTTCTGTGTTCAGGTTCAACAGAACCCATATAATACACTTGGTACTTCTTAAGTTCAGTGATAAACATTTTATCACGAAGATCTTTATCCCAGCAATAGACATAGTTGAAGTCAAGATTTAACATTAGAGTTATTCCTCCACAAAACCACAAACTGTAACAGTTCCTTCTGGAACCTCTGTCAAACCATCATCAACTTGAAACCAAACAAGATTGTCTGAGTATATTAACTCATCAACTTTTTCTTTAAACTTTGTTGCACTTAATCCAAGAACAATAATCATATCTTCTTGTGGAATAGATTCGGTCATTCTACCAAATTCTTTGCTAATATGTGCAACTTGAGCTGCAAGTTTACCTTCTGACATTTTCAAATTCTTGTTGTAGTAAATTTTAAATTTCACTATCTACCCCTTTAAAATGATTAACAATCAACTCTTCATTGTCAAGATAGTAATGAATATAATCATAAAATCCTTTACAATAGTCTTTTCCATCATAGTAATATGAAGGTTCACTTCCTGAGCGAATACCCTGACGAAATCTTTCAGAAGGATCTTCTCCTGCTTCTAAAGATTTTTCCAGTAAGCTTTCGGCATATTTTACTCCTTGGATATAAGTACCTTTGCTGCGATTCATTTTATTTCCTCCTCAAATACCCTAAAACTCGAATGCAAGTACACATTATCAGGAATCTTGTATGATGTCAACATCTCAAACATTTCTTTTGATGAATAACCATTTAGATTTTTGCTATCAGCTTTATTATAAGCAACAAAGAACTTCAAATGCTTGTTTTGTTCAGCACAATCATAAAACTCTTTGATATTATCAATCAAATCTTCTTTGCTGATGCTACGATAACCTGCTTTAGGGTAAGTTTTAGTTGTTCCGTCTGATAATTTCTCAACAAAACCTTCTTTCAGATTCTTTGTCACAAGAGCATAAGTTTGTCCTTGGAGTCCTCTACCAACACCGTATTTTGCACCAAATTTCAATGCTGCTAAAGCAGCGCCTGCTCCATGCCTTCCTTCTGGGTTAGAACCGAACACAAAAATATAATCAGGTTCAAGTTTTGTTATTTGTTCTCCTGTCCAACATCGCATAACCTCTCCTTCATATTATAAAGCAACTCGATTGTCTCTCTGTTATAACTCAGACAATAACCATCAACTTGTTCCCTTTTACAAGCATCTTCATCACCTTCGCAAACTAAGTAGATACTAAGAACTTCGTACTCATTACTTAGTGGATTTTCATAGAAGTTACCATTTTTGTACTCATAATGCAAGTACTCATGAACTTGTTTTAGAATCCCTTTCTCACAGATTGGACAAATAGTTCCTTCTGTATCTTCACAGATAGATGGACGTTCTAATCCAATATCATCAGCATGAAGCCTAGCTTTGATAGTTTTTACTCCTAAGTCCTTGTTTTTGTACATGTACCTTGAACTATCACAAATAACTTCGTGTCCTGAAGGAAGATGTTTTACTCTTACACAATTTTTAGAATAACATGATATTGACATAATTCACACCTCTATTCTACAATTAAAATCACTACCAACAACACTCTTATAAGATGCTTTCATTACTGACAACACCTCACCGACATTACTTTGTGGAACAATCACACTATCATGTACAGTCAAAATAGGAATCTCTCTTTGAACACAATATTCAATTACCATACTAATAATGTCAGAATCTAATCTTTGCAAGTCAATACCAGCATCACTATGGAAATACTTGCTAATCATTTCATTATGGTCACTAAGAAACTCAATTGCGTTATATGGGTCTACATCAACCAATCCTGCAAAATCTTGCTCATCTTCTGGCTTTTGCCTGTCTTCTAGTAGCAGTTGTTGCATTTTACCAGCAACTTGTCCGCTTGACCTCCCGTTAATCATCACCAGCAGTGTTTTCTTCAGGAAGTTACGAACAGGATTATACTTACGGTCTGTTTCCCTGCGTTTAAACACAACATCTGGAACTACTTGGAAATTGTATGCCGCACTTTCTCCGCCATAAACATCAAAGTTTTCATCGAGTACAATGCCTTCTTTCTCATAAAGAATCGAAGGGTGGAGTGCTTTGAAATCCATTTCCACTGTGAATTCACCATCAATCAATACATATTCTCTATCTTGCTTGCTTAATTGCTGAATACCACGACCACTGCTATAGTATCTCCCACCTTTATCAAAAGAACTGCGAGAGAACGAGCGATGCACTTGCGTATTCAACCTCTTGCCTTGAAAAGTTACTTCTACGCCTTCCATAAAGGCGTTATAAGAGTTAATCAAATCAATCATGCTACGAATCTCCTTTGTTCTGCGAAAAGGTAAGTTTTCACCCTTGACATCTCTTAATACTACTACGTTCTCTAACAATTTAAACTTTAGTTTCGACTTGTCTACATTCTCTTCAATCAACTCAATAAGAGCCGGTTTAAATGTAATATGTCCAGTTTTCTTATGTTTGTCGGATATGTAAAATCCCTTACTTGATTCTATGAAATTATATTTTTCAAGAAAATCTAATGTTTTAGTTATAGATTCGTAACCAATACGAAAATTCATAACTTTTCCATTAAATATCACATCTGTCTTATAAAAATTGTAATCCCTAGAAACATATAAACCAACACAACCATAATTGTATGCACGAACAATGTTGTACAACACACAATAAAAACCATCAGTTATTTGACTGAAAGATTTAACATTATATTCTTTTATATATAGATCTCTAAATTTATCTTTTATGTTATTTAAATATTTAGGTTTATAATTACTCCTAAATAAATAATCTCTATATTCTTTCTCAACCATACACACTCCAATTAACCAACTAACTACTAACCATAACCGTTATCATCCACTCTTGAAATTTTTATCTGGCTAGAAGCCTTGGTACGCAAGGGCTAGAGCGTGATCGCCACAGCTTCAACTTTTTGTTTGTACTCCCAAATTTTATAGTTAACCCACAGATTCATCCAAGACTGAGCACTACGACCAAGACCTTTTTCAAGCTTGAATGCCATCTCAATAGTCAAGTCAGATTTGTTGTTGATAAGACGACTAATCGTAGCCTGAGTTACACCACAAGCATCTGCAATTTGTTGCATGGTCATCTTACCACCTTCTTCCGACATATAGACCTCACGAATAAATTCACCAAGACTCATGTCGTTTTCTTTGTACATTTCCACACTAATCTCCTATTTTGATATGTTACGTATTAAGTATATCATGTAATAAATAAAAAGTCAATAGATTTTATTTAAATACCTCAAATAACTTATCAAACCTTAAAACACTCATAGAAAGCTCTATAATCAATTCTCGGTAGTTCAGGCTACCAGCGTACTCACTACACTAAACTATTCAACACAGAGCATCTGGCAGCCATTAAAATTGATTCTTAGAACTAAGTGATGTCATATACCGCTATTCGGCAATTCTAACCTTACCGTCACACTCAGCACTCAAGCTCATACTGTACTCGTGTGTAGTCAATACTCTTTTGCATTTGAAGCCTCTCCAACTCGGCTTGGATAACTTTATGGGCAGCAAGGTAGTCTTCAAACATCTGGTTCAAGTTTTCATACTTTTCCTTAATTTCTTCAAGTTCTTGTTTCTGTTGCAAGTACATTTTTGCAAGTTTATAGCCTGTGTTGAGGACTGATAGGTTCATTGCTTCTTCATGTAGTTCAAAATTATTGAGTTTGTTCACAGTTTATACTCCTTTGTTTGGCATTATTTGATTACTTTATTAATACTTTGTTGTGTTTCCAAATCTTACCCGTCCTGTCAAGACCTACGCTGTCCCACGACCTCTCTGTTTTGACTTCTTTTATCAATTCACTCCCAATACCGCGTTTTCTTTCATTTTTTCTAACAAAAACCTGCAACATATTCTCACAAGTAGTAATAACAATACCAATTGGTTTGTTTTCTTTGTAATACAATGCAATGTTGTGAGCATATTCTGGGTCTTTTCTTATCTTGACTAGCTCTCCAGATAACACCCAACCACTGACATAAAGCCGATGTTTGAGGGCCATACCCGCAGCGTGTTGTTTTTCTTCCTTCGTTTCGTATACTTTGATGTTTTGTTTTTCTCTCATTATGTTTCCCCTGTTGCTTGCAATTATATGGCTTATACCTCTTTAAACAGCTTGTATGGCACTTTAAATCAATTCCGTTAGCTTGTCAATACCTTCGTGGCTCTAATGATGTAAAATTACTTAGAAACGATTCTATGAGCTTTTGTGTATTGTAATATTGATTGTCGTGTGTGTCAAGAAAAATTTTAGATAAAAGAAAAAGGCCAACACCCGAAGATGTGGCCCAGTATGATTAAAGAGAGGAGAGGTTATGAAAGAAAATAAAAATAGCCTGTATATCATGTAGGTCTCACTCGTCGCTGCGTAAATATTGGCAACTACCGCAACGGAGTCCCTGTTGCCTACGCTACATAATACATTGAGACATTAATATCTCGGCATCTTTGATGCTACCTAATATAAAATCAAACCACATTGCGTGGACAAAGAGCAAGGAGAGAAGGGTAGGGTGGGTACACACTTTTAAGCACTAGAAGGAGGACTAGCTAGGTGCATACCACTTATGGCTCTAGTGAGCCTAAACTTATTTTATATTCTATAAACAATATTAACATTTAAAATTAAAATTGTCAAGATAAATTATAATTTATTTTATAGTTTCTTTGGGATTGAATTTTTTGGTATTATATAGTATAATATTATACAATAGATTGATAAATTGTCAATCTGTAAACACTGTACCGGAGGTAAAATGAAAAAGCAATATGAAAATGAAGAAGAAGCAGTAAAAGAGTACCTAGAATTACATAAGGAATTGAAAACTGCAATTCTAAAAGCACAAGTAATGAAGAACAAAAGCGTAACAGAGTTCCGTTATAACTTTTGGTTAAATGTTGAAAATAAGTTGAAAGAGTTGCTACCTAAAAAGAAAAAGAAATGGGAGAAATAATGGAATTTGTTGAAAATAAAAAGAAAAGAGAAAAAGCTGAAGATTTTATTGGTTGGAAATCAGAAGATGGGAAGCTAGAAGTTACAGGGATTGCTGGAAAACAAGGACGTATCTCAATGTTCAAAGTAACTTGTACAGAATGCTCTAAAGATCCTGAACTATTTCCAGATGGGTATTTTATTAGTCAGAAGTGTCATTTGGTTAGAGGATCAAAACCATGTGGTTGCTCTAAGATTCCAAAATGGGAAGATTGGCAATTCTTAACCTTAGCTCGCAGAGCAGCAAAAGATAGATTTATTGTTCATGGTTTTGCAGAAGAATTTAAAAATGCCCATACTAAATTAAATCTTGAGTGCTTAAAAGATGGACATAAATGGACTGCAAGTATCCATAGTGTTATGAAAGGTCAAGGTTGTCCTAAGTGCGCAGGGAATGCAAAGCCAGCAGAGCAAGAAGCATTACAAAAATGTATTGATATCTGCAAAGAAATGAACTATGATGCTATAGGTTTTGTTGATGGATATAAAAGCAATAAATCATGTCGTTTTGAGTATAACTGCAAAACACATGGAAAACAAGAAGTTAGTTATAATAATTTTGTAAGTCATGGAACACGTTGTGGTGGTTGTGCTAAAGAAGAGAATATAAGAAGATTAAGAGAAGATGGAAACGGTAACGGGTATTATCCTGAAAGAAAAGATGAGCAAGATTTCTTGTATATCTTGAATTTCAACAATAAATTCATAAAGGTAGGAAGGTCTTTTATTGTTGATAAAAGAATTGACGCTTTAAAATATTTATCTAAAATCAAAAAGATTTATAAACTTCGTGTCTTTACTGCAACACACCAAGAGATTTATGATTATGAACAAGAACTACATAATGAGTTAAGAGAACGTAACTTTCAATATTATGTAAGTTGGTCAACAGAGTGTTTTGAGAATGATTGCCAGTTTATTTTAAATGATCTACTTAATAATTGTAGACTGAAAGAGACTAATACTTAAAATAAAAGCCACTTATAAAAGATAAGTGGCTTATTCTTAGTTTTGTAGTTTGGTACAGTTTTCTACAATTTCTTAGGGTAAACGGTAATCATATATTTAATTGTAGTATTATCAGGGTCTGTTAGCGAGTAACATACCGCAATATCACTGGTAGATACGCTCCAGAAGTCAAGAGGTAGTCCACTAACAGTTGTAGCCAGTGTCCGTGAAAACATATCTGCTTCATCTTCCAATATGAATGTCGTATCTTGTTTGTCTATCACAACACCGTTCTTAATCACATTTAAAACAATATGAAGGTTTGTTGGGACAGATTTGAAGTATTCTACTTCTTCGTGGGATAAAAGAGCAGCTTCCTTGCTGAGGTTTTCCTTACCAATCGGTTGGTTTTTGTTGTTTTGTTGTTCCATAATTAATAGTTCTTGTTAATAAATTAGTATATGATTTAACTTTATCATAAATATTTTAATTATTCAAGAACTTTATCGTGCAAGTATTCTATTATAATGGTAAGTCTAACAATCCATTGTACATTTCTAATCTAGCACTTATATTTTGTGCCGCTTCCAATGACTCTATTTCCAACAATATCTCTTGGTTCGGCTCTATAATCCAGCCTGAACCATAAGAAGCTCCGACAGAACCTTTTGATTGATTAGAAGCATTGCCTTCTGCGAATATATCTGCTGCCCATTTTGTTCCAAGACTGGCAGGAGCAACAGGGATTGTATAAATATCAAAATCTCTAAATGCAGGTTGTCCGGGTCTTAATGAATATACAGGGTCTGGTGTTGGAAGAGTAACAGGGGTGAATCCAACATAGAATCTAGCAATTACTCCGGCACCTGTAAAAGTAAAGAATCTTGATTTTAAATCGATAGGCAGTGTTCTTGTTTTAATAATAGAATAAAATTTCTGATTAAGGCCAACATTAGTTAATCTCCTACTGGCCTCCCACTGGGAACCTAACTTCTTATTAGATTCATCATATAGTTGAACATTAATAGCTCTGTTACCAGAGAATACTTCAGGAGGTATAGTAGTAGACGATTGAGAGGATGATAATATAGCCATTATATTCCACCGATTTCTTGTATGTTAATTATCGCACTGTCATAATCATTAGCACATTTGGCCCAAATCTCTTGGCTATTTGCTGTAATAATCTTAGTAGAGTCTTCATTAAATATATTTGAAACTAAAACACCATCTTTAGATTGTGCTGTAGGTTTGGTAGCAGACTCAAAAAGAAGAATCATTGCATTTGTTTTTAATTGGATTGCCATTGGTGTTCCTATCGGTAGTCCTGATAAAACATTAACCGAAGACCAATCTGTACCATTTATATTTTTGTCTAGTATTCCCATAATATGCCTTTTAGTTTGTTTAAATAAAATAAAACCCCATTCTGCCACAAGAGCAAAATAGGGTTAATAGTTATTTGAAAAACTTATATTAACATATTTCCATAAAATTTTCAATATGTTAACAATTTATATTTTACAGGATAAGATTTTTGAATTTAATCTTTTGTTGTCCTTTATCTTTGTACCACACTTCAAGAGACAAAACAGTTTTATCTTGTTTGATATTCAAGTCATGAACAACAATTTTGTCATCCTTGTAACAGAAACAAGAAAGTGAGTGTTCCAATAGTTTCTCAAGGTTCCTACTTGTTTTCATTACTTATTGTACTCCAAAATAAACATTGAACCAATGTGCTCATCTTTCATCAATTCAATCACATCTTCTTTTGCAGAGGTTGTTGGGTCCGAGAGCATATCGTAAACAAGATTTGTAAGATCTTCGTCATAGAGACTGACAACATTATCAAAAATGAGAGTAAAGATCCTACTCCATGCCACAGAAGTATCAAATACCTCAGTATGGGTGTAATCATTAATGCGAGATAGTGTGATTTTATTAACCATTATATTTCCTCCTTATCAACTCTTTTAAGTTTATCTTCTATAATTCCAATCCAATGTGTACCACCATGATAACTGATTATGTCAAAATCAATAGACATATCTTTGTTAATTGCTGCATGATACATAGATATACCGTCAAATTCTTCATTTTCAATTTCAAACTCAACCCTATAAAGCCTATTATTGATTTCAACATAATCAGGGAACCATTCATCAAATTCATGATTAATCACATAAGGTTGTTTAGCAACAAAGATCAATTTACCTTTATTACGTTTAGTGCAGCCCATTACCTACCTCCCCCCTGATATTTAATAATCATTTATTCCCTCTACTTAATTATAAATAAATTTAGTAATATACTGAATTACAAAATCAAAAGCTTGAAATGAATAATACCAGAACACAAATGAAAATGCAAGCAACATGGCCCATACTACACGAATTGTTACTGGATTCCATTTAAACTTAGATTTAAGATATTGATACATTATTGTTTCTCCTTTTATTCATCTTGATTAATCAACTGCTTTAGAATAGTGTTGCTCAGTCCGTTTGTCAATACCTCAAAGCATTCTTTCATCATCTTTTCAACTGGATGATCAACAACAATTGTACTTTTAGAGATGCTTTCAAACTTAATCTTTTCTTCTTGCAACTCCAACATGAACATCAGACTCGCAAAGTCCTCTGGGAGAAGTAGTAGTTGTGTCTCTTTCTTGTTTTCTGGAATCCAAGCTGGATAATCGGCATACGTAAACTGTTTGTATTGATCATCTTTATACCAGCTACTAAAGTCATGACCTTCAGGATAGCCTCCGTAATCATTCCATTCATATCCAAAGTTATCATCATCTGATTTCAGAACAAAACCATTGAGTTTCAACAGGTTGCGAAAGCTATCATTAATTTTGTTGTCCCAGATACCTTTCAATGATACCTTATAAAGCGTTACATTCATTGCTATATACTCTCCTTTCTTGATTAGATGGGAGCATAGTAGGCCACAACTCTCATGGTGTCAAGAGCGCAATGAAAAACTTTTGAAAGATTTTTGACATGTTAACTGTTGACATACTTTTCTTACGTGATATACTAACAGCAATCAAAGACAAACAGGACAATACTACAAAAATGAAATCGCAGCTAAGGGGGAATAATGTATGAGTTATCATAAATACCAAACTTATCGGTATAAAAGTTCAAGTGCATACTACATAAGAAACACCATTGTAACTATGAGATTAACTGTCACAATAGACACAAAAGGACAGAAGCAGTATAATTGGGAACGGGCAAGAACATGTGTAGTTGTCAGGGATAGACGGAACAATGATAAAGTAGCTTGGAAATATTCTATAAATACTTTATTAAACATCAGATGTGGAGACAATTTGAACTATGATTGATAAATTTGAAGATTCATTTAGTGAATTCAGCAAAGATGAAGATATGATGTTCTGCAAGGATGTGATTCTTAGCCAAGCAGGTGAGTTGCATGATACTTACAAGTACATTTATGACTTTCATCGTCAGCATCCTTGTGAAGAGTTAGCTGTTGTACTAAGATATGTAGAGCTTGCACGTATTGGGCTTGAAAATGCATATGATGTTTTAGATAATAAATTGTTTGACAAATCAGAAGCCCAAGATTATACTTGGATCCCGAGTAAAGATTAAGGAGAAAGAATGGATAAAACGAGTCTAGGTGATCGTATGAAGAAGTACGAAAAGGTAGCAAAAACTAATTTGATGCAAAGAACACCTGTAATTATCAGGTTAGATGGTAAAGCATTCCATACTTATACTAAAAATTGCGATAAACCTTTTGACCAAGATTTGCATAAAATCAGAAAAGAGGTTCTTGAGTATCTTTGTGAAAATATCCAAGGTTGTGTTCTAGGTTATAGTCAATCTGATGAGATTACACTGGTTCTTAAAGATTGGCACACGTATAGTAGTCAAGCGTGGTTCGACAACAGTGTACAAAAACTATGTTCTATTAGTGCCAGTATGACTACTGCTATGTGGAACAGTTTAGTTTACAAGTATAACCTACAAGACAAGTTTTCAGGACTGGCAGTATTTGATGCTAGGTGTTTTAACATTACAATCAACGAGGTTGTTAATTGTTTGATTTGGAGACAGCAAGATTGGGAACGAAACTCTGTACAAATGTTAGCAAGATCCTTTTATTCACAGAAGCAATGCCACGGTAAGAGCTGTAAAGACTTGGTAACAAAAATAGAAGAAGAACAAGGGGTTGTATGGGGAAATCTCGCTACTTGGCAGAAGAGAGGTGAGTTTTGGTTTGATGAAATATACGAAGAGACTCCTAAATTTAAAGATGTTCGTCAAGTTATTGAGGAACTTTTGTATCTACAAAATGATAACTAATTAGGTAAAGGGGAGTGACAAATGGATAAAGTACGAGAAGAATTTGAAATGTGGTTGCGATCAACAACCGATTTTTATACATATAGGACTAATTACGCTATGACAAAACCCGAAGATCAGCAGTACATGTGTCACAGAACAAACCTAGCTTGGTTCGCATGGAAAGCATCTCGCGAATCTGTTGTTGTAGATCTTCCTGAACACTGCAAAGGAAATGCTTTGACAGTTTCAGAACTTAAAGAACAGCTTGATAAAGAAGGAATTAAATATGACTTTTAAAGATAAACCAAAACAACTGTTTTCTGCAAAACAACTACTGGAAATTAACAGTGCCGCTACTAATTTGGCAAATACCTCAATATTTGAGGCGGGGATCTTATCTCTCGGAGGAGATCGTTATGTAGGGCAGGAGGAAGGTGCATTACTACCTCACATGAAACAACTTCTAAGGACACTACCTTTGAAATTAATTTTTGAAGTTATGTCAGAACAGGAAAACAAGGAGAAAGTTAGTGGAAAAGAAAGCAACGCAGAAAAAGACAGCAACTAAAAACACAGCATCAAAACCTAAAAAGACAACCAAGAAGAAGTCTGACTTTGATGTTGATGCATTTGTTTTTGAAGTGGATATATCTAAAATTGAAGATTGGGTAAAAGGTATGTGTATTGAACTTGATGACCCAGAATTTGAATGGCCATCTTATGATGAACAATATTGGCTAGGTCGTTGGTTGACAGACTTACCTTATTATCGGGCACATAATATCCAGAAAACACTTGTTTCTGCACGAGAAAGCGCTATACTTGGACTGTATGATAAAACACAAAAGAAAAAAGAAAGGAGATAAGAAATGAAAAAATCGATTAAGGGTTTGACAATTCTTATTATTGTCAGTAGTATTATGATTGCAGGTACATTTGCACCTAGTGTCAATTCTAGTGAATCTAAGGCATACTCACGATACAAACTTGTTTCTGAAAGCATTTCAGGAACATATAAGACTTGTTTGTACCGCAATGTTCGAGGTGAGACCAAGAGTACAAGTATTAACAAAGGTAAGCGTTGTCCAAGTACATATTGATTAAGAGGTATTATGAGAGGTGTTAAATTATTTGGTGTAGGAATAAAGGATAATGATGATATAACCCAACTAGAGAATAAGGATAGAAGTTCTGGCAGAAAGGTTGTATGGAGATGTCCTTATTATCAGACATGGATGAGTCTTCTCAGAAGGTCTTATTCTGATATATTTAAAAATAAAAGTAAAACTTATGTTGGAGTGGTTGCCGACGAAAGATGGCACTATTTTTCAAGCTTTAAGGAGTGGATGCAACAACAAGACTGGGAAGGAAAAGATTTAGATAAAGACTTGATAGTCAGAGGTAACAAAATATATGGACCAGATACCTGCTGTTTTATAACAGAGAGATTAAATACAGAAATAACTCATCTAAAGAGGAAAGATAAAGGGTTACTCGGTGCATCTTTCAAGAAAAAGAATAGAAAATATCAAAGTCAAATACTAATAGAAGGTAAGAAGATATACCTAGGATTATATGATAGTGAGTTAGATGCACACTTAAAGTGGTTGGATGAAAAGATCAAGAGAATCCTAGAAATAAAACAATATGAAAATAAGGAAGTACACAAGCATGTGGATAAGTTGCTAGAAGAAATGCAAAGATGTTTGGATAACAAAATTGAATTTTATTGGTATGAATAAATAAGGAGAAATAAATTGGATACAATAGTTTTAACATTTCTAGGCATGTGGTGGGTTCCTGCTGTACTGTTTATGTTTGCAGGGTTGGTGTTGGTGTACACAAAAGGGTATAATACTTCTTTAGACCCAGAGTTTATCCAAAGAAAATCTGTTAAAGGTGAAGATTCAACAGGACTACTATTTTTGTTAAGCTTTATGTTTCCGTGTCTTGCTCTAGTATTTTATGGGTTTGTTCTGAAACAACCAATCTCTTTTGTTGGAGGTGTTGTTTATGTCCTATTTGAGACTTGCGGTAGTTGGTTGATGTATGGAATCTTTACACAATCAGGAACACATTCTTGGTTCAAAGTTAAAGAAAAACATTTCCGTCAACAATATAGTTTCAATATTAATTTTGATGATGTAGAGATAGGTCAATATGTAGTGCGTACCTTAAAAGATGATTGGTATGATTCAAGCACCTATCGTCTACAATTGAAACAAGTACACATGGAAAAAGATTTGACAGGTGAGTATAAGGTACTTCAAAATGTAGAAGAATGGGGAAATTCTGAGTTCTGGACAGAAGATCAAATTAAAGATAAATTGAAGGAATATTTTAAAGCACGAAATTTATTTTATATTGACAATGAAAGTGGTTTTAGTATTCTTAAAGTAGAGAAGAACAAACCTAAAATTATTGTTATTGAATAATCAAGGAAAAAACAATGGAAATTCTAAATGTTTTGCAACAACTATACCTATTTGATATCTGGGTATTCAGTCAGTGGTGGTTGTATGCACCATTGCTTATTCCGGCTATGTTTTACTTTGCATTCTTTGTTGTTAAGTGGGCAGTATTAACGTTGCCTGTATGGTGGCCTATTATTGCAATCATCAAAGCAATGAAGACTAAAACAGTTATCCATGTTAAAGAAAAGAAGGAGAAAGAATGAAAAAGGTTGTAGATATTATTAAAGAACTTCGTTCGACTTCTTCTCGTAATGAGAAGGAAGCAATCTTGACTACAAATAAAGACAATGAAACCCTAAAGAAAGTTTTCTACCTTGCTTATGACCCGAGTATCAACTTTTATATTAAAAGTATTCCATATGAAGATAATTGGAAACACGGGGAATATTTTGAGTATGATGAGAATGATGAGTTTGAGATTTTGTTTGATGTTCTTGAAACAATTTACTCTCGTGAACTGACAGGGAATAAAGCAATTTCTTTTTTGACTGGTGTTTTGTCAGAACTGTCAACTGAGATGCAAGAACTAATTTGCAATATTGTCAAGAAAGATTTGGATTGTGGTGTCCAGACAACTACAATTAATAAAATATGGAAAGGCTTGATTACCGATCCGCCATATATGGGTTATCAGTTGTTCAGTGAAAAACTAATTAAAAGTTTCAAACTTCCGTGTTACTCACAAATTAAACTTGATGGTCTGTATGCTGACGTATTTGTAATGAAAGATTCTGTTAGTTATCGTTCACGAAGTGGTATTAATTGCAAGTTCAAACTTCCAGATAATGTAGAAGAAAAACTTCTTAATTTGTCACAGTTCAGCGATGTTGAATTTGTCCTACACTGCGAGGCTCTTGTCCGCAAAGGTGAGAGTTTTACAGAGTTTGAGGAACGCAAAATTGGCAATGGATACTTGAATAGTGATGAATCTGATTCAGAGAAAGTTGTTATTGTTATCTGGGATGTTGTCGGCATTGATGAATATAACAATCGTAAATCAACAGAAGACTATATTGAACGCTTTAATCTCGTAGAAAAGATTGTAGAATATGTTGACACACCACACATTCAAATGGTAGAGTCTCGTTTCTGTAATGCAACACAAGAGGTCATAGACCATTTCGTAGAAGCACGTTCTAAAGGACTGGAAGGAACTGTAGTCAAATCACCTAAACTTAAATGGAAAGATGGTAAAGTCAAAGATGGTTTGAAGCTCAAAAATGAATTCGAATGTGAAATGAAAATTATTGGTTTCCAAGAACACAGCAAAAAGTCTGGACAAATTGGTGCAATCTTTGTAGAATCTGAAGATGGTTTCGTGAAGTGCAAAGTTGGCAGTGGTTTGACTGATGCACAACGCAAGAAATTCTTCTTGACACAAGATGAAATGATTAGTAAGATTGTTACAGTAAAAGGAAATGATCTTGTAACCAACGAATTGAAACAAGACCAATATAGCATTTTCTTGCCACGATTTATTGAAGTACGAGATGATAAGACTGTTGCTGATACTTTTGAAAAGATTTTATCAACAAAAGATAGTATCATTGATTTACTAAAACAAATCAAATAAGGAGAACAAATGATTAAACGACAAACTAAATATTCCGCTGGTGCAGACCTGACTTGTTCAAAGCAGACAACTATTGAACCAAATCAAACTGTGCTTGTACCTACAGACTATTACATTGACAATCATGAGTACCACATGTTTTATATGCTTTGTGCCCGCAGTTCAATCGCACTCAAAAAGAACTTGATTTTAATGAATGGGGTTGGTATCATTGATTCAGACTACAAAGACGAAGTAAAAGTGATGTATCGCAATGTTGGCACTGAACATGTTACCCTTGAAAAAGGTGAACGAATTGCACAAATTATTCCTCTTTCATATCTTCCGTTGTTTGAAGCATTAGACAATAAACGAGAAGGCGGTTTTGGTTCAAGTGGGACAACATAAAAGGAGACTCTTAATATGCAGAGAAGCTTCATCCCACAAGTGGACAAAAGGAGAATTAATTTATGGATCTAGGAACAATTTACAACCTACTTCAGAAAGCACAGACATTTGATGAGTTCATGACGTACAACAACGTAATAGTTCAAATCGAAGAAGAAAACCTCTTGACTAATTACCGAAACGGTAGTAAAATAGATGAAGTGAAATCAGGAAAAAACAAGATTCTTGGTTTTATTAATAGGAATACAAAGGAGGATAAATAGTGAAACTTAAGAAAATTAATAAAGAAGGTGATTATGTAGTTAAGATGTCACAGGCTGAAATCAATCTTCTCCATGAACTGCTTGGCTATGTATCTTTTAAGGGAATTAAACATTACCCTTTGATGGAAAAGACAGTGAAAAATATGTTGGATTTTACAGACGATAATGCTTCAATTGTAGATGTCTATGAGTGTTTTAAGTTTGTAAAAGATAAAACATTTAAAGATCATGGTTCACTTGAAGTTATTAAAGACCTAAAGACACAGTAAGTTAAATAGTTAATATAATTTATCAAATAAACACAAAGGAGAAATAAATGAAAGTAAAGAAAGTAACCACATCAGGTAAGTATACTGTTCAGATGGATCAACTGGAAGTAGATGCAATTGGTGAAATGCTTGCATATGTAAATGTGGTTGAAGATAGTGGATATAAACTTACGGATAAAGTTTTTAATCAACTAAAAGATTTTGCTGCCATGTATGCAGCACTCCACACAGAAGGTGTTCTTCAAATGCAAGAAGCTGGTATTTGTGAGTGTTGTGATTGTCCAATCTATGAACTTGTCCCATGTAAAGATTTTAAGAAAGTTTAATTAATTTAATAACTTAATAATTTAAAAGGAGAAATAAAATATGACCAACTCAAATCTAATTTCGATTGTACCGTCCGATCAGGCTGCCCGAGAAGATCTGGTAAAAGGGCTGAATGAGTATATTAAATTAGAAGAAATTATCGAATCATCAAAGGAAGCTATGAAAAACATTGTAACTTCTCAGTATGAAAAACATTCTGAACAATTTAGTGAGCCACTTAAAAAGGGAAAATTTTCTAAACAATTTAAACTTGTCGTTAAAGAACATCTCGCTGCGAAAGCTAGTGAAGCTATTCAGGAGAACGACGAAGCAATTGGTGCTTATGAGGTGATTAAAAATAAACTGATCTAAACTTAATTATGATGTGTGAGCCTCTTAACTGAGGCTCTATTTTTAGGAGGAATATTGACACAAAAATATAAAATGTGCCACGTAGATTTCGATACATGTTTGTTCAGAGCTGCTAAATCTTGCCAGAAAGATTATATTATTGTTACTCACAAAGAGACAGGATGGAAACAACGTTTTGATGGTGTATCTAAATTCTATGGACTTGGTAAACAGAAAAATAAAGGTTGGATTGGTGAACAAAATGCAATCAGAGAAAAACAAAAGAAACCTCTAATTTCCGCTGATGATTTTATTATTGAAGAATGTGCAGAACTTGTTGATATAGAAGAAGTTGTTTTGAAACAAGCACTAGATTTGATTGATTTCACAGTAGGTCGTATTAAGAAAGCTTCTGAAGCTGAAGATTATAGACTGTACATAGCAGGAACAGGCAACTGGCGGTATGATGCTGCTAATATCCTGCCATATAAAGGAAACCGCAAACCAAAGCCCATATTCTTCCTCGAAGTCAAAGAAGCACTGATACAAAAATATAAAAATAAAATTGTTATAGTAGATAATGCAGAAGTTGATGACAAAATTGGTGAAATTGGCTGGCAAAATTATTTAAACTTCAGAAAAACTGGAAAGTGGGAACATGTTCTTTCTTATATTGATAAAGATTTAAAGATGATTATTTCTCCACACTTCAATTATGATAAATGTGATGAAGGTGTTGAAATAAATACACCAGAGGAAGCCGCTAAGTGGTTCTGTTTGCAATTGTTGGTCGGGGATAAAACTACAGACAATATTCAAGGTCTTCCTAACCTATCTCCAGAGTTTCAAGAGAAATATGAACTCCGTAAGTGTCGTGGTTTAGGAAAAGAAACAGCACTAAAGATTCTAGAAGGTAAAAACATCAAAGAGTCTTTTGAAGTTGTTGTTGAAGCTTACAAATCATACTATGGAGAAGATAAGAAAAAACTCTTGACTTTCCGTGGAGAAGAGTTAGAATACAACTGGCTAGATTATTTAAAGGAAAATGGACTACTCTTATGGATGAGGAGAGAGCCAGATGAGATGTACAATATTGAAGATACTTTAAAACGGTTAGGTATTGAATATTAACAAAAGGAGAATAGATGATGGCACATTTCTTTAGTGAGTGTGGTTATACTGTTATTCAACTATTTGGATATAGGTTTCAAATTGTAGATCGCAAACGCAATCCAATTCTTAGTAGCTCTGAACTTCCTGTATTTAATCAAAAAGAACTTAGAGTCTGGAGATATGGTATGAGTATTAATAAAGTTTAAACAAGGAGACAAATATGAATCAAGAACAACTCAAACAACAAGAAGAGAAAGTAGTAGAATTTATCCAGAATACAATTCCGGTATTTAGATATGATAAACTGAAAGTCAAACGACTCAAGAAATATGATGGTGAACAGCTTTCACAGGAACTGATGGATGATTTGAAGGAATGTCTTATGAGTAGTGTTGAGTATAAAACTGTTACCAAAACAAAAGAGGTTGAATGAGAAATGTATTAAGCATTGATCAAAGCCTTGCAAAATGTGCGGTTGTTGTTTGGAATGATAATGTACCCGTTTTCTGGGATGTTTTTAAGTCAGGTGGCATTGAGTGCAAGAAGAAACTTAAAAGTGTCACTTATTTTGAAAAAGAAGTTGACAAGATTGACTTTATATCTGATAATATTATATCGATTGTACACAAATACAATATAGAAAAAGTCATACTTGAAGGGCTTGCATTAAATGCTGTTGGTAATGCAACAAGGTCTCTTGCTGGGTTGTATTATGTTTTGTTGTATAAATTGAAACAATTAGATTTAGTTGAACCAGAAGATATAGTCGTTATATCGCCTACGCAAGTTAAAAGCAAAGCTAGATTATTGATGGAAAACAACGGTGAACTTGAAACAATTAACGACAAAGGTAAGGCTAAGAAGTCTAAGATAAAAATGGATAAGCAAATTATGACTTCCATTGCAGAGCAATATTGGCCTCAAGTTCTTGACGGATACAAGAATAGTGGTGAAAATGCAGGAAAAGAAGATTTGTCCGATGCCTGTCTGATTTATAATGCTTACTTGCAATTACAAAAGGAAAATTAATGAAACTTCAATATGATGTTAGTGGTTCAAACAATTGCATTGATCTTGTGTTATTGAATCATGCAACTTCTGACGCAATCCGTTATGCAGATGAAGGGAACTATGATATCATTAACACTAAGATTGTGCAGACAACAGCAAGCCATGAGTTTGTTATTCTATTCCGAATGGAAGTTTTGTTAAAGGAGAAATAAGTGAAACTAGTTAAATTAGGAGATGACAGTATTTTATTTATTCCAGTCACAAAACTAGAAGTTTTAAGCCTTTGGTTCCTGTCGTGGTTTGTCGGCGATTATGGCAAGTGTTGGAATCCTGAATCATACCCTATGAATCGAAGATTAAAACTTGAGGGGATTAAGTGACAAGAAAATGTAAAAAGAAGACTACAGCAAAAAGAACAACAAACAGGAGAAGAATAGTTTATAATTTTGTCTACGATAAAGATAAATGGATTAAAGGTTCTGCTCAAATAAAGAAACATCGTGAGATGCTTATTGAAAATACCTCTGAAAGCTCCTGTATGGCCTCTGGATTGCATTTCAGTAGTGAAGGGTTACAAGGGTACACCCTCGATCATTGCCACGCTACAGGACTGATTAGGGGCGTTTTACGAGCAGACATTAACATCTTCCTTGGACGTATTGAGAAATACTTCAATAAAATCTTAGGTAAAACTGGATTATCTTTGACAGAAGTTCTTGAAGGATTGTTAAGTTACTTAAAATCAACAGAAGAAGCTAGACAAACTGGAAACTATGCGTTAGACTTCCGTATTGTTGATGCTGAACTCAAGCGAATAAGTAGGTGGAAAACAGAAACCCTCTTCAACAAACTTAAAAATAAACTTGAACTTTTACCAATAGAAGAGTACAATCGTCAACAAATAGTAGAAATGTATATCAATCAATTCATAAAAGAAAAGGAGAACAACTAATATGTATGAATCTCAGTATAACTCTAACCCAACCCTGACTCTTAACCCATTCACCGATAGCATTGAAGCTATTGCTGTCTTCAAATCAAACAAAGAGTTTCTTGATAGTCTGAATAAAGCTATTGTTGATGCAGGTGGAACTCCAGAATCTGTTGTTCGTCCTGAAGTAACTCTAACTGAACTGATGAACACCCTATCTCTTTCTGGTATTCGTTTTACTTTTGATCCAACCTTGAAGAAAGGTAGCAATAGTAGTATCCCTGAGACCAATACTGATGTTCCTGTGAGTAATAGTGAGACACAAAGTACACCAAATGAAGTAGTTATCCAGATTACTGGTGATATAGATACTGTTGTAAGTGAATAAGGAGAATATCTTATGGTTCAGTTGACAAAGTTGGCCGGGAAGGTTAAAATTCATCTTGATGATAGATATTGTCTGGTATCTAGCACCTTGCATAACAAGATTGAGTTGTTTAAGGAGGAACACTTCGTCAGGGATTTTACCAACTTGTATGCTGCGATTAAATATTATGAGGAAGTAACTATTGATTCTTGAAAGTATTCTAACTTATCATCTAATTGTTGGGGCCATCTTACATGGCCCTCCTTTTAAGATTAGAGAAAATATAGTTGTTAATAACAACGAGTATAGGTGTGCCGTGCGCAACTTGTATTATGAAGGTCGCGGAGAGGGATTAATAGGACAAGCTTACATTGTTAAGACTGTTCTAAATAGAGTACGTGATACAAAACACCCGCATTCAGTGTGTGGCGTAATTTATCAGAGTAAGCAATTCTCTTGGACACATCAGATTCCAAAGAATAAACATAAAGTTCCAAATAAGACAACATCAGAGAAAGAACTTTTAAAACAACTTGAGGCTCTTTCAACTGTTGTTATCTTGTTAGACCGTGTTGGAATTGATTTTACACAAGGGAGTCAGTTTTACCACTCAGTTAAAGTCCAGCCAAATTGGGATTATAATAAATTAGAAAAGGTAAAAATTGTGGGAAACCACGTGTTCTACAAAAGAAAGGGGAGATGATGAACAAATGGCGAAGACGTAACTGGATTAGAAGTGCAAAACATTACTATATTATTTTGTTCCATCAAACAGAAGCTGAAGCAAATTATCATGCTAACAGGCTTTCAGAAGACATGGAGAAAGAGTATGGAAAAAAGGTGAAACACTGGCCTTTACCTAGAGGTATCGTAGAAGAAGATGTTTCTTATTGGGAGAGATGATGAACCTAGTTGACGCAGTTGTTACAAAAGTTCTGAGTGAACCTTACCCACTCTTTAATAAGTATTGGGTAGATGTTGAGTATAATTGTTACGGGCAGGTGTCCGAGACTAATATTAGGTGTTCAACGGAAGAAACTGCTAAAGCAATTAAAGTTGGGTATACATTTCAAGTTTAAGGAGAATAAATGAATTTTAAATATTACAACGAAATTATAGACAAAATTGTAGCTCTAAAACAACAAGGCATCGGCTCTCGCCAGATTGCAAAACAACTGAATATTGGGAAATCAACTGTAAACCAATATTACTCTGCATGGATTGAACTTGAAGATTCAAATAAAGAGATTATTACAGATACAGAACAAGAAGATAAAACTTTTGAAGATAATCTAAATGTTCTTTGTGAGCATCCAGACTATTCGGTTTCTAACCTTGCAAAGCGTTTACGTCATGCACACAGAGCTAATAATCAACTTCGTAAAATCCAACGGGAAATTGCAGATACTGATTTTAATTTTAAAGAGATGCTTGTTGGTATTGAGAAAGCTGTAGATAAAGTACAAGTTTCAAAGTACTCTCCACGAGTTTATCCCGCTGTTGCATCTAAACAGAATGGTGCTGTTGAGGTATTGTTTTCTGATTGGCAAATTGGTAAAGTAGCACAACACTACAATACAGAAATCGGTATTCGTGCATTGGAGGATTACGGCCAACAAGTCAGGACTTTTATACTAGATAAACAACGGACTAAAAATGTAGATAAAGTTGTATTTGCAAGTCTTGGCGATATTGTAGAAGATCATATGAAGCATGGTATCCAATCAGCCGTTGCGTGTGATACAGGGCTTTCTGAGCAGATTTCTAATGCTATTGTTTACATTTGGGAATACGTTCTCGAACCTATTTTACAACTTGGCGTTCCTGTGGAGTTTGTAGGTATTGCAGGTAATCATGGTTCTAGTCAGCACAAAGGTATGGATATTTATAAGGCTGGTTTGTATTCTTACGATTATGCAATCTACACTGCACTAAAACAACTTGCAAAAGTAGGTAAGTATGATAATATTACCTTCAACATCCCACATGGTGCTTTCGGTCATGTGGAGATTTATGGTAACACTGTGATTTATGAACATGGATATTTTAACAGTGCAACAGAGAAAAGTATGTCTGACCAAATGAAAAAACGTGGGCAACAAATTAAAAAGCACGTAGAATATTTCCGTATCGGTGACATGCATCATGTATGCTCTTATGATTGCCATAAGATGGTACTTAATGGGGCGTTTTTCGGCGTAGATACAGCAGCTACCGAATATTCTGGTGTGCTTGGGTTTAGTTCTATACCAGCACAAGTAATTATGTGGCATGAACCAGAAGATAATATTGGTAAAAGTTCAGTTAAAGAGTTTAAGACAATTCAACTTGCAATTGTAGAATAACTCAAGTATACTTATTTAAAGCCGCTTGAGAAATCGGCGACTTTTGTTTTATAAAGGAGGAAATATGGAATATAAAGCAGGTGATATAGTGGTTGCTAGAAATATTCATAATGAAAATAAGGAATTTATTTTCGAGGTTGACGATATTGTTGTACAAGATGGGGTACAACTTCTTTATGGTAAAGATGTTTTTAGCGGAAAAAATGTGTATGCTGTACATGGACGGTATTGTAAATTGTACAGTAGAAGTGTAAAAGTTTCTGATGTAGAACGGTTATCAGAACTTACAAAAGAGGAACACCACAGAATGCCTCAAGGTTTGGATAGAGATTCACGCCACAAGTGGGCCAAGGAAACATTAAGTGCTATTGAAAAACAGAATAACGAACCAATTGAATCAGATGGCAAATCTTCTAGTTACTATGACCTAAAACTTAGGCAGAAAACAATTGATTTTATTAAAGAAAACGACTATGTTAAGACAGAAATGCTGATTTATGATATTTTCGATAACGACTTTGATTTCTCTAATGCTTTTAAGTCACTTGTCCGTGCATGGGGAACTGTGAATGGCGCAGGAAAGAAGGGTAACAGTCTTGATTATGAACTTAACAAAATTGATTATAGTGTAAATAAAATTCGAGAATATCGAGGTAATGAATAATATGTGTATGTCTGAAGCCGCATATTTTTCGGAATATTTAAGGAAAAATTTTCCAACAAACAACCTAAGTGGGATAAGAAGATCCTTAGTTCGGGGAGTTGGATTAAATGATGCTGATTATATAATAAAGCATAAAACTAAAGGTAGACAGTTAGATTGTCCTGCATATCACGCATGGAGATTGATGTTATGTAGAGCACATAATGAAAAGTTTCATGCGAAACACGAAACATATAAGGATGTTCTTGTTTGTGATGAGTGGTTAATATTTAGTAATTTCAGAAAGTGGTTCATATATAATCATGTAGATGGTTACCAACTTGATAAAGATTTGCTTAGTGAGAAAAGTGTTAAAATTTACTCACCAGAAACATGTATATATGTTCCTGCGTGGATAAACACCTTTATTACAGATAGCAAAGCGTCAAGAGGTAAGTATAAAATAGGCACGCACTGGAGAAAGGACAAGAATAAGTTTGCAGCAGAGTGTAGACATCCGATGAAGCACGGTGGTAAATTTATAGGATATTTTGATAGTGAAGATGATGCATATGAAGCGTGGCTAAATAGAAAATTAGAAATTGCATTTGAATTAAAACCAGAGATGGATAAAATAGATATAAGAATTTATCAATGTGTGATTAATATAATAAGGAACCTAGTATGAACATTGGAATTGATTTTGATTTGACAGTTGTTGATTGCATATTCCAAGACGGCGCATGGATAGACCACCTAAATGCAATGTCTTATCGCTATATTTCAAAAGAACAATTTGCAGATATGGACAAAATTGATTATAATCTTGGTAAATATTACCCAGACTTGACTGAATCAGAAAGCTTTAGTTTCTGGAAAGATACTTCACTATATCAAAAACTGAAACCATATAAAGCTGCTGTTGAAGTCATCAATAATATTGCAAAGAAAGGACACAAAATTGTGTTTATTAGCCACTGCCAGCAGAACCACTTCAAGAGTAAGGTAGTTGCAGCAAAAGAGTGGTTTGATATTCCAAAAGATTCCTTTGGTTTTATTGCAACAAAAGAGAAACATTTTGTTAATGTTGATGTAATGATTGATGACCGTAATCTGTTCTTAAATTCTTTTGGTGATAAAGTTATTAAAATTAAATTCGATACCCCATTCACTCAGTGTGCGGAATTAAAAGTATCACTTGACTTTCACAGTAATAGTTGGGAAGATATTGGAAGTTTTATTGAAAGTACTTTATAAACAGGTAAACAATGCAATTAAAAAATGAAAAATTAGATGATTTTATAGGTTGGGTTAGTCCTGATGGTAATTTAAAAGTGGTAGGGATTGCAGGTAAGAAAGGTAGGGGCCACAACATATAAAGTAACATGTAAAATCTGTTCACAAGATCCTGAACTGTTTCCTCTAGGCTATTTTATTAGCACAAAATATAACTTAAAGAAAGGAAAGAAACCATGTGGTTGTGCGAAGAGTTGTCGATGGAGTGAAGAACAATATTTAGTTAGGGTTAGAAGGGTGGCAGAAACTAAATTTATCAAAGTTAATGGTTTTGCCGAAGAATTTAAAGGAAATAATACAAGAATAAATTGTGAATGTTTGAAAGATGGGTATAAATGGAAACCTATCATAAACACCATCTTAAGGAAATCCCACGGGTGCCCAAAATGCGCTAACCATGTGATAATAACAGAACAAGAAGCCTTATCTACATGCAAAAAGCTTTGTGAAGAAATGAATTATGAATTTTTAGGGTTTCCGGGAGGATATAAAACACAAGAATCACGGTTTGAATATAAATGCCCAAAACACGGATTACAAAATGTGATGTATGAGCCTTTTGTAAAAAGAGGATACCGCTGTTGGGGATGTGCAAAAGAAATGACAAATGGAAATGGTTTTTATCCAGAAAGAGCTGAAGAACAAGATTTTCTATATGTCTTGAATTTTGATGATAAGTTTATAAAAGTTGGTAGATCTTTTGATGTGGACGAAAGGATTAAAGACCTTAAAAAACCTTCTGTTTCTGGAATTAAAAATATTGTAAAACTTAGAATCTTTACTGCTACACATCAAGAAATCTATGATTATGAACAAGAACTACATAATGAACTTCGTGAACGAAACTTTCAACACTATGTTGATTGGAGTACAGAGTGCTTTGAGAATGATTGTCGGTTTATTTTGAATAAACTTCTTGACCAGTGTAGTTTGGAGGAGGTGTATTGTGAGCAAAGACGCAGAAATTTATAAACTAAAACCTTGCGTAAAATGTGGTAGTTACAACCTAGAAGCAGATTCTACAGGTTGTCTTGAAATAAGAGGTATTTGTTATCAGAGTGGTTGGGTATTATGTAAAGATTGTGGTAACGAAATTTGCGTAGAGTTTGATGACAGTGGAAGTAATTTGATAGAGTGGCAAGACATGCTTGATATATGGAATGCCGGAGTTGTTTATGAAGGAGATATTTCATGTGACAAATAAGAAATACTACGCACAACGAGGGCAGTATTTGGTCGTGATTGATGCATTAGGTAATAGACTGGTAGAAGTCATCCTGAAACACAATAAGTGTAGAAAACAATTTGACACGGATTTGGTTTTGTTGTATGATGTACCAATGGAAATTATAAACAATGTTCAGATTTATCTGGATGGTGTTAGAATTAGATAATAAATAAGGAGAATAAATGAAAGGTATTAGTATTAAACTTGTAGACCACATGGGAGATGACTTTCGAGTGTTTGAGGCAGCTAAAGCAACTCTTGGCGGTAGTGAAGAATCTCAATTTAAACGTGGTGAGACTGACCCAACCCGGTTGATTAACTTCCTTGCTCGTGAGAAACATGTAACACCATTTCGTCACCCACAAGTAACGTTTGAGTGTGAAGCACCAATTGCAATTGCTCGTCAACTTGGTAAACATCAGTCTGGGTTTTCATGGAATGAACGGTCTATGCGGTACAAAGATTCTGTCATTGATATTTTTGTTCCAGACATGTTCCGTGGACGTCCTGATAAATTGCATGATGGTTCTACTGAGGTGGATGTAAGTGAAAAATATGCATGGGAGACATATAACACCTATGAGGACGATTATACGAATATCACTGTGGCTGAAACTTACAATCTTGCAGTTGAGCAATCCGTAACTTTTTATGAGGCCCTTGTTGAAGCTGGACTTGCTCCTGAACAAGCCCGATTTATCCTTCCACAAGGTATGATTACACGGTGGGTATGGACAGGTTCACTTTATGGGTGGTATAGTGTTTACAAACAACGCTCTAGTGAACACGCACAATACGAAGTTCGTGAATTTGCTCGACAACTAGATGATCATATGTCAAAATTATTCCCAATTGCTTGGCAAGCACTTAAAGATTCAGATAATATTAAATAAGGAGAAATAGTATGGGTGTTGATTATAATGGTGTAGGTGGTATTGGTGTTCGTCTTAGTCCTGAAATGGTAAAAACTGCAATCGAAAAGAATATGTTTACAGAAGAAGATTGGGAAGAAGATCCTATTGCGAGTGTAGAAGTTTTTCAGATTCTATATGCACAAGCTGGAAGTGCATATTCTGGAAAAGAATGGTTTTATTTATTCGTGGACGGAAATAACCTAGAGGAAATTAATAATAACAGTAAAGATTTCCTAGATAAAGTTAATAAGATGTTTGATTTGAAGTATACAGAAAAAGATTTGAAAGTTATTAGTGATTTGTACATTTGGTAATATAAAATATCTATAAAGAGAACTTGATTTTCTAATTTAAATCAGTATAATCGTACAAACAAAATAACAAAAGGCATTAATCATAAGAGCTGTAGATTAATGCCTTAACAAGGAGAGATTAATGATTAAAGAAAATAACAAAGTAATTAATAAATCACTGACTACTGTATCACCAGAAGATCGTTTTCAAAGTGTCACACTTGATTTTCTTCGTTCACTTCCTGAACTTGATGTAGATAACAATAAAAATCATTTGATGGCAGCCCTCTATGCCGTAGGTTTTGATGTTGAAAAGAAAATTGATCGTGTAGACAATGTTAATATTCGTTATCGTCATAGTCCAATGCATGTTCGTGAAACAACTATCTTCCAAGGTCAACTGCGAAGTGATTATCCATACAAATCAATCTATAAGAATCATGACGTACTTGATGTAAATGCTAAAGACCCTAAGACAGACAAAGAATTTGATGTTATTGTAGAAATGCTTCAAGCTGAAAGCAAGAAAATTGTAACTGATCTTCCTTTTGATGTACCCGACTATGAAGGCGTTAATGGTGTCAGTGAGAAAAACTACAATCGCAGCCAAGAAGAGAAATCACGATATAAAATTATCAACCCGCAAGATTTGAGTCTGAGTGAGTTGATGAAAAAAGATGAACTTTTTGAATCACCTTTTGAAGAGGATAAGTAATATGATTTACGTAAGCTTAGTTTGTTTTGTTCTGGGTTTAATTCTCGTTTTCCGTTCGATACTCGGTTATGAGGAAATCAAAGCAGATAATATGTGGGATCGTGGATTGTTGGCCCTTCTTTGGTTGAATATTACTCTTGATTTTCTAAAAGATATTGCAAACTACATGAGTAACTAATATGAAATGTAAATATAATGATTGTGGTTGGTGCTATTGCAAATCAGGTAAATCTAATGATGAAAATGGACAATGTAATAAACCAGAAGATTGTGAAGAAAATAAAGAAAAGGGGACAATTAATGGCTTCACCCAATAGTCGTAGGGACAAAAGCAAAGATTATTCAGATTTATATTCAACACCAGAAATTGCATTAGATAAATTATTTGATATTGTAGATTTCAGCAAAGATAAAAAGTATTTTGAACCTTGTGCAGGTATAGGTATTGTTAGTGAGTATCTTCGTAATAAAGGTTTGTATGTTGTAACTAATGAAATGTTTAATCATGGTTATACGACAGAATACAACGAAGATTTCTTGAACACAGATATTGAGTTTGATTATGATGCTATTATTTCAAACCCACCATATAAATTGGCAAATGAATTTGTCAACAAAGGTTTTGAGTGTGCAAAAGAACAATACTTACTTCTTCGACTTCAATTTCTTGAAAGCAAGAAACGCTATGAACAACTATTCAGTAAAGGGCATCTGAAGAATGTTTATGTGTTTGTTAGTCGTATCAGTTGCACTGAAGGTATTGAACAAAAAGAAACAGCTAATAGTGTAACATACTGTTGGTGTCATTTTGATAGGGATTATGTGGGACAACCAACACTCCATTGGATTTAGATAAGAGGCATAAATGGGTAAGAAAGAAAAAGAAGAAGGAAAGATTCCAGCATGGCAAGCAAAAGGTTTTGATTCAGTCATTCACTATCGCTCTTGGCTACACTTTAACGGTCTTGTATCAGAAGAAATAATGTATGACCATGTTTACCAAGACCAATTTACTGGAAAGACAGTTAACATCGAAGATTACTGATTTAGCATAATACAAATAATAAAATTGTAATGGAGGAAGAATTGATTAAGAGTGTAATCAAACGTAATGGTGAAGTTGTTGAGTTCGATCCAAACAAACTAAATAAGTGGGCTGAATGGGCCAGTGAATCTAAAGTATCTTGGTCAGAAATTGTAATGAGTGCAACTAAGAAACTATCTGATATGTGCTCCACCAAAGATATTCACAAAGCTCTTATTGATACATGCCTTGAAAAGGCGACATACCAACACGCAGATGTTGCAGCACGACTCCTTGTTGGTGATATTTATAAAGAAGTATTTGGTGATTTTGTAGAACCTCCTTCTCTTTTTGAGTTCTATACAAAAATGGTAGAATCGGAAAAGTGGATTGACATGGAGTATGTCGAAGAAGAACTTGATGAGATTGACTCTTTTGTTATCCATAATAAAGATTTCGGATACCAATACTCAAGCCTTCGTCAAATGTGTGACAAATATATGCTTAAAAACAAGCATACTGGACAACTGTTTGAATCGCCCCAGTTTATGTATGTGGGTATTGCTCTGGCTGCTATGCAGAATCAACCACAAGAGCGGAGAGTTGAAGACGTAATCAAACTGTACACCTATCTGTCAGATTTGAAGATTAATGTCCCAACGCCTACACTTTCTGGTATGAGAACCAAGTTTAAAGGCTATGCAAGTTGCTGTTTGTTTACTACGCAAGATACAGCAGAGAGTATTGAAGTAGGCAGCCACGTTGCTTATATGATGACTTGTGCTTCAGCGGGGATTGGTGGTTATATGCATACTCGTTCAGTAAAAGACCCTGTTCGTGGTGGTGACATTGTACACTATGGTAAACTACCTTACCTTCGTTATTACGAAAGTGCTGTCAAATCTACAAAGCAAGCAGTACGTGGCGGAAGTGCAACAATGCACATTAATATTCTAGACCCTGAAATTGAAGATTTGATTCGTCTAAAACATCCGACTACACCGACACAAAAGCAGATTCGTGGTTTGGATTATAGTAATAGTATGAATAAATTGTTTATTCAGAAAGTTGCCAAGAATGAGCAGTGGATGCTGATTAGTCCATATTACGCTCAAGATTTGTATGATAAGTTTTATAGTTCAGATTATGAAGGTTTTGTTGAACTATATGATAAATATGACAAATCTGATATTAAAGAAAAGAAGTATATCAATGCTCGTGAATTGGCAATTGATATTCAAAAGAACTGGCGTGAATCTGGTAGAACATACAAGACCTTTATTGACGAGATTAATCGACATACTCCATTTAAAGAGCCAATCTACAGCTCAAATTTATGTCAAGAGATCACACTACCTACAAAAGGATTCAATAGCATTGTAGATTTGTATGGAACAGATGGGGACGCTGGTGAAGTTGCATTGTGTTTCATTGGGGCAATTGTAGCAGGACGTGTTACACCAGAAGAGTATGAAGATGTTGCTTATTATACAACCTTACTAATTGATAACACTATTGATTTGATGGAATACCCATTCCCTCAAATGGAAGTCACGGCAAAAGCACGTAGAAGTATCGGTGTTGGTATTGTTAACCTAGCTAATTATTTGGCATCGCAGAATGCAGGGTATACAAACAAGAAAGGTAAGCGTCTAATCCACGAACTTGCTGAAATGCACAGCTACTACATGCACAAAGCTTCTCTTCGTCTTGCAAAGGAGAAAGGTAATGCAGAGTGGATTGATAAAACTAAGTACCCAGAAGGTTGGTTGCCTATTGACACATACAATAAAAATGTAGATGATGTTGTTGATAGTTCATTGGTGTTTGATTGGGAACAATTGCGCCAAGAGATTATTGAACAAGGTGGTTTGCGTAATAGCGTTCTTGAAGCACACATGCCCGGAGAAAGCAGTTCTCTAGCATCAAACACAACTAATGGTCTGTATCCAATTCGTAGCGAGTTGATTATTAAATCGTCTGACATCAACCAAATTCCAGTATTTGTGCCAGACTATGATAATTTGATTACACGATATAGTTACGAGAAATGTTGGGATGTTCCGTTTAAAGATATGGTGGATATGTACGCAATTGTGCAGAAATTCTGTGGGCAAAGTATTAGCGCTGACTTTTATTTCGATACATCTAAATATGAAGGGGGTAAAATTGGCGTAAGGGAAGACCTTGGGAACCTTATTTACATGTGTAAGATGGGATTAAAGACGCACTATTATTCAAATACCAAGTCAAAATCAGATGAAGAAATTGAGCAGATTACTTCGCAAGATTCTGGTTGTGCTAGTGGTGGATGCAGTCTGTAATAACTGAAATTTAAGCAATTTGGGCTTGTAACGAGCCCACTTTATTATGGATTTGTATTGACATCTTCAAAATAAGGCAGTACAATGTAAGTTCATAGTAAAAGGAGGCAGATTTAATTGGTTGAAAACAAAAATAAAAGAGAAAAACCAGAAGATCTTATAGGCTGGAAAAGCCTTGACGGAAGGTTAGAAGTTGTAGGAATTCATGGCAAGCAAGGAACAAATGCACTATTTAAAGTAACTTGCACTGAGTGCTCTAAAGATAAAGAGCTATTTCCAGACGGATATTTTATTATTACAAAACGGGATTTAGTTAAAGGTAAAAAACCTTGTGGTTGCTCTAAGAAACCTGAATGGGAAGATTGGCAGTATTTGATTCTTGCTCGTAGAGCGGGAGAAAAGAAAGGTTTTATTGTCCACGGTTTTGCTGAAGAATTTAAAAATTCATATACAAAACTAAACCTTGAATGTTTGAAAGATGGATATAAGTGGACTGCAAGTATCAATAATGTTATTAATAAGAGGAGGGGTTGTTCTAAATGTAAAGGCATAACCTTAGCAGAACAACATAAAACCCCAGAACATATTGCATTACAGAAATGTGGTGACATCTGCAAAGAAATGAATTATGATGTTATAGGTTTTCCAGATTGTTATAAAAACAACCGTTCTCGTTTTGAATATGTCTGCAAAATTCATGGAAAACAAAATGTAAGTTATCATAATTTTGTAAACCAAGGAACACGTTGTGGTGGTTGTGCTAAAGATTTAGGAAACGGCAACGGATACTACCCTGAAAGAAAAGATGAAATTGATTTTCTTTATGTTTTGAATTTTGATAACAAGTTTATCAAAGTAGGTAGATCTTTTGATGTTGATGAAAGAATTAAAGGGTTGCGTACGCTATCTAAAGTTCCAAAGAAAAAGATTCACAAACTTCGTATCTTTACAGCTACACACCAAGAGATTTATGACTATGAACAAGAACTACATAATGAACTTCGTGAACGTAACTTCCAACATTATGTAGATTGGTCAACAGAGTGTTTTGAGAGTGATTGTCAGTTTATTTTGAATAAACTACTTGACAATTGTGGATTAGAAGAAGTAAAATAACATAAATTGAATAAAGGAGGAAATATATGGCAGTTTTTAATTATGAAAATACTCAACGACACGAAGGGCACTACCCCCTATTCCTTGGGCAGCAACCTGCACTTCACGATAGCATCAACACAACATATCCACAGATCTTTAAACTTTACAAGAAGCTGAAGTCTGTTGACTGGAGCGAAGATGAGGTTGACCTCCAACAATCCCGCTTCGATTTCGAGAATTGCCCCAAGAACCAATATGAAGTAATGGTTAAAACTTTGGCGTACCAATGGGAGCTTGACAGCATTGCTTCTCGTTCTATTGCACCACTTCTTGCACCATTTATTTCAAATAGCGAATATTGGGCAGCAATCTCTTATGTATCTCAAAATGAAGTACTCCATAGTTTGACGTACTCTGAGATTGGTCGTCAGTGCTTCAAGAATCCAGAAGTGTTGTTTGCTGAAGTAGAGCGAAATGAAGTGACTGAACGTGGGTATGATTTTGGTATTGTATTTAAAGAACTTGAACAACTCGGCGCAAAATACAATCTTGGCCTTGTAGATAAAAATGATCCAATTGTCAAAGAAACTATTGCAAAAACACTAGTAGCGTTATATGCTCTTGAAGGTATTAGTTTTATGGCTTCATTTGCTTGTACATTTGCCCTTGCACAACAAGATTTGTTTATCGGTGTTGCCAAGCTAGTTCAGAAAATCATGATTGATGAACAATACCATACTCAGCTTGATAAAATTGTGATTGATATTTTGCAAAATGGCCCTGAATGGAAACAAACCTTCAAAAATATTAAACCTTGGGCAAAAGAATATCTTGATAAAGTAGTACAACGGGAGTTAAACTGGAATGAATACTTGTTCTCCGAGGGTAGAAGCATCCTTGGACTCAATAAGCAATTACTTGATGAATGGGTTGTTTGGTCTGCAAATCCACTGTATAGTGTATTGAATGTGCAGAATGATAATAAAATGCCAGATTCACATCCAATTCCTTGGTTGAATGGTTGGATTGATATTGATTCACATCAAGTAGCAGCCCAAGAGGCTACTATTGTCAATTATGTTTTGAATGCAACCAAAGATGACCTTGGTGATGATGAGCTAGATTTCGACTAAGACTTGACAAAGCACATGGAAGTGCTTATAATTAATTTAATACTTCCAACATCAAATATTAAGAGGTTGTATTATGAAAGATAAAACAATAACTAAAGCAGATTATGGTACTTTTATGTACGAATCAGATTGGGGAGAAGAACCTTACCCTGAACTTGTCCAAATCTGGACAGATTTAGTTGCAAAGGATCATGATATAGACAAGAAGTGCATTAAAATTTGGTGGTGTGCTCCTGTAGCCGAATATTGCATTGATATTGACGGGAAGTGGACAGGTTATTTTGAAGTCGATAACTATTTCCGTGGTGGGCATTGGAGTGGTTGGGATAAATTTGAAAACGGGAAAGGAGAAAATTATGAGTACATATAAAGTAAAAGAAGTTCAGCAATGGGACACCTTAGTGAAAACCAAAGAAGGTAACTGGATTCCTGCCAGACCTGTAAACCACAAAGTCCGTAGTTTTTCTGAAAAACTAAAAGAATCATGGTTAGTTTTCATAGGAAAACTGGATACTTTGAAGTGGGAAGATCAGTAGGGTAAAATTATGAAAGATAAAGAGCTGTTACAGTGGATTCACGACAGGTTCGTGATTGTTTATGAAGAAAATAAAAATGTGGATTTTCTAAGAGCCTTGCGCGCCATAATTGCTCGAACTGATGATGACAAACAAAGCTCTCTAATTGGAATTTGTGATTGTGAAAATAAACCTAAAGGGTAGCACAAGAATTGTTTTTATGTTTAATAAAGTAGTTGTAAAAATGCCAACACTTAAATCTTGGAGACTATTTCTAAATGGGTTGTTAGCAAACTTACAAGAAAGACAGTTCTCAAAAATCAACAATAAAAATCTGGCTCGTGTATTATTCTCTGATCCTATTGGGTTAGTTATAGTGATGGAAAGACTCAAAGAGGTGAGACATCGTGGACTATTCTTTGTAGAAGTACAAAAGATATGTTGTGAATCTGATCTGCATATTGATTTTTGGATGTCCGATTGTAAGCCAGAAAATTATGGGTACAATAACAAAGGCAAACTTGTTAAATTGGATTTTGGCAATTAAGGGAGAAATTATGAACATTAAATCCATTACTTTAGTCCTTGAAAATTGTGAAGAAATTACTTTTAAGTATCCTTCTGAGGTTTATATGTTGGAAACTGGCGACATTAAAGAACGGTATGTTTCTTATTGTAATACTATTTGCAAACAGAAATACGTAGATGGTTTTTCTGTTGTTTTTGGCAAGGATTGTGGGGAGCTAGGCTCATTCTCCCCTGATGAAAATGATCTTCCACTTAAACGCCTGAATCAGTACAAAGATGTTACTGGACTCTATATTGAGTACGATAATATGGAAGAAGATTTCGTAGGTGTTTCTTGGGAAGGCGTAGACAGTGAAACTCATCATTCAGGTCAAGGTTTAGTATTGACAGAAGAAGGCAATGTGTTATACTATTCTGAAACTGGCAACTACCAATGCAAATTGAAACAAGAACCAGAATCAGTTGATATGTGGGCCTATATGGTAAAAGATTAAGGAGAAAATTATGTTTTGAAACATGTTGGTTGGTTGACGGAATCAGCAAAGCATTTTTAGGGGGGATTAGTTGACTGAAAATAAGAAGAAACAACAAAAAGCAGAAGATTTTATTGGCTGGAAAAGCCCAGATGGGAAACTGGAAGTTGTCGGAATTGCAGGTAAGCAAGGAAATATCACAACATTCAAAGTAACTTGCACTGAGTGCTCCAAAGATAAAGAGTTATTTCCAGACGGATATTTTGTTAGCACAAAAGGTAATTTAATAAAAGGAGTAAAACCTTGCGGCTGCTCTAAAAGTCCAAAGTGGAAAGCCTTTCAATTTTTAATCCTTGCAAGCAGAGCAGGAGAAAAGAAAAATTTTATTGTTCATGGTTTTGCAGAAGAATTTAAAAATCAAAAAACAAAATTAAATCTTGAGTGCTTAAAAGATGGTAATAGGTGGACGACAAGCATCGCCAGCATTATTAATAGTGGAAATGGGTGCCCTAAGTGTAAAGGAGTTAACTTAGCAGAACAAAAGAAAACACCAGAACACACTGCACTACAAAAATGTATTGACATCTGCAAAGAAATGAATTATGATGTTATCGGTTTTCCAGACGGCTATAAAAACGCAAAGTCGCACTTTGAATATCTCTGCCCAGTACATGGAAAACAGATTGTTGGTTACAATAGCTTTGTAAATAATGGCAACCGTTGAATGTATTGCTGGAAAGACAGACAAGTTGAGTTAGGTAATGGTAACGGCTATTATCCAGAAAGAAAAGATGAAATTGATTTTCTTTATGTCTTGAATTTCAATGATAAATTCATTAAAGTTGGTAGAAGTTTTGATGTTGATGAAAGGATTAAAGGTTTAAAATATGAATCTGGTGTCCCAAAGAATAAAATCCACAAACTTAGAATGCTCACAGCAACACATCAAGAAATATATAACTATGAACAAGAACTACATAGCGAACTTCGTGAACGTAAATTTCAATATTATGTAGATTGGTCAACAGAGTGTTTTGAGATTGAATCTATGTTTATTTTAAATAAATTATTAAATATTTGCGATATTGAAGAAGTCTCGTTTTAAAGGTAATACATTAATAGGAGGTAAATTGAATAATATTGGGGTAAATAAGGATCTGTTTTTGATTTATGGGGCAAGTTCATGCCCTAATTGTGAAGCAGTTAAGAAACTATTGAATTCTAAAGATATGCAATTTGTATACAAATCCTTCGGGCAGGATTATGAACTTCAAGAATTGACTGATCTTGGTGTGACCTCCAGGAGTATCCCGCAAGTATTCGTCATGGGAGAAGGAAATGTCCTGAAACATATTGGTGGTTTGATGGAAGTTGTTCGTTTTCTGAAAGATAGTTGATTTGAATCAATGTCAAAACATGGAAATGTGATAAAATAGATGTCCACATACAATAATAAAGAGGAAAATATTTTAGATGTTCACTAAATTAACAGAGCAACAACTTGATAATAAAATAAAATATATCCATCAATATATTGATGCAGAGAATGCCGCAACAGGTAGTAAATTTAACAGTAACTCAAATGTAACCATGAAGAATGTTACAACACTGCAAGGTTCGCTGTACGAGGATTTTGGTATCCAACTGCATCGTAAAACTACCTACGATAAAATTGAAGAAATGTTTGGTAAAGACCTTGCAGAGCAATATATTAAGGATTTAGAAGAACATAGCATTTATGTGCATGATGAAACTAATCCAGTTTTTGGGTATTGCGCTTCAATCTCTATTTTTCCGATGGTAACAGAAGGGTTGAAAAGCCTTGGTGGTATGAGCAACGCACCAAGGAATATCTTTAGTTTTATCGACCAACTGTGTTCAACTATTTATCTAGTTAGTGCCCAAATTGCAGGTGCTGTAGGTGTTCCAGAGGCTTTGGTTTATGCAGATTACTATTTCCGTAAATCTTTCGGTGAGGATTATCACGAAAATAATTTGACTAAACAACTGTTGCAAGGACTAATCTATAAGCTTAACGAGCCATCGGGTGCGAGATCATATCAATCCCCATTTACTAACTTTTTGATTTATGACCAGTATTATTTTGAAGCAGTGTTTGGTCAAATGGTTTATCCTGATTTTACACAACCAGTTTGGGATAGTATTAACAAACTACAAAAATTGTTTGTGGAGACTCTAGATAAAGAGCGTGATAACGGTATTATTACTTTCCCTGTTGTAACATTCAGCATGTTGACAGAGAATGGCAGTCCGAAAGATAAAGAATATCATGAATATGCAGCACAACAGTTACACAAAGGAAATAGTTTCTTTATTTATTTGAGTGACAATCCTGATAGTATCTCAAGTTGTTGTCGCCTAGCTAACAAAACCAATTTCAAAGAGTTTGCAAATAGTTCTGGTGTAGGTGGTGTTAAAGTTGGAAGTGTTGGTGTGATTACTATTGATTTCAATAGACTCTATCAGACAATGAATGAGCAGGAAATTAAAGAGCAAATTAAACGTGTTCACAAATATCTTGCAGCTCGCCGTGCTTTTATTGCAGAGCTTGACGATAAGGGTATGATTCCCATTTATAAAGCTGGATATATTGAAATTGATAAACTGTATTCAACAGTAGGTCTTGGTGGGCTAGTAGAGGCAGCAGAATATCATGGATACACACCAGTACATAGAGATGAAGATTATATGAACTTTATGGAGAATGTATTGGTTATGGTTGAAGAACTTAATTCTAAAGCACAACAACAGTTTGGTTTCAAAATCAATGCAGAGCAAGCACCATTGGAATCGGCTGGATATAAACTGGCTCAATGGGCAAAAGAAGATGGTCTAAAAGTTAATCGTGATGTTTATACAAGCTATATGTATGTTCCGTCTGATAATACTAATTTTATGGACAAACTTATTGCTCACGGAAAGCGCTTGACTAGAAAAACATCTGGAGGCAGTGCAGCACACATTAATCTTGAAGATTTGTTGACAGAGCAACAATACTATGCAATTATTGAAGCATCAGCTCAACTGGGTGTACCTTACTTCTGCTTTAATACTAAAATGACAATTTGTAATGACTGTGAAAACATTGAGCGAACAACAGAACGTTACTGCAAGAAGTGTGGCTCCTCTGATGTTTCAGGAGCTACACGTGTAGTTGGGTACTTAAAACGAGTTGACAACTTCTCTGCTGCAAGACAACAAGAAGAGTCTACACGATACTATGCAAAATAACTTATAGTTTTGCTTGAATCTTTAGACCTAAATTGATAACATCACTTATGGCTTGTTAATTCCTAGCAAGCCATCTACAAACAAGGAGAAAACATATGAGTACACGCAAACAAGCACGCAAAACAATGCAAAGAGAATTACAGAAATCTCTTCGTCAGAATACAAAGAAAACTAAGCAGCAACGTCAACCATCACAAGAACACCAGTTGTTTAGTGAAATTGACAATAATTTTAAGGAGTGAATTTATGGACTTTAACAGGGAAGAGGTTATCTTATGGTGTAAAGAGTTTGGTATAGACTTTGTAACAGTTAAACAGCCCGCGCCAGAGGGCTGGATGTGGGCGAGAAGCGGAGAAGACTTAATTTTAACAGCTATCTTCACCAACACGGATGATGCGGATGTTACAAAAGAAGATATATACTGACTGTAATTACTTTATGAACTAAGGAGAAAATAATTGCAAGAACAAAATAATATTGAGGACGTCAAGTCCTCTCTCATCTCTCAATATGTGGAAGAGTTTGCACCAGATTATATTGAGCAACAGCTCGATTCAGAAAATGCAATTCTAGAAGTTTTTGAACAGTTGATGAAAACTAACCATAAAAATTCAAATGAATATAAAAATGCAAAAGTTGAATTTGATAAACAAACAAAGGTACTTGATTATTTCGGTTCTGAGGCTTTTAAAGAGTTGTACAAACAAAGCTATAAAGAAAAACTTGATGTTCTGACCTTGGAAGAAGTAGAATATCTTTATATGCAACAACGACTCATTAAAAAAGTGCGCGATGTTAGTATTGAAATGAATGAAATGGTTTGTACACTTGCTGAAAATGTAGGTGGTGATACTGTGCTGAATGCCTAATTAACTTGAGAGGTATATTTTGCTAGTTACACTAGAACAACTAAAACAAATTTACCCTGTTGCTGCAAAAGCAGGACGTTGTGAGAAGTATATAGAGGGTCTGAATAAGACCCTAAAACAGTTCAATATCTCAGAGCCAATCCAAATTGCTGCTTTCCTGAGCCAAGTTGCTGTAGAGTCAGCAGAGTTACGATATGTTCGTGAATTAGGTGATGACAAATACCTAAGTAAATATGACACAGGCAACCTTGCAAAACGTCTTGGCAACACACCAGAAGCAGATGGAGATGGTCAGAAGTATAAAGGCCGTGGTTTTATTCAATGTACTGGACGTTACAACTACGAGCAATGTGGGAAAGCACTAGGTCTTGATTTAATCAACAAGCCTGAATTGCTTGAACAACCAGAATATGCTTGGAGTAGTGCAGGTTGGTATTGGAACTTGCGTAAAATTAACAATCATGCTGATGATATTGTTAAGGTTACAAAGTTAGTCAACGGAGGAACTAATCACCTGAAAGAACGAACAGAATACTATGAACGCGCAAAGAAAGTATTAGGCTTATAATATGACAAAACATCTTGATAAAATTGTATCTAGTATGACAGATGCAGATTGGTTACAAGTACATGTAATATCACAAGCTAATCTCTTCGAGACAAAATTCAATACTCGAATTGATTCACAAGAAATCGAAGATGTTTGCAAAACTGTTGCTGATATGAAACTTCCAGAAGGTGTTGATACATATATTGCAATGTTGTTTTTGTTACCGTCTATTCATAATGATTATGTTTATACAGATATTGCTAAACTAAAGATGCAGGGGTTGACATTAGGTTTAGATATGTTAATATACGTGTATAGTCAATTTTGTATTACGGATGGTTATGATGAACAAGTAGCTTTTATCTTTAAGAATTGTATTCAGTATACAATTCCATTCTAAAGAATGGTGTTAAACACGCAATTCCGTTTTAAGGAAGTCGTTGTAACATACAACTATATTTTAATCAACACCAAGGAGGTGTTATAGTGTACGAACGTCACAATAATCGCAAAAACAAAAATTCTCGTCGTGAAAAACAAGTGGACAATCAAGAGGGCCGTCAAATTAAACCTAAGTTTACAGAAGAACGTAAAAATCAACCAGTTAAGCCGTTGACACCGAAACAGGCTGAGTACATGCGACTTCTAGAGACTTGCAACATTGTCGTTGTAACAGGGTTGTTTGGTACAGGTAAGACTTATATTGCGTCTGCAATGGCTGCTGACAAATTTAAACAAAATGAAATTCATAAGATTATTGTAGCGCGACCTTATGTTGAGGTAGGTAAATCATCAGGCAGTAAACCTGGATCAACTTTAGAGAAACTGTACCCACTTGTACGTAATACTCTTGATACCATCCAACAACGTCTAGGGTATCAGATGTACCAAAATGCACTTAAGGACGGTCTAACTGGCAGTATTGAAGTTCAGGAGGTAGCAAGCATCCGTGGTCGATCTTTTGATGAACATAGTTGGCTGATTCTTGATGAAGCTCAATTAACAGACGAAGCGGAAATGCTGGCAATCGTATCTCGTGTGAGTGATAATTGTAAACTTATCCTGTGCGGTGACTTGAAACAGCGGGATAATAAAGGAACATCTGGACTTGCTTGGTTTATGGAGTTTGTCAAACGGAACAATATTCGTGGTGTTGGTCACATTGATTTCGACTCTACTGACGATATTGTACGAGGGGGTGTGGTTCGAGATATTGCTATCGGCCTACATCGGGACAAACAACGTGGGATTAAGACCCCAGAGTCTTGTTGAGTCATATTAGAGCGGCCTCAGGGTCGCTTTTTCTTTAAATGTCTATTGACAACTTCAGAATCTTATGAGAGAATGTAATTACTGATTGAGAAAGGAGAAATTGAATGAATCTATTTAAAAACGATGGTCAAATCAATTATGAAGATTTGGGAGATATTATATGGACATTAAGAAACCACAGCATCAATAAACGACCACCAAACGATAACATTCCGAATCACATGATGGTGGCTCATGAAAGGCACCTTGCCTTGCTTAAACAAGCTATTGAAATGATACGTTTTGATTATCAGAGAGAAAGTTATTTGTGGTACAAACTAAATAGAGAAGAAAATAGAAATGACAAACTAGAAGAAATAATTAAAGACCTAACCGAGGACAAAGACAAACTTAAATCAGAAGTTAAGACACTAAAAGAAAAGATTCAAGAAGCACAAGTAACAGCAGGATTGTTTATTCAGAGTGTCAAAGATAAACTACCAAGTTGGTTTAGTAAGGAGAAATAGTATGAGTTGGAATTGGTATGTTAATAGAGATACCATCAAAATTAAAGTAGAAGAACGCTCTTGGGAACAACCAGAAGAAGTATATAACGAAGATGTTGACAATTATGAAGAAACAGATAATAATGTAACAAAGTATGATATTGAGTGCAAAGTTGAAATTAACGGAAAAGAGATTAAGCACTATACTAAATTGTCTGCTTTTCTTCGTGAGTTTGTAAATAAAAGTGTTGTATCAAACTATGCTGATTGGTATGGCGAAAGCTATAAAGATACAGGAATAAAGTATATTGCAATCACAAAATCTTGGCATTATAACCTAACAGATTTCTACCCATTTACCTGCTCTTGCGGTGTTGCAGGATGTTCTTCAATCTGGGACGGTATCCATGTCAAATGGCGTAAGAACAGTATCGAGTGGAGGATCAAAGATAAGCGTGATGGATATGAAAAGATTCTAGATAAAATGTTTTATTCTTTTGATCGAGAACAATATGAACAAGAAGTCTTGACAGCATACCAAACATTGTATAAACTTGTTGAAAATAATCCAGAAAACGAAAGTGCTTGGATTGTTGAGGAGTTTAAAAGTAAGATTTAAGGAGGAATAATGATGAATTTTGTAGTTTGGTTAATTTTATGTATTGGGCTTTATATTCTGCCCGCAGGTATAGGTGCTTTTATTAATCTAGATTGGTCATATTTAGATTTTACAACATGGTCTATTGAAGCGCGTGTCATATACATTGCTGTGGTTATTGGCTGCACAGTAATATGTGCAACTGATGGAGTGTAAACACAATGACAAAACATTATAATCCTAATGACTACTGTTTCCTCTGCCAAACAGATGAAGGTTATGTCTTGGCACACAATGAAGTTTCTGATATAATTACTAGTGTCCAGAATCCAGATAAAGTTCTTGGGTATACAAAAGATTTCAACGAGATTTGCAAACTGTTTACTGAATGTCTTGACATCAAAATCAAAGGCTACTATAATGTAGGAGACAAGGTTAGTTATGGTAATTGTCAATATTTTGTTCTTGAAGTTGGGCAAAATGCTGAAGGTAATTTGCAAGAGTTAATTGTCGGTCGATAAATAAAGGAGGAAAATGATATGCAAACAAGTATGAGTTGTGTTAAGATTAATACACTTATGGACACACAATTGGTATATCCGGAAGTCATTCGTGAACATCTTGAAAGACTTTATGAAGTAGCTAAGAGTAACTATGTTTACAAGAACCGAAAGAAGTTCAATTTTATGAAATTTGGGTATGATTCAGAAAAAGTCTTGAAACAACAGTTTGAATCTATCTTCAAAGATTATCGTGAACTTCATAAGGACATTGATTCACTAAAACATTTGCATTGTCTTGAGCCATGGCAGGTGTCAGAAATGAAACGACTAATGAAAATCTACAATTGCCTTGTTGCATTACAGAAAATTATCCGGTTGTACTTGTTCTCTGATAATCCGGTACAAGTAGATTACAATACTGTGTCTTGGTTAAACTTCTTTTATAAAAACGAAGGAGAGATTCGTAGTTATATCAAGAATGTTTAAACATTAAATATCAATAACAGAAGGAGAGTTAATTTGACTTGTATTATTGCACTACGAGATAAAGAAACTGGTACAGTTTATTTGGCAGGAGACAAACTAGGTAGTAATGGCTCAACCAAAGCTATCTACAAAGATCCTAAAGTATTCCAAATTGGTCATTTCTATTTCGGATATACAACCAGCTTCTACATGGGACAACTATTGAAATATGTTTGGAAACAACCATGTAAAACAATGCACCAAGATGAAGATGAGTACCTATTTCGAGATGTTGTATATTCTTTAAAGAAAGTGTTCACTGAGAATAAGTTTGGTAAAGACCAAAATGGGCACGAACCTGACTTCGGACAGTTTATTATGGTGTACAAAGGTCGTATTTTTAAAGTGCAAGATAATATGAGCTTATTGGAATCAGAGGATTTTGTATCGGTAGGTTGTGGTGAATACCATGCTGCTGGCGCAGTAGAAGCATTAGTTAACCATACAAACCTGCCGCCATCAGACATTCTAAGAGAATCGATTAAAATTGTCAGTAAGTTTAGTTGTGGCGTGTCAGAAGAGTGTGATATTATTAAATGTATTTAATATAAGGAGAACAGAGAGTGACCACAATCGCATATAAAAATGGTGTTATGGTATCTGATGGACGCATGTCTCTTGGGGATATGATTATCAAAGATGACACAGAGAAAGTATTCTGGGTAAACAACCATCTAGTGGGAGTGTGCGGGAGGGCACGTGCAATCAATACATTCGTAACTTGGCTCCAGAAAATGACGGACTACCATATTGTAAACCAAGAGGTTGGAGAACTTGTTGATTTAGTTCCACCTGCTCTTGAGGACGACGAAGGGTATAGTGCATTGGTGGTGACTCCTTCACGGCAAGTTTTGATGTACGAAGGAAACACACCAATCGATATGGGTTCAGATGTTCCAATGAGTGTTGGTAGTGGCTCTTGCTTCGCCCTTGCTGCTATGAAAGCTGGTGCAACTGCGGAAGAAGCTGTTAAAGTTGCTTGTGAACTTGATGTCTATTCAGGAGGTGAAATCACTATCGTCCAACTAGAAGAAGAACCTGAACCACTGACACGAGAGGTTGCAGAGAATCTGTCGAAGAAAGAACTAATTAACATGATGTTTGGTGAAGAAGAAAATAATGAAATTGCAGAGGTCACTGTTTCAGCACCGGAGGAGGGAGAACAAGAAGATAAGGTTGTTTGGGGCGATAACAAAGTAACACTATATTTCCCAGACGAAAATTATCCAGAATATTTTGTTAGTTTTGAAGTAGAGAAAAATAAAATGTATGCCGAGTGTGACCTCGATGAGCTGGATGTTACAGTCATGGAAGAATGGTTCTATGATATTGAAGATTTGCGGAACTACTGTGAATATATGAGTATTAAGCATAAACCTTCCAATACATATAAACAACTTGCTAAAAAGATTATTGAAGAAATTAAATCTAAAGTTCCACAACAATAACATAAAGCATTTAGGAGTCCAACAAGGACTCCTTTTATTTTATTTGAAATTTCTTATTGACACTTTAAGAATCCTGTTGTAATATACAAATATAAACTAAAACAAGGAGAAATATATTAATGGCACTAAAACCTAAGAAGAAAGTAGACGTTTATTGCGAGTTTGAGAATATTGAATTTCCATGCAATGTGCTTGCAGTAGGTCAGCCAAATCGCGTAGAAATCTGTGAAGGAGAACAATATGTTTGTGTTGACAAGTGCCACAATAATCTAGTAATCTTGGATTCAAGAGGACGTGAGCTTCTATTTGACAAGAAGTGGTTTGTATTAGTTAACGAATAAGGAGAACACAAATGAAATGTTACAAATACTCTAATTGTAAAGTATTGCCTCTAAATTTAACAGATGAAATGAGGTTTGCGTGGGATACTAGCCCTAATAACAATGAAGATGACGATATCAATATGAGAGAAGCATATTATGCGATGTTTGATGCTACCAAGACAGAAACTGTTGGAGAGATTTGCACAGAATTACTAGAGAGTGTAATATCCTCTTATAAGACGTATCATGGAGAATCTAACAACAGCTATATAAAAATGTTGCAAAATACAATTAATACTTTAAAAGGAGAGTGTTAAAATGAATAAGGATAAAGTATACGAAACACTGATGAACCAATCATCTTCTTGCTCATATTACTTACGTTGCGTTGTTGAATGTGTTGAACAAATCAAACACACAAAGACAAAACTTGAAAATATGGTTAGACACCAAGAAACTTATGAAAACAAATCATATATCCTCCACCATAAAGGTCTTTGGGATAATTATACTTTAGATTTGGACACTCTTACAGAGTTGACACTGGAATTCAAAACACAATTCGATAAAGCTGTAGAATCTGGAAAGTATTTAGACGTTAATTTCTGTAAAATCAAACACAAAGACGAATGCCCAGAATCAGATGTTGACCAATTTGGTTGGGATGAAGAGAATAACGACATATATGTTTACGAATGGGACTGTTACGAGGGTTTTCACCATTATGGTGAACTGTGGGCGATTGTTGTTACTGATAAAATGACAGGAAATGTTGAAGATACTTTAACATACAAGACTCTTCAAAAACAACTAGAACATCTTGAGCGCGACCTCAAGAATAATATCGAATATTGTAAATTGTTTGAATAAGGAAATTATTATGGATATGTACAGTGGCACACCTACAATTATTGTTGGAATGTTTTGTATTATTTTAACTATTGTATTTGGACTAGGTTGTCTTGCTGGTTGGTTATTGTTTTAAGGAGAAACACAATTGAAATATTATACTGGAGTTGGTAGTCGAGAGACACCAGAACATATTCTAAAATTTATTGAAGAAGTTGCATATTGGTTAGCAGGACGAGGTTATACTGGTCGTTCTGGAAGTGCAGCAGGAGCCGATACTGCTTTTGAACAAGGCTTTAATCATCATGAAATTGTCAATGGTGTTTCAGACCATGTTAGTTTTGAAGCATATCTTCCTTGGAAAGGTTTCTCGGATATTCGTGAAGATAGTACACACATTGTTACACCAGAGTTGCCAAATTATAATGAAGCTTTAGAAATTGCATCAACTATTCATCCAGCTTGGAATCGTCTAAGTCGTGGAGCAAAAGCTCTACATACACGAAATGTTTATCAAGTTCTAGGGCTTGACTTGAACACACCAAGTTGTGTGTTATTCTGTTATGCACAACCAACATACAATAAACATAAAGAATTGACAGGCGTTAAAGGTGGCACCAACACAGCGGTTCAATTAGCAATGAAACACAATATTCCAATTTACAACTTTTATTTGCAAGAAGATATCGATAAAGTTAAAAGTATGATGGAGAAGTATAAGGCTTAATATTTTAGTTATATTGATACTTAAAGTTTTAAATTTAAGCAGAATATAAACCAAGGAGAATACAATGATAGATGAGTATGAATATACAATAATTAAAACACTAATAAAGAAGGTTGCAACTGATATAGTTAATTTTACCACAATAGATGACACAACAGTAATGGATATTAATGGGTACATGTCGATACACCCTATTTGTATCAAAGATAAGACAACTAGAACTGAGATCTATAAGCGCGACCTCGTGCAATTTAATAACTACAAAATATTAAACAGAGCCTTCTCATATTTATATTATGAAATAGCAGAGAAAGATGTACGAGAGGCACTAATAGCTATAAGTAAAGAGCAAGAGGAGTGTAGGAATTCGGTTATTAATTATTTGAACAATTAACTTAAAATATGGTTTGAACAAACATATTGATGATATATCAGAAGGATACTAAATGAAAATACCACTATCAATACTAAAAGAGTATGTTGAGACATTGGAGAAGTTAGAAATTGACAATTTAAATCTAGAAATCATGGATAACCGTATTGGCCCCGATTACTGTCTAGTTATATCTGAGGAGCACAAACTAGTTAATGTAGAAGTAAACCATGCACAAAAACAACCTAGATACATTGATGCTAAATTTTCTTTACAGCCAGTTAAGATTGCTACATTGGTCTTGAATAATGATTATACTAAATAAATTACAACAATATTTAAGAAACAGACGAACAAGAACAAACATTCGTGTTATGATTGAAATCAGCAGAGATTACAAGACATTCATTAAAGTAACACAACTACAATTAACACGATCTCAGTTTTACAATATGACAGAACAACAACGGTTTAATTTATTGCATGATGCAATTGGTGGTGTTGAGTGGGGAAGTATCTATGATGAGCTAGGCTTGGCATTACTATTTATTAGTTTGATATTAATATTGGTGTTTGGTGTCGTTATTATCTAGGCGACCTCACACTAGTTTATCAATTGCATAAAATAGTAATCTAATACATTAATCACACAATAATATTATAATATGTCGGCCTCGACTTGGTTAGACCTTGTTGAGGTTTAGTTGTATAAATAAGAGGAGATTAAAATGGATAGAGAACAATTTATTACGAATAGTTGTAAATCATTTAGAGAAATACAAAACATACCATTCGGAAAAGAACGGAGAACACAATTATTGTTGTGGCTTCAAACACAAACAAAAGAAATGAGCTGGCACATACCTTATGGTTTTATTGTTAATAAAAGACATCAACTAATTGTTAATAAAGACCCAGATTTACAATATCTTATTAAGAAAGGAATATTGATTCAGATTAATAAATTATTGACACTAAGAACTAGCTATAACTATTTAGTATTGGCTGATAAATACAACAAGAATGGCACATTGAAATAAGGGAGATAAACATGACACTATCAGAACTGAAAGAATTAGTAGAACAAATGGAACAACAGGCTACTAGACAACGCTTGAACTTAGAAGATATACAAGTAGTTATCGCCACACATAAAGTTGGTTTGATTGGTGTAACACCTAATACAAATATCAAATATATTAATTTAGGTTTTGATTGGGACAGAGGTAAACTAATCATTTATCCTGAACAAACATTACGAGAGATTGACAGGGATGAAATTAAAACACTCAAGGATAAATATGAAGAGTTAGGTTGGAGTAAATATAAGATTGACAAGATAGTCAAAGAGAATAAGAAACTGAAGGAACAATTGAATAAGTAATATAATAATAATAGAGGCGACCTCGTTGTAGGTTCGCCTTCCTGTATTTAAGTAGAAGGAGAAATATGAAAATAGATAAGAGTGAAAGAGATGCAGCGATTTTAGATATAGTTTATAATGGCGGATTTCCAATAACACAAATTGTATCAAAAGAGTATTTAGAAGGGATTGACACATTTGCAGAACCAACTAAACAATTTATAAACAAGTATGGGCACGTAGCGATAACACTAAAAGGAAATAGGGATTTAACACTAAGAACATTGCAAGAGATCATGGCTGGTACAACGCCACCGGAAGGTACAGAATTATTTTGTGTTGTCACTGAGAACGACAATTACAGAAAACCAGATAATATGACATTAGACGAACATTTTGAATTGTTATTAAAGGAACCAAACCAATTTAAATTCCTACAAAGTTGTGGTTACACAGAAGTTAAGAGAACTGCCCAAGAGTTTAAGAGGAAGCAGTCAGGCTTCAATGCTAAAGAACCCGGTTTTGTTTATGTTGTTAGATACTATAATGAGGACATTGAGTTTATCAAATACGGCATAACACATAACTACACAGACAAACGTCATGATGAACAGGCAGGAGCTGCAAAGAGAGTCGGAATACATTATGATTGGGAAGTTTTGTTTAAGTCGCCCATGTCTAAAGGGAAACAAGTAGTTGAAGTAGAGGCTACATTAAAGAAGCTGACAAAACAAGCAATATACAAGCAACAACATAATATAACTAAAGACATATTTCCAGATGGTTACAGTGAGACTCTTCCGATAGATTATGTGATTGATGTGTTAGATTATGTTGAGAATACAGAATGGTCTTTGGACTGACGATATAGGGGCGACCTCAAAAGAGGGTTGCCTTTTCTTTTGCTTGAAATATACCCCACCCCGCCATATGAGATTGTTTGTATAGCCCCTGTACTAGACTTCCTACCTTAGAAAATATCCTCATGATAGATAGTCATAATGTTGCAGATATATCGCCAAAGGGTTAATCAACCCAAATGCGACCTATTATCATTATCGCTATGATTCTCAAATATCAGGCACATATTTCACGTGCTACAAGTGTGTCAAATGTTAATAAAAATAATTCTCATTAAACTTTAGATTCAATATCGCAATAAACTATTATTTAATAATTAAACTACAATTTAAACTATATTTATTTTTAAAATTATATTGACTTATCAAGGAAGTTATGACTCACATTTAGACTTCGTTGAGTGTTCCAATTGAAACTAAAACATAAAGACAAATGATAATAATTATCAATACTATTTAGATTCAAATGAACCGAATTACCTTCGGCATTTTAGGATTACCTTATTTAACATAACTAATACTAATATTCATATTGGTTACGCCTACCGAACGGGATTCTGAGCTAGAAAACAATGGTTGACAAGATGATAAAATTAAGCTAGAGGATAGACCAGCCCTGACTTCATGCAACTTTCATGCCAAGTTATATTAGCTGAGGATAATGTGAGAGATAACGATATAGACTAAAGATTACAGAAGCCTAGTTGCCTTTGAGGTTGTCCCGAATCGCCTTGTGCTAAATGATAATCATTGACGTTTAGATTCTCAATTCGTCTGACTATCAATTGAGGGCTGTGCCCTCTGGCACCTTTGGTGCTATTAATCAAATAAGAATGATTATCGTTTGTATTATGACTTTCATTGCTGTTTGAGATGCAAGAATGCAAGCATAAAAGAAAAATTAATACAATGATTGTTTGTTGTTGTACATAGAAGAGGCTATTGTCTAACAATATTAACAATATTGCCATCCAACACCTCTTCTGAAAGTGCAATATTACTATTAAAAGAGCAATGAGTTAGCATTAGTGTCATAAGACACCGAGACCATAGAGGTCTCAATTAGCATCATATTTCATAAAATGAAATAATATTATTCACTGAGAATATCTCGATAGCCTCGTTATTTATCAGAGATAAATAATATTATATAACCAAGAACATTCAAAGAATGTTTTTGTTTATATAATTGAGGCTAACGAATCCTATTAAAAGATAATAAGAGAGCCGAAAATATATAAACAAAGCAAATTAAAGTTTTATTATATAAAACTGAAAATAATTTGACTTGGTTATATAATATTATTTCGGCTTCGCCGTTCCGTCTCGCCGAAATAATATTTAAATGCAGGCTCGCCGTTAAGATAATACAATTTAAATAGAATCGACTTATCATTTATCTATATTAACCTGATTCATTCTTTTATATTTATTATGTATTCTGTCTAATCTTTTATTATTAAATTTTATATATTATAATCTCCGATCTTATTTATATTAATATATCTATTATTGATTTATATTACTACCATATTAGTCTGCTATTCATAACCTATTCATTCTCATAATGTATATTTAATTTATTCATTATAAATACAGTCCAGTTGATAACCGTTAGCATTAACTACCCATAAAATAGGGATTTTGGTCAATTTGAGACATGATCATCAGCTTATAACGAGCTGTAAAGCGCTTATGTATTCACTTTTAGAAAATATTTATGCGTAGTAAATAGAGGCAAAAGAAAAGGCCCCCGAAGGGCCTTTGCAATTAAAAAGGATGTCCGAACTCTGTTATCACGTCATCGTCTGCCCTCTCGAATACTTCATCTGTGTAAGAACCGTTCCCGATCTGTTCTTTCCAATATTTCATCCGTTCACTTCTAAACTTTGCAACCTCCATCCCTGCGCTGATAGATCCGTAACCTTTCGGTGGGTTTTTCATGCTTGCTGCGTAATTCATGATGTCTTTTCTTAATTTCATTTTCTTACCCTCAAACAGTGACGTATATTTTCCTAAACTTCAAATTTAATATAGCAAGGGACTCGCCAAACAGCAAGCCCTCAAAACAAAGTAAATCAGATATTTTGTGATATGTGTCACGCTATACATACCCAACTAAACATACTTAAATTTTATCTATCTCGTCAATATCGTATTGGCTTAATTCATCATCATCATAGGCCATTGCATGGACTCTCACAGAAGATAGTAGATAATTGATCTCAGATAGTTCTTTTTGTTCTAGACCATCTTTGTTAATTGAGACAATAACAGCACGACCTAGACGTTTAGCTTTAAGCTTACCTGTTTCAGCATTATTCAACTGTTGTTCTGCTATGATTGCATGTTGTTCGTCAATACAAACTAGCTTGTAATATAATTTAGTGTCCATAATGCCTAATCCTTATTTGTAAGGTATTGTCACTTTGTCCATTTTAATATGTTTGTGCTTCTCTATAAACGCTTTGCACTCCTCTTCTGACAAGTAACCAGTATACACACACTCACCATCCACAAACAGTGCTCGGCCTCATCGATTGTTTATATTATACTTAATATGGTTTGCAAGGTGGTCGTCTAGTACACCATTAACAACATAATCTCCATTAAGATATAATCCGACTGTTGTATGAATTTCGTGTTCCATAATTTTAACGCCCACAACCTTCTACCTTATCTGAGAGTGAACTATTAACATCATAATATAAATTGCTAATGCTGTCTTGAATCATGCTAAAACTATATCCTATATGGTCACTGATAATTTCAACTTCATCAACTAAATCAACAACAGACAGCAAATGATCCTCAATCTGTGAAAAGTGTTCTGCTAATTGTTCTAGTTGCTCGACTGTCAATGATTTCAATTTGTTTTTAAATGTCAACATATTAGTTTACCTTTTGATTTTCCATGAAATTATTAACAGCATTCATTATTTGTTTATGGATCTTAGTTGATTCTGCCATCATTCGTTTGCCGCACCTCACTTGATTTTCAGACGGTGTTGCCCAGTATTCTTTCTCTCCGATGTAAACTCGATAAGATCCTACAATCATTGTTTTATAAACTTCGATTTCCATGATATTTAATCCCTATTGTTCAATTTTAAATTTATCCAGTTTAACCATAGCTTTCTGATACTCTTTATCATTGCACATCTGAGAAAGATAATCAAGCAATTTAATATAGTTTGAATATTTCATTGTATTTTGTTTATAGTTTGATTTATAAATAATCATGATACAGTCCCTCAAATTCCTAGAATCTTGCGGTTGGTCTTTAACTCTCTTTTCAGTCTGGCACACCTAGCAACCATTGCAAATTTATCTGGTGTTGTTAGTGTCGAACCTGAAATGCTTTTAGGTGCTGCCAGTGATTTTAGTTTGAAATTATGCATGATTTAATTCCTTTCATTCATTACTTGACATTTAGCATCATCAACATAATATTTTTCATCTTGCATTGCTTCGACTACGTACTTTCTAAAATCAGCTCTGCATAACTCTTTTCCTAGTTCGATTGTCTTTGTTTCATATGTAGCAGGAATGTAGATTTCACACTCTTCTGTCTTGACATCGCAAAGTGTCAATACCAAACCTGTAATAATTGCTGACGCTGTAGTAATCATTTTGTTTATCCTTGTGTTAAAACATTATGTTTTCTTAAGAAGTGATTCTGATTTAAGATTACCAGAACCACAACTTAAGATTAATTTAAACAGCTTCAAGCCATGCTAAATTTCTTCCATGTCGTCCTTCTCTGATTATAGTGCGTTTGGCACGTTCTTTGGCCTCTCTTGCATTTGGGGCATAGATCAGGAAAAGCTTCTCACCTTTATAGATTATTTGGTAATAACGTGAGGTATCATTCATTTTCTTTCTCTCATCTGGCTTGGCCCTTGCCTCACCTTCTGAATATATAATAGCAAAAGGCCCCTGCTAATGCAAGGGCCAAAGTGAAATTATTTTAATTTAGTTGTGCATTAACTGCCGCCGCCAACAACCACCAAGGCAAGCAAACGAGGTAGAATTGGATATCTTGAATATGAAAACCTAAACCACCTGCAATAATTGCTCCAATCAGACCACACAAAACAGGAACTAAGATAAACATTGTGATTACTCCTGATCATTCCAAAGATCTCGCTTGTTGTTGCGGCTAACCTTATTCAGCTTGCGACCTTTTGTAAGGCGTTCTTGTGCTTCCTCATGGTTAAAACGTGCTTTCTTCTGAATCTTGGTTACATTGCTGTTTGAGTAAGACATGGTTTTTATTTCCTCTTGAATTTGTTTTTGAATGTTTAAAATTTAGTTTAACTTATGCTTCAGGGTGTTTGCTGTAATAGATAGATTTACCCAACTCAATCAGTTGTCTTGCTTGATCCTCTGTCAAACCTTTGTGTTCTGCAAATTTAGCTACTGTCAAATAATCATTGAGAAATTCAACATATTGTGCAGCCAAGATTTCACGAATGCTTTTCATTTTCTTTTATCCCTTAATTTACTTCAGTTAACAAACAACATTATTTTCATTTCTGAAGGTTTTAACCCAACATTTCAGCTTTTCGACTTCTTTTGTATTATATCGAATCAGAATACAATGTCCACTAGAAATCACATTATTCTCTGTTTGGTCAACCTCTGTTTCAAGTTGAATTCCACTATCAAAAACTTGTTGAGTGTCTTTGTGTCGATATGCAATATAGCAATAACGTTCATTGTTTGTATTCATCATTTGATAAACCTTCCTAATTAACCAGATTATAAACAGAAAACTAGCAGCAACAGGGGCAACCATAATCAGCAATAATATAACTACGATTACCCAATCTAAAGAATCGTGTTCCATCTTTGATTAATCCTTGCGGACAATCTTTGATAACTCAGAACTAAGGCGAATCCAATAATCATCAACCTTTTTATATTGTGTCTCTTCTCTCATGTTTTCTTTGATAACTCCCCAAGATTTCAACATCTTGATAATTTTATCATTCCAGTATTCA